TCATTCTTCAACTCCGAAATGTTGTTTAATCTTGCTACCGATATTATAATCGGTCCCTTCGTTTAGTTCCATATGCTCACACGCAATATTAGCACATTCCCTAACAATCAACTCTGCGAACTTTTTACGGAAAATAAATTCCCATTCATCTAAGTCAGTTGTTTCTCGACTAGCATATTGACTAGCCTGGTCTTCAAGTTCTCGAATTCGTTCGTTCATTTGTATTCCTTCACCAAGCGATCCATTTCGCGGTCAAACCCAACAATGGCCCAGGCCTTGGCCTTGAGGCTCTTACGAAGAGCACGTTCACGTTCTGCTTCACCGTCTGCTGTACGGGCAAAGTCTGCCCAGGCATCACTGGCTCTGAAATCACCATCGACCCAACCCAGAGCAATGGAGTACATTGATAGCAGTTTCATTTCTGGTTTCATTCTTGTTCCTTAAATTAACGAACGGACAAACGCTTGAACACTGCCATGATCTCAGGCTTGTTCATCAGCTTGTCGAATGCTTCCTGTGGGTTGTAGAACTCACCAGTCTTACGGTCCTGAACCATAGGTGCGTTGAGCTTGTGAATGTTATCGCTAACATACTGGTCAGTCCACTCTTTGAACGATTTAGTGTCTTTGCTCATTGTGTGCTCCTGTTCAACATGTATGTATTATAACGCCGAATCAAAGACCTGTCAACCTCTAGGGTTATTCAGCTTGTTCAGTGCTTCGAGGTGCTCAGCCTTGCTCAGTTCCAACTCATAGATCATGTGGATCAAGTAGAGCATCATGATCACTGCGGCTCCGATGCCAATGTAGGGCAAGGGCACGAAGATCAATAAGGTGCTGGTTAGGGTACCAGCCAGTACAGCCACACCGAATACCTTGGCCATGTTGCGAATTGCGGTTTGTTTGGGAGTCATCATATTTCCTTTGTGTCTATGTATGTATTATAGCAAAACGGTTTAACCGTTTTGCTTGACCCGCACATCAGTATTCAGTGCAGGCATGTACTGAGCAATCAGCTGTCGTTCCAACTTATGTGCAACTTCTTTGCCACGCACAATGTCAACTATGGTTGACACTATGCTATCAGTACCGGCATTACGAATTGCTTCGTACAAAGCCCAGCTCTTGTCTTCAGTGCGGCTGCGATAGATGTGCTTGTTTACACGGCTACGCAGGCTCATCAACACAGTACGCTGAGTCTTGGCAGTGATACCAATGTAAGTCTCGAACCCGATATGCAAAGCATATACAATATGAGTGCGATCAACACGCTTTTTACGAGTGGCTTTTTTTGCTTCCATACATGTATTATAGCCGATTTGACGATTTTGGTCAACCGTTTTGCCGGGTAAAAAAGCCTACTTTTTTGTGGCGTTTTTACAACAAATTTAGTGTGAGTTTCTCACAACATATAATATTATCAATTATTATTGAGTATAATTCTCGAGAAACTGATTTAAATCCCCATAAAGATTAGCTAAAAATGCTTCTTTTGATCCGTAGAATTTAATGCTGGGATTTTTTCTATCTATATTAAGATAATATGGATCTTGTAATCGTTGATCCAATTGTACTAATAGTTTGGGACGTATTTGTTCAGGTCGAATATCAAAATTATAATGCTCGATATTCATTCGTTGCATTGCAATATAACCATGAGCACTGAGACGCATACCTGCACCTTGACGAGAATTTCGCCACCATGTTTGCATGGCCCAATCTAATCCTGGACGCTGAGATTCAGGAAACTGCCTGATCAGTGCTTCAGTAATGGCTTGTTTATTTCGCATTGGGGTATATTTTATCCCCTTGTTTGAGCAATACTACAGAAAACTTATCAGTGCGAAACTGAATGTTTAGTTTTCTAGCCAAATTGATTGCATGTCCTTTATTTGAAAAAGATACTTTTTTATACTTGGGACCTGGATACTGAGTGAGTAAATTTGAAGTCTTGAGATTGATTGGTCGATTATCAAAGAACACTGCCCAGATACCTTCGCTGGCCAATACCTGTTCAGTTTTATAGGTCTGCTTGTTGGTGTTCTCTATTAACACTGATGGTTTGGGGCGGCTCATCCATTATACTCCTACATTTATTTATGCAAAAATGTAGGAGTATTTAGAAGTCTTTCCCGCCCAGTTCCACAGTAATAACTTGTTCTTTTTGTGCAGTCAACAGCTGAGTTTGCAGTTCTGTTATGGCCAACAACATCTTGGTTATGTCAGCATGCAAGTCCTTGGCATCTCGAATTGGCATCATGAATTCACGTTGTCCACGTGCTTCATGTGCCTTTACTGAATCAATGAATCGATTAATGTGTATACTCATTTTTTAATACCATAAAAATATAAATCTTGAAGTTCCCAATTTACTGTTCTAAAATTCCATTCATTGAAATGAAGATTAAAATCAATCTTGCTGGTAAAATCTTCGGCAGTTAAATTTTTGTAGTATTCCCATCCGATACTGGTAGTTAACGAGTGCGTGGGCGATGTTCTTGATGTACCGTGTTCTTCACGGCCAGTAGTGGCACAAGTGAATATCACTATCCCATTATGTTTGCACATTCTTATCATGTTGATGAATGTTTCTAACCAATAAGGATTGTGCTCAAAACATTCTGCAGAAATTACCACATCAAAATGATTTGATGGACCATCAAACTCCTGCCCGCCTACAACTATATCTACTCCGTTACCAGGAGCAACATCTAATCCAATGTGCTGCGATGTATTTTGAATTATAGATCGAATTGACCCATTTACATCATAGCTTCCTACTTCTAAAAGTTTTGGAAATTTAAAGAAATCAGGAAATCGATCTCTAATTTCCTCAACGAATTTTTGTTGTAATGAATGCGACATAATTATCAGGAGAACTTGTTAAAAGCACCCTTCTTTTTCAAGAATGGTTTCAAGTTTGGTGGTTCCCATCCTTGTGGTTTGAGTACTTTACCATCTTCACGCTTGCGCACCTTGCCTGTTCCTTTATCGATCTTGGCAAAGTTAGTAGCCATAACTTCTTTCCAAGCACCTTCGGCATCCCAACCTGCGCTGTGTATAGCACCAATTGTAACAACTAGGATATCAATAAGTGCATCTAGCGTTTCGATATCGTCGTCTGCATCTTTGAGCTCTTGGTATTCCTCATCGATTAGATCCATATACATATCGAACTGTGCTTGATCGCCTGTGACATTTTGGTCACAGGCTTTCATAAATTTTTCTTGGTCACGGAAGAGGTTTGACATTGGCTTCTTCTTTGGTATAAAATGGACCTTGATACGGATAACGTTCCAAGGTAATGAGTTTAGGGCTTTGTACAATGCACCAAGTTCGGCGTTGTTTGACCTGATACCAGCCAGCTGCAAACCACGAACGTGACTTGCGATTCTTGGTATACAATGGCAATTTATGTTGCACATCCCAGATGGGATTGTACACTCGAGATCCAGACGGATATCCTTGTACTTGATAGCTAGCAGGTTCCTGGTTAGGTTTGTTTCCTACTGCTGGAAATTCAATATCGACCTGTTTGCGGATCATTGCAATGGTCTTAAATGGCATGACCTTGTCATTAATACGCACTGCAAAGCCATCTCCTGTGGCTTCAATATTACCAATTTTTTTATTATCCTGTGTAAGGATGTAAAACTGATCCTTGATCACGGGTTTAGCTATGATGCTCATCTAGTGTTCCTTTATATGTTTCGTTGAGCCAACGAGCATATTGCTCTGCTGACTCGGATATCTTGTTGAGGTCGTATTTGCCACAGAACTTCATAAATCTCACACCAACTTGACCAATGTCTTTGTGGCTGATCTGTTCACGTATTGCACCGTCCACTTTGGCTTTGATATCTTCTGGCTGTGCAGTTAAATCAATCAACACACGATTGCGTTCGTAGTCGTCCTTTACACGATGCTCCTCACCGTTGTGATCAGACCATCTTTGTAACATGAGATTATTCCACGAATAGCCTTTACTGTTACGATCTTCAAATGCTTCTTGCAAGCCAACTTTGTTTTTGGTGCCTTTGGTTCGCACACCAGGATATGCACTAAAGACGTTGTCTGAGGTGTCGCCGCGCATACATTTTTCAAACAGCAACCATTCGGGATCAGGAATAGTTTTGTCTGTCTTGGTCTTTTTATCTTGCACACGTCGGCCCTTGGCATCAAATATACCAGTGATTGTGTGAAGCTCGTCAGTGATGCCATTATATTGGCTAACGTTGGGTGCCAGCAATTGTATAAAATCAGTGTCTGATGAAATGATATAGTGCTCGTCTTGCGGGTGCAAAGCTATCCAGCGAGCAATAACGTCGTCGGCTTCGGCTTCTGGATGTCGGATAACGCTACAATTAGTACCGTCAGCCAAATATTTAGTGAGACTATCGTAAGTCTCCCAAAACAATTTATCCTCTTCTTGTTCTGTGTCGGACAATGCGGCACGAGCCACAGCACGATTCTTCTTGTAAGGCGCATAAAAGTCCTTGCGCCATGAGCGACCTTCTAAACAGAACACCACGTGGTCTGCTTGAAATTGTTTGTGTACTTTGTTTACACTGCTCATCACAATATGTAAAGCATATCCTACTTTTTCCCATGCATCGGCAGCACGGAAAACAGAGTGTCGAGCACGAAAAAAAGTGTTAGCTGTATCAATCAAAAGATATCGCATTGGGATCCAATATATTGTTTTCTATACAGTATTGTAACACAAATTCAGCCCAAAAGCAATGAGCGTCTTTACCAAAATGCCAAGAGCCGGCGCTGACAGGTTCAAATTGATCACGCAGAATCTCATTGTAAGTGAATTCTGAATACGGTGCTATGTATGAATCTTTCCAATCCAGCTGGCGGGTAACACGGTCAAACGAATTGTTGCCGTTGAAAAACACATGTGGTATCTTCATAGCATCCAGTTCCTGATGCAGTTGCCAAATCTCTTGATGCCAGTATTGTTGACGCTGATTCCAATCCACATTAACTACAAAATGTCGATACTGATCTTGCAACTGTTCAGGAACCCAATCTAGTCCTGAGCTACCTACTTGCAAGTATTTGCCATTATGCATCCACTCTTCTCGTTCCCACGTGCTCCACTGTATGATTGCCACAGCTGATTCCCAAGGATGCAAACTTTGCATCCAAGCTCGCGTGGTGCGTAGAATTCTGTAGTTAGAAGCAGCAGATTCAGCATCACAAATTAGTTCAACACCTAACTTGTTGGCCAATTGTTGCCCCCAGCTTACAGCTAAGTTAGCAGGATGTGGTCGGCGTCCTAGTTCAGGATAGCCGTCGTCCTCAGCAAATGCAGCAGGTGACACTGCTTCGGCACCTGCTGTATGGCTGTCACCGTTCACGTATAGTTTCACGATACTTCAGTTCGACCGTTGCCAACATCGGTGCTGCGTACCCACATACCACTCTTGGCCATGGCTTCTTCTTGTTCCCAAGTTTCCATTACCACATGTCGACACACATTTTGAAACCATCGATCCACTATTTCAGCATCGGTATCATCCTTCTTGATCATGTATCCAGCTTTGACCAGCCGCGCTACAAAAATCTCATTCCAGTCCAGTTCAAATGCACCTTGATGCAAGTTGTCTAGATCCACATCCATGCTGAGAATGTTCACATAGGGCAAGTTATTCTCAGTGGCCTGTTGCTTGGCTGTTTTGGATTCTTCCTTAGCAGGGCCTGTTCGAGCTCGAGCCTTAGGCGGAGTCACTGCAGGCCCAGGCGGCTTGGGTTCTGCAACGGTGTTGGGTTTCTTTCGAAACATATCAAAAAATGCCATATTATTCCTCTTTTACTTCTACCCAGGTATAATCGCCCAGCCACTTGACTTGGGTAATATATTCGTAATTTTTAGGAGCACTGCTGCTCCAGTCATTGGGGCCTAATTTAGCCAAGATGGTTTTGTTTTTGTTAGTATCAAACGCCAACCAGTAGGTCTGACCGTGATAAGTCTGGAACTGATATTCGGCAGCATGAACTGCATCTGTTATTTCTAATCGACGTTTAATTTCTTGTGCTTGTGATTCTAACACTCGAACCAGATCCATGATGCGATTGTATTCTTGTTGAGAATGCATTCTGGCAACATTGAGCATGATGTCCTTTTGTTTTTCAACAGGCACAAGATCAAACTTAGGACCCAGGGTGGACGTGGCGTACGGCGTTACATTTCTGTTGAGGAAATGTATCAGCGAACCAGTTGATTCACTATCAAAACTGCTGACACCATTGGCTGAATTCTTGGTCATTTTGATATATGTCCACTTTTTCTATTATCGTTTTATTTGCCACAACAAATATTCAAATTTGCTTATGTAGTATACATCATCAATTGGGTCGCCGGGTCCTGAGATAATTCTAGATCCTTTGTAACACCAAGTAAGCCATAGTCGATCTCTAGAAAAGTAACAATTTCTTGGCCATAAACAAAAATTCAAACGCCAGTTGCGTATTTGATTTAGGCCCCATTCTTGATATTGAAACTCTTGACTCACCGGGTGATCAAGCATTAAGTACCCCACTCGTTCTTGAACAATGGTACTTGCAATCGGTCACTGTAACGTAAACCTGCGTTCATGGCCATAATAGCCACAGCCTTGTTATTCAATGAGTAAACACTTTCTACACCGCCCACTGGCATCAAGTACACATGTCCTTTGAATCCTGCAGAACGGAATGCAGCAATAGCACACTCAGCATCAGCAAAGTCTTGTTCGGTAGCAATAACAAATTTCAAATATGTTGTACCAACAGATTCATACTCACACACAATTTCTGGGCAGATAGCATCTTCCCACTTCTCACCACTACAAGGAAGTTTAGCACTAACTGAGAATGTGATCTCACGAGATGTAAATGGAGGATTTGTACCCCACTGTTTTAGAAACTCTTTAAACTCCGGAGAGAGCTTTTGAGTACCATTTGTTTCAAAAGTAATTTCTTTCAGCTTCAACATCTTTTCGTGATTCAACAAGTCTGGATAAGCACGTTGCCAACCTAGCAATGGCTCACCACCGGTGATAACAAGATGCTCATCCTTCCATTCCCCGTGCGGAATGATTTCCACAATACGATCTACAATGGCTTCGCTGGTTAGCATGGGACTCAACTCTTTAAAGTCTGGATGCCAACTAGCATAACTGTCACATCCTGTGCTAACCAGCGGAAGTTCATTATACTCTTTAAATGGATGCATGGCATGCATGACTGCAATTTCTTCTGTTTCCTTGCTTAGTTTGCCTCGTGGCATACCAAATCCTGCACATTTGAAGTTGCATCCAAACACACGCAAGAACACACTGGGCACCCCCATATAACGCCCCTCACCTTGGATACTATAAAACAGTTCAGCTACTTTAAGTTTACTCATATTTTTTGTGCTTTAATTAACAAATGCCAACCCAGGTATTCTTTAACTGTTGCTCGCATCTCTTCTGACATCGCAGCAAACCAGGGCTCTAATTCATACTCGCCGTTGCGGTACTTAGGTACATTATACATGAAACAATGATCTTGCCTAATTCTCAGCACTCGAAATTTTTCCTCCAACAGGTCATAAATTTCTTCCTTGCTGTAGGCTTTGGCATACGGACAATCTGATTGTGCTTCGAATTGATCCAGGCCTTTTTGGATCATTGCATACTTCCAGGAGTTCTTTGCGTATACCAACATACGAAATTCCCCATTGGGCACCAGAGCATTATGGATATTATTCAAACATGCAGTCATGTCTGGATAGTGATGCAATACTCCGCAACTGTATACTAGATCAAATTTGCCCAAACAGTCCACTGCTGCACTGTCTGCGCCATCCATCACATGAAATTTGCCATTGAGTCCAAATAGATCAAATCGTTGTCGACTCATGGCTACAGATTCTGCTGAAAGATCAATGCCCACATAGTCAGCACCATGACGTGCAAACTCCACAGCATCAGATCCAATACCGGATCCTATCTCTAATACACGTTTGCCACGCCACAGATGAAAACTAGCAAAATCACGCAGGTGAGGTTCTACAAAGAATCTACGTTCGGTAACTTCGTTCCAATATTGTTCTGTGCCTGGCTCGCTAAGGCTGTGTTTGACATTACAAGGTTGTGTATTCCAGTAATGTTTAATTTTGTCTATAAGGTCAGTTGTCAAGGTCAATACTACTCCATGATTTCATTAGACCTTTGGGATCTAATTTCAACATCTTATGCCAGATGTCAATTTTGTTTTCTATGCCCAATTTAAAATGTTCAAGATCGTACCCTAACGGTATTAGATAGTTGGCAATTTTCATAGCCTCTTGCATACGGCGGGTGCGCCATGACACATGATTAAAATCTCTAGGGTGATTAGGATTGCCCTCTAGCATGGGGCGATTCCTAAACACATCATCGCCATTCTTACCTGTGAGGTCAAAACGTTCATGCTCAATCATTACAGGTATAGTAATTACAATATCCAACATCCAGCCAATCTGACTGGTCCACGCATCATTGATCTGATGAGGTGATATGTTACCTGTAATTTCTACCCACTTGCGTGGCAAGATTGGAAAGATGGCATATGGATGTTCATGATTGGTTTCAGCTCGCAACAACGCAAAACGATCATTATACTCACGAATAACATCGTCCCACCCAGTAGTGGTCATTACAGCATCATCGTTCCAGAAAAACAGCCATGAACCGGTGCTGTGATTGGCCAACTCATTGAGGTATTCATTGAGACGAAGGTAACCCAATCGTTTGAATTGCATAGCACTATAGGTTACACCTTTGGAATCAAGATATGGTGCAATCACATCAATGAAATATTCTATAGTATCTGTATCATCATCATCAAATGCTATCAATACTTCGATACGTTCAGGACTAGTAGCAGTATCAATCAATGTGTGCAAACATTGATCCATTGGAATTGGCCTTGCACGTACCGGTAACAGTACACTGATATCAATATTGGGGTTTTGTACGGGTAAACTCATTGTGTTATACGTGTGATATTAGTTTTTCCAAAGTTGCGTTTTCTACCAAAATACATATTTTCCAGGAAACGGTCTTCACTCATGTTAGGATCTTCAACAGTATCAAATTGATAAACTGTGGGGGTTTTCAATGCAGCATTGTCTTGGATGTAACCAAGAAAGTCATAATCAAATGATTGTGTGACTGGCAAGTTTCCTAAGTCTCTGTAGTCAATTACATAATTTCTTTGGAACTGTAACAGTTGATTTTTCACTTGCAAATCAATATTATAATGACTCTGCAAGAATTTGTCAAGTGAATCAAACACATAGTTGATCATTTGGTCTTTGACCATGTACAGTGTGGTTCTGTGCATAAGGTTCCACCCAAACACTTCAATGTTGCCGATACGGGGATGATCAATGCGCCCTTTGGTCATCCAGTTTTCAAAGTAACTACGAGTTTCTAAAAACTGCAAGCGGAACCAAGAATCTTTCTGTACCCATGCATATAAATCTTCGTAGAACTTGCTGTAGTCAATATCTTGTTGTTTAGCTAGATATCTAGCTATGTACGTGCTGAGTCCGTTGATATGGAATGTTTGAATAAAACTACTCCATACCAGTGTATCCAACATAGTATCTCGCGGTATGGTCTTGGTACTTACAACTACATCAATGCTTTCGTTAAGATCTACATCGCCGTAACTACCACTCATGTAGTCGTATACTGGTACAGACTCCAGTTTATACAAACGTTTTTGCAAAAGATTCATTTCAGCATTTTCCAGCAGCTGACATTGTAGGATGTTAATGCCGCCATGATTGCCTGCTCGAAAGATTTTCCAAAAAGCTTCTTTCCAAGATTCTACTGTTTCTCCAGGCAACCCCAAGATCAATTCCGTATATACTGGAATATTATTTTTGTCGCACAAGGCAAAGATCTCATCAATTTTGTGTTGATCAAGATTACGACGTTTTATATTCTCTAGCACATCGTTGTCCATGCTTTGCACACTCACGGTAAGACCTTGACCAAAGTTGGGTGATTCGTCAATCAGTTTCTTAACAATATCTACAACTTCGTTCTTTTGATTCTTGGCCCAGGTCATGGAAAAACTTTCCAGTTTGCCCCAACGCTTTTGTACTTGGATCAGTTTGTCTACAATCATGTTGTCACGTTCCACAAACATACCAAAGTTAGCATCGGTAATGGTAACAAATCCACAATGTTCTCCAATCCAGTCTAACTCGTCGTAAACACGTTGCAGTTCAAACTTCTTGACCTTGTTGTATGTTAGACTACCCCAATCGCAAAATGTACATTGGTAAGGACAACCACGATTGGTTTCTAATGTGGCATTCCAAATCACTTTGGGATTTTCAGTCATAATACGATCAAAAATGCCTGTGAGATACGGACTTGGCACCTCGTCTAGATCATTGATACGTTTGGGATCTCCGGTGTTGATCAATCCTGTAGAACTGTTGATTAATAGTCCTGGAATATGAGTGTAGTCAGATCCATGATCTTCGAGAATATTTCTAAAAGTCATTTCTCCTTCCATCTTGATCACTAGATCCATGAATGGTTCTTTTTCAAACAACTCGGGATCTTCAATAGCTGGTTCAGGTCCACCAAACACAATCAAGCAGTTGGGATTGAGTGTTTTTACAAGTCGAGCTAGTTTATAATTGTATCGATGATTCCACACATAGGTTGAGAATGCTACCACATCACTGGTGCTTAGTTTCAACGCCAGTGCTTCAATGGGTGCTCTACGCCATACCAAGTGATCAATTTCCCATGCTGCGTTGACTTTTTCTGAAGCAAGTGCATAACTCAGTATAACTCCTGCAGAATAAGGTAGGTAGTACGCATTAAATTCTTTAGGACCTTGTTGGAAGTTGGGCTGAACAAAGCTGATTTTCTTTTTTGTCATTCAGTATTTACTTGTTTAACAGTGGCGTCAACTTGATTGTTGGTATCGTTGGCCCGCATCTTGATCCAAGGATCTTGTCGCCCTTCCCACGCATCAACAAAAAATGTTAGATCAAGTCCTTGATCCTGCATCCACGTGGCTAACTTGGCAACATCATCAGTACGTATTTTGACCATGTCGGGGTGATTTAGGTCTCCAGGTTGGCTGGGATCACCTTCCATAATACGACGTTGCTGATAAGTTGCGTCATTGTTTATACCAGTGATGTCATATCGATTGTGATCACAATGTACATCAATACGTTCAAAAATATCCAGGTAATACGCCAGCTGACTTACATATGCATCATTGCTGCTGTGTTGACTGATATGCCCTAGTATTTCAAACCATTGCCGTGGCAAAATAGGAAAGATGCTGTACGGATGATCGTTGTGCGTATACACACTCAGCAGTCGGAACTCACCTGTGCGCTCGCGTATACGTACATCCCATGCTGCGGTTTTCATCACAGCATCGTCGTTCCAGAAAAACAGCCAGGACCCTTGACTGTGTTCAGCTAGGCCATTTACATAACGGTGCAAGTTATTGTAGCCTTGTGGATCAAACACCAAAATCTTGTGTTTGATATTGTTTTGTTCAATCCAGGGACAGACGTTGTGTAGTATGTTTTCCATACCCACCACGTCATCATTATCTACGCCAAACAATATTTCAATTGAGTCAAAATCCTCAGCCAGTGTATAGAGACTTTGTATGCTACTCATTAACGCTTGTGCCCGACCACGAGTGGGCAGCAAGATACTGATATCAATTTTGTTGTTCATTTTAATTTACCAGTGATGTATAACACCTGCCACAATAAAGCAGTTGGTCACAATATAACATAATATAATGCAAGTTCTAATGCAGGCAACACAATTTGCTTCTGCATCTGTGTTGCCTGATTTCTCGCCCAGGGCCTTGGCCCAAAGACGCCACATTTTATTAAAACTCGTTGTCTTCACGATGACCTTGACGGCCAGCCATGTTTGAATCAGTCTCACGCACTTCTACCTTGCAACACCAAACTCGTGCAGCTTCTTCACTACCGCAGTTGGGCAAGAAGATTGTGTTAACGTATTCGTACAAGAAGTCAGCAATACCTTCGCACCCGGTCTTTTCTACTTCTGTGATCTTGGCCAGTTTGAGTCTGCCCAATTCCAGCAAGTGTTCACGCATGGGATCATCTTGTGCAACCAGCAAAGTGTGATCAAACCAATCTTCTAGATTTGCCTTGAGTGGTTTTAGGCCGCCAAAGTCTGTACACCAGTTACGTGCATCCAGGGTATCACATTCAAATTCAAAGTGAAAGCTCATTGCGTAACCGTGTATGAGATTGCAGTGACTCTGAGCACGCCACTGGCGATACGCTACAGGTCCAATTTGCTTGTAAGTTTTTGTTGAAAAGTATTTTTTTGCCATGATTTTCTCCTATGTTGATTATAGCATAGGCAGCAGAGTTTGTAAAGCGGGAATGACGCCCAAGACCGCTATGAATATTTATACTGGTAGTTGGTAGCCTGTGGCCTTATAGTCGGCTTGCCCAAATATAACTCCACGTACTCCGCCAATAGGATTAGCAGTGTCGTTCACTCGACGTGGAATCAAATGCACATGTGGATACATTACCGTTTGTCCAGCAGCGGGTCCCATATTGATACCAATGTTGAATCCGTCACATTTGCCATCGGCTACCATGTGACGGCCATATCGCATAGCTGATTCCATACAGTCAATGATCACCGCATCAGTGTTGTAGTTAGGCACAAACAGCAAATGACCACGGGTCACTGGATAACGATCTTCAAACACAGTGACGTGAAAATCACTTAACTCTTGTACTTTTAGATCCCACGGTGCTACACCGGCAGCATGGGCTTGATCTAATGTTTCGTAATTGATCATCTTGGTGCAAATTCCTGTTGTAGTTTGATACCACTATTTTTACAGCAACCAGTTTTAAGTTTTATCATAAATAAATTATACAGCAATTTTATAGGAAAGTCAATGTTTTTAGATAACAGATACACCAAAGTTTATTACCAAATTATTAATAGAGCATTAACAAGGCCATACAAAAAAGTAAAAAATGATGGGTATCAAAAACATCATATTGTTCCAAAATGTATTGGCGGCACCAATTCCACTGATAATCTTGTAATACTTAGTTATAAAGAACATAGAGTGTGCCATTGTTTATTAATCAAAATCCAACTTACAACATCAGCAGAAATCAAAATGCGACACGCCTATGGATTTTTTAATAAGAGTAGCAGATATAATGGCCCGCGATATAAAAGAGGAAAAGACAATGTATTCTCTACTCCAGAAATTATCGAACAAGTCCGCTGGCGTATGATTAATAATAATCCTATGAAGGACCCACTTTCTCAACAAAAAAGAGTCGATACCTGGCGAGCAAATAGAGCCGCGCAAAATTGCATTCCTCGGAGAATACTTAAGGATAAGTTTATCACACCATTGGGTATATTCAAAACTAAAAAAGAAATACAGAAAGTTCTAAACATACCCGAATGGACATTAAATACTATCTACAACGATTTAGATGCCCTTCCTACTCCTGACGGAAGGGGTAGTAAAAAGATCACTCATCTAAATATTGACATAAGCAAGACCTGGAGAGACAATGGATTTGACTTACTTGCCGTTTCTTGACTGAAGTAGGATATTATCAAAGAATTCTTTCTTAGTACCCATGTCAGTGTTAAATGCACCTTTAAGCACTGTTGTCTGTGTTAAACTACTATGTGCCATTATGCCCCTATTGGTACAACACCCATGTTCCGCTTCAAGGTAGACCCCAACATTCTCACTACCAGTGGCCTTCATGATTTCTCTTGCAATGTCGTTACAGAGTTCTTCTTGCAAAGTACCTCGACGGGCACACCACTGTGCAATACGAGTATACTTACTGAGACCAATCAGTTTCTCTGCCGCAATAATGCCAATATAAGCAACCCCAGTAACGGGTTGGTGATGATGACTACACATACTACGAAGTTCACTGCGAACCACGAGCATGCCTTCATAACGGTCTGCTGAATCATTTGGGAACGCTGTTGCGTCTGGTGCTGGTTCATATCGCCCTTCCATTATCTCGTTAAAGTACATCTTGGCCAAACGTCTTGCTGTGCCTTTGCTATTGGGATCATTCTCACGATCGATTAGCAAAGTATCTAATACTTGTTCAAATGCTTGTGTTGCTTCGTTGATCAAATGTTCTTTATCACTATCATGTAGATAGTCACTGATGTTGTCGCCTGCCCAAAATCTCTTACCATCTGCTCGCATACGCTCGCGAATTGCTGTGCTTAGATACTTGCCTTGATCTACGTCTTGTTTTTTAACATACAAGTTTTTCCCCTCCAACGAAACAAATTCTTCTGATTGTGGGTGTATGATTGGGTCTGGTTTAAATTTTAACATGTTATTCCTTAATGGTTATGTTTCGCAAATCTGGATACTGTACAAACTTGGGTTCTTGAGGTGCAGACTTGTACTGCTCCAACAACTCTAACCCACGTTCAGCATCTTCTATTGCAGGCCTGTAGTGATATCCCAACTGGAATGTTTTCTGTGTGTTCCAGGGTGAGATATTTAGGTCGCGACCATCATATCGTTGTTTTATCATCACTTCATAGGCTTGCTTGTTATCTAACAGTATAGCACCACCATGCCCTATTTGTAAAGGCTTGTCATGCCCAAAACTCAAACACTGCATCTGCCCTGTACGATACATGCCGGGTTCTAATCTTCTAGCACTGTCCCAAACTCTGGTATACACAAAATTGTATTCCCCAGACCATGTTTGTTCACGCTCATCCAAGTACACATAGTCGATGCCCAACTTGTGCATGGTCATAGGAACACTCAAGTAAGTGTAAGGAGTCATCTTGAGACCCTTTACTCGCTCATACCTCAAGCACATCTCTATAGCATGTGTACAGCAATCGGTCATGATTGCAGCAGGAGCACCAGTGAACTCGGCCAGTGCCTGTTCAAACTCAAGAATTTTTTTGAACATACCAAGCCCATGCGTGTTGAATCATATCATCTAGTGTGTATTGACGCCAGTTCGGCATCAATTTATTAAACTTTGTTGCACTGGCAGTGAGCACAGCAGGATCACCGGTCCGTCGGGGCTCTAGCAATACAGATACAGAACCTGCAATTGCAGCAGCATGGGTTAAGATCTCTTTCACACTGGTACCAGTATTTGATCCTAGATTGTAAACACCTGATAGCACAGCAGTATCCAACGCACACACATGAGCATGAGCAATGTCTTCCACATGCACATAGTCACGTACACAAGTTCCGTCGGGTGTTTCGTAATCATCACCATACAAGGAAAACTGTTTGTTATCACGAGTGGCTTCTAAGATTCTAGCAATCACATGAGAGGCCCCGGGTGCCTGTCCATGTCGCCCCTGACGATCTGCACCACATGCATTGAAGTAACGGAACGCTACATAGTCAAGATTGTATGCTCGATGATAGCTGGCTAACACTTGTTCAATCATGCGTTTGCTTTCGCCATATGGGCTTATTGGCTCACATGGATCAACTTCTGAACATGAATCTAGTATCGGCTCGCCATACACAGATGCACTTGAACTAAAAATAACTCTAGTTTTAGGCAGGGCATGAACCACAAGATCCAGCATATATATGGTCTTGATCACATTGTTGTGGTAGTAGTCTGAAGGATATTTAACGCTGGGTCCTACCAAACTGGTACCAGCACAATGAATGATGGCGCCGGGTTGTACCTGTATCAATTTTATTTTGGCTTGATCGCTATCAAAGTCCGCCTGTACAAACTGATCGAACACATCTTTTAAACGTGCAGCACACGGTCTACGGTCAATGCCAATCACTCTGTGTCCAGCATCACACAAAGCCAATGCCACTTGTCCACCAATATATCCTGAAGCTCCAGTTACTACCACATCCATTTTAGAATTTTCCTTCTCGGGTATGTTTCCTATAATCCACACCCATACGCAACATATCCTCGCCATTGCCTTGCATGATATCTAACACACGATCAATTGTGCCGTCGTTGCGATTGCTAATTTGTCCCATGCGTGGATGTTGCCAAGTTAGTAGTATTTCTAACTTGTTTAGGGCATCTTCTATTGACCAAGGAACATAAAGTCTGGAATGGTCATTAGAAAAAGTTTCAGGGAAAGACCTATAAGCAGGGTATAGAACATTACACCCAAGAGCATCTGCTTCACTGACTGTGTTGGAAACCCAATCTTGAAGGGCGCAATTAAACACAACACGACTATCATTAACGATATTATAGTAATCATTCTTTTCCAAATCTTCGTAGATCACCAGTTTGCCTGCTGCTTGTAGATCACGGGTACGTTGCATGTAGCTTTCGCTATTTGATTTCAACTTGCCGCCACTGCAAACTGCAAACTCCACAGCTATTTTAGGATGATGTTTGTACCATGATTCAATCAGATCCATGTAGAAATCAGGTTGCTTTTCTTGATCCCACCGTGCTGAGAATACCACACGCGATTTACGCTCTCTCCAGGGTTTAATACCAGGAACACGTGATTGTACTTCTGCTTTGCCAAATGCCAGGCCAGAGATATTGTAGATTGGAGCTTTCCAACCTGCAATCTTCATATGCATTACCATTTCCTCATTGGTGGCCAATACACCATCCACAAATGAATCCACCATGCGTTCATAGTGACCCATAAAATCGCCCATGCCCCATACATGTACAAAATCATCAGGATCAATTGACTGAGCAAGACAGCGAACAAAGATCTTTGGGCGCAATGACTCCGGAATTTGTTTAAGGATGTAAGGTAAAGATTCAATGCCTGGTTGAAACATGTCTTCGAAGTAGATAATGTCTTCGTTGGAACATTCTCCTGCTTTCATCATCCGTATTAGATTCATCAGCTGGCTCATACCAAAGTATGTGCGGCCATGTGCATCTAGAACTTGTCCAGTTACAATAGCTTGATCATTGCTGAGTGTTTCGCCGGGTACTACTACATAGTCAATACCACGGCGATCAAACACCGCAGTGTTCCAATCTTGCAATTGTAGCGTGTAACGTGCTTTATAGGGCTCTAGGCCCATGTAAAACAACTTTCTCATGCACGGTATCCAGCCAGTCGACGAGTGTCTTCGTCCCACATGTTCTTGGCCGGCTTGCCCTGGCTGTGTTTGTTGAATTGTTGGAATGCATAACTGCGGAAGTTATACAGATCCGACTCGTTGAATTTGTATCCGTAATCGACACAGAACTCACGATATTGGTCCAGATCCTCCCAAGTTTGTTCAGTGCGGGGGTTGTGTTTGATGATGACTTTGGCCATGGTGTTTCCTTATTTGTTATCTTCAATATAAACTAACGTGTTGTTGGGCATACCAAGAAAGGTGCCACAACTAACAACTTCTCCTTGCTCATCAATCTGAACGTCTCGACGCCCAATATTGATACTCAATACTTTGGTGCCGTCATCGTCTATGATTTCGGCCAATACTCCATCTTTTGCCAAATAAGGTTCACCAAAATTTTCATTGATGACCCCACATAATTTTTCTAAAGAGAGACTCATTTTGTTTCCTATGCTAAATAAATGATGATAGAGAGATAAGTTATGCCTAAGTTAACCAACCCTACCACTAATGATACTTGTTTTTTGTGCGGATGTCAAGCACATTGGATAAGTTTCAATTCTAAACAGATGCGATGTGTTGAGAAGATTACTCGATGTATTGGCTTTGTCAAAAAAGCTGAGGCAGCCCGGCAACAAAATATGTCTAAAGAGTTGCGCAGGAATCATATGAAGCAAATGAGCATTAGTGGTAATAAGCGACTTGCTGAACTTCACACTGATGAGCAATGGCGCCGCAGCAAGGGCAATAATATTTCTAAGGCTAAATCCACTATTTCTGTTGAACAACAGTCTGATTGGGGTATTTACGAAAGCATAGTTGATCGTATTACACGAGAAAGTTGGTTGTATCATAATGATAAAATCAATCCTGAAAACTTACCAAGAGGCCATGAGTATGAGTTGGATCACAAGTATAGTAAACATCAAGGTTTTTTAAATAATGTTCCGCCAGAAGTAATAGGGCATTACTTAAACTTGCAAATGCTTCCGCGGCACTCTAATCGTAAAAAATACAACAAGTGTTCTATATCCATTGATGAACTGTACGAGAGCATCAATATTTAATTGACTGTGCCGAGTAAGTTAGTTTAAATTTTATTAAACAACCATTCTCGCCATCTTCACTAACTTCAATCCATATTTCTTTGTCTGGATATTTTGCAGCGATTTGATCGTAAAGATCCTCGGCCATCATTTCACAACTTTTGTAGTCAAGTTGCAAGGTTCCGTCTTGATATAGATTCTCAAGCCAGCGTTTGAATTGAATGAACTCTATGGCCCTATCTGAATGTTCGACATCAATCCACACCCTGAAATGAAAGATGTGACGGTGAGCAGTAGCAAGAAACGATACATCATATTCATCTCCAGTGGCCAATGCAGGATCTGTGGCAGCAGCTGGATATTTATGGATGCCTTCTTTGCGGAATGTGACCCAGATCTTGCGATCTGCACGAGAGCGAACTCGCTCTCGTTGTTCTAGCAATGCTTGTTCGCGTTCGTTCATAACATTATTCCAAAGTAAAAAGTTTGTGGAAAGTAGATTGAGACATAGCCTCAAGTTTCTTCATAGCACCATCTGTAAATCTAAACTGATATGATCTAGGACCGTTGGCCTGTCTCTCAAAAAACCCATAGTAGCCTCCTAGGATATAATCACTTTGATCACCTTGGATGATTTTCTGTCTAGCTGCTTCGTAACACTTTTCAATTTTTTCTTGTATGTGTAGTATTGAAAAATTATACACTTCTGCTGAGACTATGACTTGATCTTTGGTCTTGACTCGATATTGTCGCTGTAATTTGCCATAGATCACAGATTCTCTGTACGGAGTCAATTTAATATCCTCGGGAGTCATCCTACCAACTGTGTGTGCTGAAACAGCATCAAGATCTCTTGATTTGACTTCTGTTTCGATCTCCGGTATATCTGGCCCGGGCGCATTAGACATAGGATAGCCTTGCTCGCCAAGTTCCTTTTCAATATATCGACCAGCGGCGCCACCAAAATTTGATGGGACCAATTTACCAACCATGTTTGCTTTGAGTCTAACAACTTTAGCTTTCATAATGTTTCGTCCTTGGTATATTTAGACCAGTCAGTAAAGTGGTCTCGATTTTGTAGTTCATGTATGCTATGACACCAAACACCAGGATTGGTAGCAGCAAAGTCCTTGTCGTCTATTTTGAGTGTGGCATTATAGCCTAACAGTTTGATATATGGTAGTTTGACTGAGATCATTGGAATAAAATTATGATCTTCAGTTAGGCTAGATTCCAATAATCCTTCCACACACTTGACATCAATATCAAGTGTACACAGGTACCCTTTTTGCAAAAAGTATAGAATCATATTTTCCCACTGCGACCACTTTACGTAGTCGTTGGTATCAATATTTGGAAAACTTTGATTGGCACCAAAATAGATATGCTCACATCCTTGTATATTGGCGGCAATATCATCTGCTGATTGTACCCCAACTACAAATAATGTCTTTTTACCAAATGCAGGTGTGTGTTCTACTTCAGTTCCATAAAAGAACTTGATGTTCTCGTGGCCTTCTCGATTCATACTTGATCCTGTTCGAGTTGTTGTAATGCTTCAAAGTTTAACAGATCTTCGGGCTCAGAGTCAACCTCTACCACATCAAATAATGCCGAAAACTGTGTATTGGCATTCTTGGTCTTTTTGCCCTTGAATCCTCGAGTACCAATAATATCCATCCAGTATCGGTCATACTTTTCAATAATAGCTTCAGACTCTGCACGATTGGATGTTGCAAATATAGCCTCTACAATATCTGCAAAGTGAGTGTGATCACCATTCTCATGCCACATCATGTAAGGCCACGACCCTGAATCAAATGTTCTATTGGCACGTTGCACCGCTTCCAAATGCATCCAAACATTGTGCCCCATCAGCAATGCATATGAGAATGAATCCCAAGATGTCTTGCCTTCTTTGCCAATCTTGTTCAAGTCGCCAGGCTTGTAGATGCACACATCCTTCATAGTCAGCAATCGACTGAGCGGGCTTTCATCAAAGTGATCCACCAATCCGTCGGCTACCACAGCCGACCCATAAGGTCTAGTGTCTGTGCTGTATTTCTTGTCATCGGCAATGGGACTCATTCTATAGCACCATTTTTCGTTGTGTGCCAAATCTATATGATGATATACTTGCCCATTAGCAGTGGCCAGGAATGGACTTGCACAATCAAACGAAATAGTAAAATCAGGGTTAACATACTTTCTAACAGCACGTTGAATCACAGTAAGCAATACTGCCCATTCTAGTTTTGATGTACCCAAAAAGTGCATCCAATCATGCTTGCCCTGTTGTAGCAAGTTATCATGTCGCAATGCCACTAGGCGTTTAAGCACCAAATGTACGTCGCACATGTTCTGACCACCCATACTCCATCCATCAAAATGTGTGGTAGGGTACTTGACAGGGTCACAAAAGTCTTTCATTTCCTGATACCATTGTTCAGCACTGGTGTGATTGTCACCTTGCAACACGTTTAAGAACTTGGCACCACCATTTTCTTTGCCCTTGCGATGAGCCATGAAATATTCATTGTTGAACTTAGTAGCATCTACTGCCTCTTGTAGTGTGGTAATCTGACAGGCTTTGCTTGCTTTCTTGTCGTGGATCACCCAAGTAGGAATATCCAAGATCATGCCGTAGTCACTCACACTGTCCAACCATGCAAGCACTGCTGAACGTTTTTTCTGTGCTTTGGCACAACCTGAGTTGGCCTTCCAATCGCCTTCCCACAGTCCTTTGGCAATTTGGAATCCGCCTGAGTCACCAAGTATAAAGCTACCTGGTTCTCTATTGCGAACCATATCCTCAGACCAGTCTTGTTTGTTGAGATCCAAGTTGGCATGTCCACCTGAATACAAACTCCACCGATACGGAAACAATGCTTTTTGACTGTTAAGCCAATTCATCATCTCCATATCAGTAAGTCCGGCAGGCATACGTCCAGGATCTACATATGGTTCGTTACGTTGTTTGCCCACGAACGTAGCATAAAATCCCGAGATGGCTGGAAGGAACACAGCATAGTCGTTCTGCTTGGCTGTGAGATTGTCTTGATTGATCACTTGGTTTGTGCAGGTAAAATGTAATTGTAAACAGCCATACCGGAGTCCACAGTGATCTGCATACAGCCATCATCACTGATCTTCATGGTCTTGTCACCTACCAAGCACAGTATACTGATCACTTGCGAAATAGGCCATGACCAGGTGCGTTTGAGACTGCCAGTTACATCATGTTGAAACACAAAGTTACCGCTGTGTGTAGAATGATCTCCAAAGAAAAACTTTAGATGCTTGTCTTCAACTTTGACTTGAAAGTTAGTTTCTTCTGAGTTGGCCTGCCACTGCATTTTCAAACGCTGAATAGCTGCCACTGTGGGTTCAAATGTGATATGCCAGTTTACACCTTTGAATTTCAAAGTCTTGAGTTTGTCATTCACAACTTCACTGGCCATGAACCTGTAGTTGTTGCGAAAGTCTCCTGCTTTGTTTTCGAAGTTGATGCCATCTGGTTCGCCAGTGCTTCTACGTGTGATAGTCAACTTGGCATCTTCACGATATTCTTGCAAGTTAATCAAAGTCTTGAGTTTGCCAAGATTAGGCATACCAAACGTGCCGATAAAATCAGCAACAGGGTTGGCAAACTGTGCTTCCACAATAACTGAATTGTCAGCGGCCAGTCCGTTTACTGCTGTGGCTGCATCTGTGCCGGTGACTTTGATCAAGTCGATACAGCCAAGATCAAATGTGTGTTGCACTAGGTCTAAGAGATTGTCTTTCATTTTTGGGTCCTTTTAAATAATTTTCTCAATTGGTCTTCTGAAAAGTTTTGCTGTTCCAGAAATGCTTCTATAGTTCTTCGAACTTTTTTGATATTGTACATGCGTTTGGTAGTGGCATTTGAAATATCCACACCCAACATTTCAGCCAGTTTAATCAATTGGTCTAAGTCTAAACTATTATAGAGTTGTTTGATAGGAATGTCAACTACTTCTGGTGGAATTTCTTTTATCGTCACTGGGTCAGGTAGTACTGGCACAGATTTTCTATAAATCCCAGCCAAACATTGTCCACCTCGAATGCTAGTCAACTGCCCAGGCTTTTTTAATTCTACCCAGGTGCTTGCACTATTAATAATCTCTTTACGAACAATTTCATATCCTACTTCAACTGCATGTTCATATATTAATCTTGCTGGTGTGTAGCAGCAAAAATGATTTTCAGTCAATTCTACTCCACCTTGCCGATCACAATCATTGAAGTTGAAAAAGAACGTACCACCACCACGCAGTAATCTAAATACTTCCAACAGATATTTTTTTATAACTTCCAAGGGGCGGAAATTAAAATAGTCAAAGCTGTAAACAAATCCAAACTGCTGTTGCGGTAATGCTTCAAATATAGGTTGGTTATTGAATTCATCAATCACATAACATCGTAATCTACGTTGATATTCGGGAGGAAATTGACTAGTAACAGGAGCCATCAGGTCTTTATGAGTATCTATAAAATACATGGGATCCAGTGCTACTAAATCCTCCACCCAGGGACTGTGCGAAGGCCTTATTACTAATCCAGGATATTTCCAATCAGTGTAGGTTTGCAATCTACCACGCAACTGCAATTTCTTAGCAGGATCTATAGGTCGAATTCTTTGCAGAATGTATTCAACAGTTTCATGTTGCATAGACTGATACAGTTTGGTACTGTGGTCAAAATATACAGATTCATTATGTTTGATTAGGTCCTGAACATGTTGGCGTATGTTATGCAAAGTTTGATCATACTGCTGTAAGTACAGTTTGACTTGATCCTGAGTTGCGAGTAATCGATCTGTCAACTGTGGAAATTGTATCTGACTGTTTTGTATTACATAACTGATACCAGCCAATTCTGCGTTGACACTCACAGCTGATTCTACACCAAGTGTATCTAAATGATTTAGGTATCCAACTAAGTCACTAAGTATCATTCAAATGAAAATAAGCTAGTAAATGTATTTGCTGTGTTGGTACTTGATTGCAAGTTCCACGACAACACACCCAAAAGATTGTCAATTTTTTGATCCACCACAGTGGCTTCCATGTTGGCATCGTCAAACGGCAGTTCTTTAAACCATGTTGGCAAATGATGTTCGTCTGTGGGATATCCAATACTGGTCCACCCTAGCGCATTGCTTTTGAGCTTGCACACAATGGTCTTCATACCATCCACAATTTGCATCGAGTAATTGTCCGAGTTCATGCGTCGCAATGTATTCCAGTTCAATGCAGCTCGCACATGCCCAGGCATGTTGGACTTGCCGTTCTTCTCTTCTAAATTGCCATATTTGGTCAAGTTATTCACACGCTTGGGTGAGCCTTTTTCCCAACCTGGGCGTTCAATAAATTTGTATTTGAATTCTCTAATACATTCTACAATTTCTTCTCTCTGTGTTCCTGTTAGGACCTTATTTAGAAGATCGCTAAGGAACTCTTGAATAACCACTGGAGTATCACTGCGCTTCAAATCCAGGCCCATGGCCTTTACCTTGCCTGGTTTGCCATTCACATCCACACGTTTGTTTTCTTTGTCAATGTACAGCACAGCATACCGCTTCTTGGTAATAAACAAGCCAGTACGTGCCACAATTTCTCGACCACCACGAATCACAGATCCCATATCTCGTGGACAATGAAATGCCTGTTCCATGAATCCAGGAAACGAATCATTTACTTGATCAGCTATGGAGTTATACAATGCAATACAAGTTTCGGCAGACCACTCCATTCTGCCATCTTCGACTTCAGCTTGAACCATGGGCCATGCTGAGAAGTAACAAGAGTCAGTGTCACCATAGATAATGCTTTTGCCACTGTGATCATATTCGCCAGTGATGCATTCATTCACATATGCATCCATGTGTTTGGCAATACTGCGACCCACAAGGGTAGTTGATTGTCCAATACGTTTATCAAAAAATCTACAACCTGGATTCAAGATAGCACCATACAAGCTGTTTAGATTAATCTTCTTGACCAATTGACGTTTATCCCAGTATTCAAACTGCACATCGTCTTTGCCTTCAAACTCTCGTGCTTTCTTCTGCATGTCTTTACGTTCGGCATACCAGCGTTTGAGCAAGCCTGGAATCACACCTTCTTTTTCATAGGTGAATATAGTGCCATTGGCACTGAGAATCCACGGTTGATTAGAATCAAACAGCATTTTCCAAATCTCAGCAGCTGAGTGAACAGTTTCCTCACCATCTTGCCAGTCTATTGTGATCTCTGTACCACGTTGCTGTTCCATCACGGCTGTGTATTCCAAGCTGGCAAACAATCCTTCCCATGCAGCAGCAAAGCTATCTCCACCAGCTATTTTGTCTTGGATCAACCGATCAGTCATTGTGGGTCTGAGTTGACCAACAATGGTTTCTGGGCCCATGTTAAGGGCCCGAATAGCACTGGGATAGAGCGAGTTGATGTCGATGCTACCAATCCAGTCGTGGATTCCTTTTTTGGGATAAGCAACATAGGCACCTGCGGCTTGCGTGTCTTCATCTGTGAATCTTTCTTTACGGTTAGGAACTACCATACCACGTTCGTGAGCTTCAATAATAATAGCTTGCTCAGTCACGGCCACTGCACCCATTGTGGTTTGCAACAGCACGGTATTTTCATGTGCTAGTGTATTGGCCAAGCTGAGAAATTTAAGTTTCTTATCCAGCTTGCCAATTAGCATTGTGTCTTGACGGTTGTAATCAATAAAGATTTTGAAGTTCTGGTTGTATAGTTGATCCAGTGTGCCTTCGAATGCAGTCTTGCGACCAATTTCTTCGTATTCGCCAATGGCGTCTAACGCATAGCTATGACGTTCTTCATAAGTGTATTTGCGGTACAATTGCATATAGTCCATATGCACTCGTCCTACCAAATCATAAGTTTGATTCTCTGCACCAAAGCGTTCAAACACACGTGGTTTGGGAAACTGGTTCCACAAACACATGCGTCTGGTATCATCTTTGCTGAGCACTCTGGTGATTCGATTCACTGTGTACGGAATGTCATAGCCTTCTGAATTCCATCCAGTGAGAATGTCTGCATCTTCAATCAAGTCTAGGAATGTGTTCAGCATGTCTGCTTCTTTTTCAAACATAAAGCAGTTGTCAAATTCAGCAGCAATTTCTCTAGCTGTGTCCATGCTCATGTGGCGTGGCGGCACTGCCAGCGTCACAATCTGATCCAGCCAATCCATGTATACAGATATGGCTGTGATTGGATTAAACGGATCAGTCACCGGTGAGAAACCACGATTTGGATCAAAGTCTACTTCGATGTCATAGAATGCTGTGTGCAGTTGAGGGCCGTCTTTGCCTTTGTAGTTGTCTTCTAAACAACGAAAGATAGGATTGATATCACTTTCGTAGAGTTTCTTACTGGAGTGCATACGCACTTCTTTTCGAAACTCTTTGTTGTTGCGTGAGGAAAATCTACTTACCGGTGTGTCGTATATGCTACGAAACTTGCCTTTAGGGTCGTCATAGTAAAGCACATAGTTGACCGGATACTCTTGGTATACCCGCTGACCATTTCGGCGTTCTACCACGTGAATTCGATCGTGTGCTCGGTCATATAACGCATCAACATATGACATGAAAATTTTCCTTTTTAAGTATCAGCTTATTACTCGCTGGGTTCGAGGCGTCAAAGTAACTCATTGATCTCCAATATTATTAATAACTTTATTGTACAATACTTGATCATCGTCGAGCATAAAAAATAGCCCAGTTGACATGTAGTGATGTTTTTCGCAAATTTTTCTAATACGATCTAATATATTTTTTTTATCTGGCGGGCTAATGTTCATATTTGGTATTTGATCTTCTGTTATTACAATTCCATGTTTACGCAAAAAAGAACATGTTATTGTGTTACTTTGAATAGTTGGATGATCCAATGGCAACCATTTTATTTTTTTAATATTATCACCAAACATTAGAGTCAGCGGATACGAATGATGATCAAAATATCCCGACGACAAGAATTTTTCAAATCTTGGATCGTTGATGACTGACGTCAACTGATTTTGATATAAAAATTGTGTTGTCCCACGTAGGTGTCTTTCATAAGGATTGGATATGTGAGCAAATACAGTATCGTTTGACCAGTCAATATCCTCTGATAAGAAGGTGGGCCAATTCAGTGTGTTGCCAAACAGCACTTCATAAGAAGTTGCGGCATTCTTATAAATTGGTATATAGACCAGGTGCTTAAAACGATATGCTCTCATTATTTTCCATTTGTGGCTGGTTAACCATGATTCATGTTCTTAAAGTGAACGACTCTCAATTGCCTTGTATCAGCAATTTTATCAGCCCTGCGCTGTCAATAATACTTAGTATCAAATAATTACCTAGGATGCCAAAGCTACCACGAGTGTATGAACACCAGGCCATGATCAAACAACCCGTGATAAATGCCATATACAAAGGGATAAATGGCAAGTTAGGCACAGTGATAGCATAGGTTAGACTACAACCCAGCGATATCACCCACCCTAGCATTTCCAAACAAAAACGCAGTGGGTGGGCATTGAAATCAGATTGAATGTAGTGGACTATATTGCTGCGCCACTCTTGAAATCTAGTGGTCAAAGTGTTTTGCCTACAGTTTCCAGAATAGTTTCCAGCAATTCGTGATCTTGTTTGGCTTTACCAAACTCGGCTTTGTGTGCTAGCTTGATAGCTTTTTTCAGCACACCGGGTTTGATTTCTAATTCTTCGGCAATGGCCTTGATGGTATCATTGAGTCCGCCAGTGAGTGTTTCAATCTCTTGTGTGACCTGCATACCTTCCGTGATGATCTGAATCAGTTTGATCTTTTGGTCGCCGTTGAATGTTTTTTGATTGTTCATAGAGTTCTCCAGTAAAAATACATTATAGCAACTGTGTTGACTATATGCAAGTAGTTTTGGTTAACTCAACGGCTGTTTAGCATCTGTGCCATCAGTGCTCGACGTTTCACACGACTTTCACTTACGGTCTTTGGTCCAGTGTCCGTTTTTTTAGGTTCAGGAGTAGACTTAGGAATTGAGCTAGGAGTTCTACGCAAACTGGCATCACTTTTAGCACGTTGTTTGTCCCAGGCCATGCTCAATCGTTGTGCAGCACTCATACGTGCCTCCGCTACACTTTCGTTCTTGCCTGATAGTCCTGCACGAGCTTCGGCTTTTGTCATTTTATATTGTGCTTGAAATTCAGCATCAGTTAGCTCTCGTAAATCCGTTATTAATTCTTTAACACGGCCTTCTGAAATACCTTTTTTCTTGGCTTCTTCTACATCATACTTGGGCATGGGTCTTTGACCAGCTCGACCTTTGACTCCACGCTTCTCTGTGCTTGGTGGTTTTGTTGGTGGAACGATATCACCTTGGTATCTAACCTTAGTTGGTTCTGGCTTCTTTAGTCTGTCGGCTCTGGGCATTACTACAATAGGAGCACCTTCCGCCACACCTTGCTCACCAACTAAATGTTTGGCGTCTTTGCCCCATTTCTTCCACATCCGTTTACCCCAGGTACTTTGATGGGGACTTGGTTTAACATCGTTGCCTAAACTTTTAGCAAAAGCATACATCATGGCAGCAACGCCTCGGCTCATATAATCGTCATCCACTTCGGTCCATTCACTTTCCAACCATTGATTACCTTTTTCATCAGATTTCACAACGAAGTGTGCCCAACCAATTACATTTTGACGATCATGTGCTGTTATAGATAATCCTATATCATTCAGATTACCATGTCCAAGAATTCTACCCCTAAATGGACGGGCTTTGAACTCAAAGTCATCCATGCGGACTTTCTCAGTTGGTTCGTTCGAAATGTGTTTGTCGAAAATATCTGGGTGTACTACTTCTTTTATAGCCTTCTTCATATATTTCTTACGCAATTCTGAGCCTTCCACCACACCTTGCTCTTTCATATACTTCTTACGTAATTTTAAGTCTGATGGCGTTGCTTTTCTGATTAAATTCAAATATTTGTTTACTGGAATTTCTTTTATCTCAATGGGTTTGATTCCTTCTACTCCAGGAATAGAATGAAACTCTCTGCTATTGCCACCTTGAACAAACTGTGGTTTTTCATCTGGACCATTGAATGGTAATTTATGTAGATACACATATTCACCTTTTCTAATCTTGCCACTGAACAAAACCATTTGTGGATCATTGGGGAACATACCTGTGTCTGACCCAGCAGTAGTTAGACCCATTGCTATAGCAACTTTAGGGTCGGAGGTAGCATAGATAGCATTTTGATTACTACCAGCCGCACCACCTGTATCTACCGATTGTCTTGGCTCTAGCATAGGAATCTTTTGTCTTGACCCATGCCAAAGATAGGTATTAATAACTTTGCCTTCCGCCACACCTTCGTTAAACTCACCATCATCGCCCCATGGTTCTCCATAGATTTTTCCCCAGTCTTGGTTAAGTGGTAAATCATTTTCTATCCAGTATGCACCTAACTGATCTTTTAACTGTGTGTCGCCCTGAAGGTATGCGTCGAATCCTGGTTTTAGTCCTTTTAAGAAACTATCACGGACTTGTTCGAAATGTACTATGTCTGCCGCAGCAACTTCCTGTGTACCGGCTTGTGCTAAGTCTTTTTTGGTCCACCCAGCATCTATTAGATCCTGTATTTCTTCTTGTTTTTGCTGAGCGAACTCATTAACAAAGTTTTCGGTAACAGCGTAATAGCTTGAAGCAGAATTGCCACCAGGGGCAAATTCATTTAATCGACTTCCTGCTACGCCTTGATCAACTTTTTTCTCTCGTGCCCTACGTTTGGAATAGTCAGTGTCGGCTGGGTTGTTTTTGTTCTTGGCAGGTGGTCGAGTACCTGCAATTCGTTCTTCTTCACTCTTGCGACGAGTAAAATAATCATTGGCAGCAGAGCCTTCAACGACTGTGGGCTTGAAAAGATTCTCAATAATCATATTATGCTTCTTCTAAGTAATCTTGGCTGGGATCTTGCAACTGTGAACGACGATGTGCTCGAAACATCTCTACTGCCATTTCAGCTTCATCTAAGTCTCTAAACTTGCTGGGCAATATACGGCCTTGATGGCGAATTTCAAATCCGCGACGTTGATCTCCCCAACACTCTAGACATGTGCCATCTTCTAATGTGATTGTTTTTACAGGACCAGATTCGCCTACACTAACTGGACTCATCATGGCAGTACCTGACATCATTGGCTCTTGGGATTCTTCCTGTGACTGTTCGTCGTATTCGTCTTGATCGTCGGCCTTGGCAGGATTCTTATCTTGAATTTCTTGTTTGGCTTTTTGTTCCAGCTGGTCAAGATATTGTGTGAGATCCTTCTTGACTCGGCTTAACATGTCTTCGTCGATCTCAGACATGCGTTCAGCCAATGCACTCCGAACAGGCTGAACACTATCGCCAACCATGTTTTTGCCTAATGGTTTCTTTTGATTATCACTGCCCAATACTGGTGATACGTTTTCTGGCTTGAACAATGCAGGCAGTTGCGGCACTGACTTTTGTTGCTTGTTCAGCCCTTTTTTTACCGAGACGGGAGTAATGTCTGATTCAATTACGGCCAGACGTTTTAGTATGTTTGCAATATCATAGCTCATGCTCGTTCAACCTTCAAATAACTGTTCAGTTGCCAACGATACTTGCCATGAGCACTAAGTCGTTCTGCAATAAAATTAGCAATACCTTGTTGATTTTCTTCGTTGGCTACCGCAAAGCAAGCGTTCAGTACATCTAGCATTTGATTGTTGTTGGCGTACAATTCTTCCAACATTAATCGAGCACGTGGAATTTTGGTCTGTCCAGAAATCTCTGTGAGTTCACTATAACGTTCTAAACTTCCCGGAGCATACTCACCTAGATAGCGAATGTATTCTGCTGTGGGATCTAGTGCTGAGTAAGCATCTTCGTAAATGTTTTGAAAGAAATCATGCAATTCTCCAAAGTCGGGACCTTCTACATTCCAGTGAAATTGATGTGCTTTTAAGTAGTAGGCAAAATTAGTTGCCAGGAGTGTTTTTAAATTGTCCGCGAGCATGCTTGTTCCTTTTGTATTCCTTGGGCGTGTTAGGCGTCGGGTCCGTTGTGTATTTACCACTCAGCATAGAACCGCCTTGTCTTGTTTGTATACCCATTGGTTGAACTAACACTGCCATAGAGCCAGTGCTGGAGCTGCCTGCGCTTGCGTCTTCCATTATTTCATGTGCTCTCATGTTCAATCCTTAACAATGTGTGGTTCACCATGTGTGCGCCCGGCGGTCCATCTTTGATGCATGTATTGCTCACTTGAATGCGCCCTTGTGCCGGCGGAACCAATTCTCGGCGTAATTCATATTCGCCCGGCGGTGCATAAATCTGTATTAGTTCTTCTAGATACTCTTCTCGCCAGACCCATGTACGTTCTGAAAACAATTCTCCGCCTACATATAGTCTATAATTAGGTGACGGTCCGTCCCAGTCGACTGAAACATCAGCATTGATCAACACAAACTGTGCAGTCATGTGTCGGATATGTCAGGAGTAACTGCTCGGTGCAGACGATGTCTTGATGCAGAACTTAAAAGATGATCATCGTCAGAGTCTGGTTCATATCCACCATAACGACTCGGGTCGGCACGATGTTTAATTCCAGTTTTGAGTTTTTCTATTTTGCCCATTTTAACTGGGGTTTTGTCTGGTGGAGAATTTGGACCACGGCGACCACTGTTAGAATTACCAGCTTCCTCAACATTCTTTTCGCCTAGGAATCCCATACCTTCACGTGGGTGATTAAATAGTTCGTATATCAACATGATTATTCAGTCCAGGGCAGTGGAAGTATTACCACTGGAGGGATAATCTGCAAGTCAATTTGATCTTGTACTTGTAACTCTACAGCGTTTTTATCGACACCATTGGTCCAGATCCAGTCAAGCACTTGTTGTTGTGTTAGATCAACGTAAGGTGTAAAAGATGCAGAAGCCAACGGAATCTCGCAGGCGGCGAGTGCTGATACCCGGGCGCTGTAGCCGTCTTGTACACCACTGCATGCCCAATAAACTCCAAATACCACATCCGGATAACCGTCTGCTTCGGGATAGCATGTCATCTCAGTCACGGTCCAATTGATTGTTGCGGCCATTGTAATTTACTTTCTAAAATCTGTTATGCCATCTGCGTGGAAGGAGACAATGCTGCGGCCAGGGCCATACGTTTTTGTCTATGTGCGCCCGAACTTCGTTCATAGTATTGATCTACAATAGCAGCAGCATCTTCTGCTGTTTTTGCACTCTTCAATCTTTGCCCTGCGTTTGCTTCCTTGTTGTTCAATTCGTACTGTACAAACTCTAATTGGTCTTGTAAGCTAGAATCTTGTAATGGTTTACGCATTGCATTAGCAAAATCTTGTTGTCGTGATCCGCGCCATTGTGCAATACCATATGCTTTCTCGCCGGGATTCCATGCAGCAGGATTGAGATTTTGACCTGATTCTGCTTGTAGGTTGGCCACTAGTCCAGCAGCTTGTTCAGGTGACCATCCTTGTTGCATAAAGTAGTCTAGAGCAATTTTTGCATTGCCTGCTGTGCCACCACCTGCTCTATTAGATGGTCCAGACATACCAGATCCAGGCAAACGTATTCGAGATCCAGGCTGAATATCATTAGCACTAGCAAACTGTGGATTTTGCCACATGATGCCATCTACTGTGGTATCGTAGGACTTTGCTATGTTCGGCAAGGAATCTCCAGATCTCACAGTATAGATATTGTTAGAGCTAGTGGCTTCAGACAAGAAATCAAATAACTTCATATTACCCTTTTAACATGGTAGACATGCGACGCATTTGATCCACGCTGTATTCAAAATTTGATTGTTTACTAGTGCTTTCTTGAAGTTTTGCCGGTGCTGTGCCGCCTGCTGGTATACCTAATTTTGCTCTACCTTGATCAATTACAGAAGGCTGTGTTGCTATTCTTTGACTAACTGACTGATTAGTTGGATTTGCTGGTGCCGCTGGTTTTGTTGGAGTAGCAGCCTGACCCGTCATATTAGCGGGCGGCGCCTTGGCGTAGCTGCTACGCTCTTGAGCCGAGGCTGGTCCTCTGAGGTTAGCTGCAGGGCCGCCAGGTTTTTGTGCAGACAAAATAGCGCCTGCTGTGGTAGGCCCAATAATACCGTCAGCCGTTAAACCGTTAGCTGTTTGAAATTTCTTAATAGCATCAACATTTGGTTTATTATTCGTTAATAGTCCCATTCTAGATGCATACGCAGCGATTGCAGGGGACATTGATTTATTAGCAGCTGGCTTAGCTGGACTTGCTGCTTGTGTAGGTGCTGCTGGTGTAGATGCGGCAGCATTGACTGCCGCTGCTTGTCCCATACTCATATCTGTAGCACTTGCAGCAGTATCGGCAGCATTGACTGCCGCTGCTTGTCCCATACTCATATCTGTAGCACTTGCAGCAGTATCGGCAGCATTGACTGCACCTGCTTGTCCCATACTCATATCTGTAGCACCTGCAACAGCGTCAGCCTTGTCAGCGGCAGCCTGTGCTGCTGCCTCTTCACCGGGATTACCTACTCCAGTTGCAGAACTTGTTGCTGCTGGTTTACCTTTATTTGGTGCTCGCATGGCAATGTAAGGGTCATTGATGTCGGGTTTGCCGCCACCGCGGGTGTACCATGCTTGATCTTCTGGACTCATGGCTGCAAATTTGGCAGCATCGGCACCTTGGTACGGATTTGCTTCTCTTAAAAATTCTATTGATCTCATGTGATATTCCTTTATGAATGACCTATGCTTTATTTATTCTATTTGCCCTGTGCTGCCAATCTTGCACCATTGTTAAAACTGTTGCTGTGACTGGCAGCATTTCTGTTGCCACGTGCTTTTGACCATGCATAACCAGCTCTGTGCCCAGAACAATCTTTGGTGCAAGGCGACCCCAAAAATGATAATTCATCCAACTCTTGTTTTCCAGTGTATCGTTTAATTATGGACATTGATTCCTGATCATTCAACAGAGATGCTAATCCAGGATGTAGTGGGCGTGGCCAGTCGCCAAACTCTACCCATTCAGATCCTTGAGTTTCCCAATTTAACATTGGTTTAAATTCGTGAGCTACTATGGCTAAAAAATTGTAGTATCTAAATCCCGACGGATGCCTGAACACATACAACGGGATCAGTTTAAGTGGGCCGTTATACCCTGCTTCTTCTTTGACTTCTCGTTTGACAGCATGTGCTGGATTTTCACCAGCGTCGATTGCACCGCCCCATGTTCCCCAGGTGTTAGGTTGCTCCACTTGTGATGATCTATGAGCTATACAAATCCGATTGGTATCGGCTGCCAGGAACAAACAACCAGCAGCTTGCTTGCCCCAGAATCCTGTTTTCTCCAAAGCATCACGATGTTCTTTATCTGACTCAGTCACAAATTCGGTTGCTCTCATTTGGCATCTCCAAAGATTGGTCCACCGACATACTGACCATTCTGACTTAACACACCATTGCGTAGATTGTTGATAATGTTATCAGTGATGTTTCTGCGACGGAAATGCGGCAAAAAAATATGTGTTTCTACAGGACGATCGCCCTGCTCTGCTTGGATAGCATACATCCTGTGACGCCCGTCATGATCACGCACCTTGGCTTCTAAATTGAAATCATCGTTCTCCCAAGCTTCAGGAACTGCTATGGTTAAAAACGGTGCTCCAAACCCTTTATCATTGATCTGTCGGCGTAGATATTGTATAGTTTCTTTTTCGTCAGGAGAGTTAACATCCAAGGGCAAGCTGAGTTTGAGGAATGTGCTGGGTCGCATGACTGTGCGTAGACCAAAGTAATCTACATCAGCATTGTGCGGAACAGCACCGAGACCTTGCCGATTGTCTATCTTTAGTTCCGTTATGAATTCCTTTGATCTCATGTGTCTATCCTGTGTACATTGGTCACTATGCTGTCTTTGCCGTATTGAGCTTGCAGTAATAATCGAGCCATGGCAGGTGACTTGGCAAATATAGCCACATCTATACTGGTAGTATACGAAGGATTTTTGACCCGCACAGACGCACTATACACATGAAATCCCGGAAGCAAGTCTTCACAGAGAAATTCTGTTGCTCTCATCAGCAGTTCCACTTTCTCAACGCTAATGCTTTGCGTGTGGGTTTGCCATTGGGTTTTTTCATTGGCCCTTTGACTCCGCCCATCCTGGCACAGAATGATTTACGACGCTTGGCTGCTTTTGATCCTGGCTTGAGTTTGCTGGGCTTGGTAGTAACTGCCATTTGTAATTTTGAGCCTGGATTCTCTCTACGATAGCTAGCAACACCTTTGGCATTGAGACCGCCCTTTTTGCTCTTACCTGCGCTTCTACGCCAAGCTGCTGTTTCAAGAATGATTTCTTCATCGGTGAAGAAGTTGAATATGTCTTCAGTAAGACCACGATCAGCCATGGCCTGTTCAAAGTCATCAAATATTGCATGGGCTTGTTCTAGGCTGTATACGCTTTCTGTTACACCTTCCTCTACACCCGACTGCATCTGTTGTTTGACTGCACGAGCAACATCTCCCGCCAATGCGCCAGGGTCATTATCGCCACCGTAGTTGAGCACACTCATGATTGCATTGTGAATCACACGGTCATCTGCACGACGAGCCATATTGGGATACATGCGCTCAAACTCAGCATACACTTGATCAGCTAGGTCATCGTATTCACCGTTGAAGCCTTCATCCAGGCCATCTGCTTGTACAGCCCCTTCGCCGTCGGCATCAAAAGCTACCATTTCTACTTTGGGCCACATACGTGCAGGCACATACAGAATACCCGAAGTTTCGTCATGATCGATCTGGTCGCCAAAGCGAGCCATTACTGCATTATATGCCCGTTCACTGTTAACGCTAAAACCCACAGTGTCCGTATCGTCAATACCGCTGTATCCGCCTTCCGCCACACCTTGCTTCTTGAGAATATCCAGTGCGTGTTTTTCCATCTGTTTTTTGGTAATAGGTTTACCGGGTGCTTCCTTACCTTTGAAATAATCAGAACCTTTTTTATCTCTTGAACCATAGGTGCTGTGACTTACTTTGCCATCACGACCGGGTTGTGGTGCTGATTTGTCCATTTCATTCAAGCCTTCCGCCACACCTTGCTCACTTGCTTTGGCTTTGGCTTCGGCCCTGGTACGACTGTATCCCCGTGCTGTTGCTTCTCGTTCTTGGTTAGGATATATAGATATTGCAAACATTTTTCCATCTTTAACAAAGTACCAATCTGTTGGATCTAGATCGTGTCTTTCGTCATCACCGCGATTGAACGCTCCCCTTACTCCGCGGAAAGGCCTGCCTCTGCCTTCCGCCACACTTTCTTTTTTGGCAGTCTTTGCAGCATCTTTCCAGGCCTGTGCTGTGGGGGCCTTGGGGCTGTCGGCATCTCTACTGGTACCGGCCTTCTTGCGCTTGTTTACATTGTAGTATAACCCTTTGTTCTCCTCTGAGATACTTTCGTTAGGCACACAGTTTCTTACCTGCTTGCCAGTCACAGCTGACTTTTTTGTGCCTTCTGCATGTTTTCCTGGCCAGCACTTGGTGTAACCATTGCTATCTTTCTGACCCTTTTTGATCTCCATGATATTGCCGTGTGTTTTGCACATACCACAGTCTTCACACACCATTTCCATCACAACACTTTCGTTGTGTTTCTTCTTGCCAGCACAATGAGCACGTTGCGAAAAGCCTTTTGGATGAGAGCAATTGATACTGCTTTTGTATTTTTGACTCCAGCCTTCATCTAATTTTTTGATTTTTCCAGTTATAAATTCATTTGATTTCATTTAGTTCACCTTTTTCTAACAGTTTCATTTGTTTTTTGCTCTTCCAGCTTTCATATTGGCCAACCAGTGTGCCATGCGTTGTTTTTCACCAGAACTGTTCTTGGCAGTTTTTCTCAAACTACTTACACTGGCTTTGGTATTTACTCCCACACGTTTGGCCAGACCCTTGCGTCCAGGATTACGGCCGTCAGCAAAGTTTTCGTCAACCGAAGACTCATTGGATGTTGCAACAGGTTGTTTGGCCTTGTAGATATCTTCCCATTTGTCTGAAATAGCATTCTTTAATTCCAGCGTGGATTTAAAATTATTGTCTTGCATATACTTAATTATCCACACAGCACTAGCACGGTCTCCTGAATCAGGCTTGCGAGCATTGCTTAGATCCACGCTGAGATTTTGATCTTCTGATGGATTACCATAGTACCGCATGGTCTTTAACGCACGTTTTGCTCTATCACTTAGATGTGCTTCGTCGCTCTTGGTAATTAACTCAATCCAGGGCTTTACAAAGTCTGTGGGCTTGCGGGACGATCCAGCTGGTGTTGGTCCACGTAATACATCACGGGATTGGCCTGGTATCTGTGCTCGACGTTTGTTCAGCAATCGCCATGCTGCTTCGTCTGTGTAGAAAAACACAGGTAAGCCTTGTTGCTTGGCTGTGATCAGGATCTGTCGTGTTTCTGGACTGCGATATTCATCTTGTTCTTTGAGCAACACATGAACTTCAGTCACAGGAGTGATTGGAATAGTGGGCTCTTTGCTAAACACACGGTCTTCTGCTTCTCTGGTTCTTGTACCATTGCTGTGTAACCATGCACGGTCCCAGTAGTCAATGGGTTTCACAATGTATCGAGAGTTAAACCAGTCACCATTGAGTTTGAACATCACAGCGCCTGATCCCACCCAGCGATGATAATCGCCAGTTATTGTTCGTGTCAAACTAAGAAAGTATGGATATCCAGCAGGAGCATACTGTTCTTCGCTGCGATTGCCGGTCACGCTGGCCAATTCAAAGTTGCCGGATTGCAGTATTCTTAACCCAGCTCTGATACTGGTGTAATGAAACAATACATCAGTTGCTCGTTCAATTAAAAATTCCGTTGCTCTCATTATACATACCTTGCTAGTTCATCTTCACCTAAATCTTGTATGCGATTGGGCGGGATTTTAGTTGTGGAGAAGTACCATCCGTGGTCATATGTCAATGGAATACCCGTCACATCAATTTGCAACAATGTCAATGGATCATCGCTACCCTCTGACTTGGCGTACATCCATCCACCGACCATACTTAGTTCTCTTTGTAACTTGACCTTATCACCTTCGTCTACAACCATAAATGCTTTGCCATCATACGGATCTAGCCCAGCATATAGAATTTCTTCTGCGTTTTCAGTACTGGTAATATGGTACGCAGTTTTAAACTCATGGTCATGATGTGTCCTTGATTCAGTGACAAATTCAGTTGCTCTCATTTGGGTTCCCATTGCATACTTTTACTACCTTTAACAGTAGGAGTAAACCCTTGACCTCTGTAGAACTTGGTTAATTTACTTTGACTCACTTGTCCTTTGTCCCAAGGAAACAGTGTCAAGCTGATGCCATCTTCTCTTGCCATGGCTTGTAGTTCTTGCATGGCACGTGACCCAACACCTTGACGTAGCGGATATGCTTGAATCCATTTGACTTCAACTGCGCCGCGCTTGCTAAAGCTAGGAACAAGTTCAAACATAGCAAACTGTTGGTCATCGCCTTTGCCCCAGACCATAACGTGATTGTTCTGCATGGTGTATGGATACTTTGCGTAGACTCGTTCAATCCATGCCTGTGCAGCATCATTGTTGCCTAGTTTGATTCTTATTGGCTCTTCTTCTTCGGCTACATCTTTCATTAGATGTTTAGCATCGCCGGACTTCTTCCAAGCATCCCACATGGCCTTGCCAGGCGGCAATTGATTTCTACTTGGTACAATAGTGTTACCCAACATTCTCACATACGCATAGATGTTACGTGCTATACCGCGGCCTTGATATTCAAGTTTCAAGCTGGTAACTGCTGACACTAGACCATTTTTGCTGGGTCTAAATTTTGCAAGACCTATCTGTTGATAATTGTCGTCTAGCACTTTGACTTGAAAATATTCTTTACCATTTATTTCAATCCCAGTGGCACGATATGTCAGCCCATCAAAAATTTGGGTGTCGTTGAACGCTGGATTGAAAACATCTGGATTGATAGTTTCATTTAAGTTGTTGGCCATTACTTGTGGTAAGAAACTGGCGGCAATGTGTTGGCAAGTGTTAAAAATGTCAGCATTATCAGTGACCTGCAGATTGAATGGATAGTCTGTGGTAGGATGCTGTGTGGGGTCTTGCCACCCAGCATAACATTTTTCAATACCAAAGTCAGCTAACAAATCAGTGCAACTCTCTCCATACCTCTCATCCATGTCATGCACACAAGGACTCAATGTAGTGACCATGATGGCATTGGGACCAATACGACCGTGACGTTTGAGATGCTGGTCTATGGCCACTCGTTCAGCATGGCGTCGTGTTCCGTTGAGCCCAGGCAAGTTGATAGCATAAGTGTGATTGTTTTTGTTATCAATCAAACAAGCAGCCACACGTCCATACTTTTCTGGATCAGTCTCATGACCACGATGTATCATGTTGATGCACTTTTTCAGCACATTATCTAGTTTACCAAGTTTTGTGATCTCTTGGCTTTCATCCATATCTTCTTCACCAGGCTCGTCTAGGTCGTGTATGGGCAAGCCAAGGCGTTTGAGCTTGTGACTGTACATGTTTTCTAGCTCTTCGCTGCCAAACGCCAACACAGTATGCGGCGGGCCTTGATTGTAATGAGACTTGTCGGCTTGATCAAGATCGCTAATGTCTTGTCCCAACTGATACCAATCTTGGGTGTCGCTCACATCCACTTTGATTGTGCCAGCGGGCATTTTGGGAGGTGTTTCAGGACCAGTTGGTTTTTGATTGCCTAGAGCATCCAGGTCACGACGTAATCGTTGTTCTAACACTGTGATGTTTTCTGACACTGATTGAGAACGTAGTCTCACTGAGAAGTTACTGGCATCCACTTCTGGATTTGCCTGCATTGCAGTAGCCACCCATTCTTGACCTCGACGCCAGGCTTCTGTTTGATTTGCTGCCTGTATTACAAATACTGGTTGATTGGAAGATCTATTGTATACTTCCCACTGTGTTTGTGCCATTGGGATATCTAATTCAACGTCTTCTACTCCTGGAATTGGGGTGGATGTGTATTGGTATTGTTGTTGGCTTGCTGCAACACCCATCTCTGGTACTACTGTAACTCCAGCCTGCATACGCCCAGGATTACTACGCATCCAGTTTATGGCCACACGGTTGGCATCACTCTGTACATTGCCTACTCCCGAGAAGCGATGTATTTCTTGACCGTCCGGATTCAAGATCAACCAGTTGCCAGTGAATGTTTGCTGACCTTGACCCGGACGAGTTAAAGTTTGCGGTATGCCAACGTCAACAATGCCACCTTGTGCTGCATCTGAATTATTGCCCTGGCGGGTACGAACACCGTACAATTCAGGAGCTTCGCCACGCATGCCTAACGCCAAACGTGCTTCTTGTTCAGCTTCGGGTCTACTGGTATTGCTCAACTCTCTCACAGTAGAGTTGTCGCTGATTCTATAGATTTCCCATGGACCTGGGCCAGTGGGCACCAAGTTGCGTGGCTGTCCTTCGCGTGGTACATTTTGTGTGCTAACGAATGCATTTGATGATCGCGCTGGCACTGTCGACGCCCGGAACAGGTGAGAACGGCCAGCGGTGTTGCCAAATATATCTGGTCTTGCTTCTCCAGCAGCTCTTATAGCGTTTAGCTCAGATGACGCACGAATTTGTATTTCTTGCCCAGGATTACCTTGTGGGCTTACATACCAGATTGGTTGTTCAGTCTGTTGTGGTTCAATTTCACGCACTTCAATGTCAGTTATCATACGAGAATTTTGTTCACGACCTTGAGTTATGAACTGTTCAGCAGCCTCACGACTTGGGAATCTACGCAACACATTGTTGTCAGACTGGCCAGGAGCTCTAGCAAAGCGGTTCATGTCATTCATCCAAATGCCCCAGTTGCCTGTACTTGGTTGTGCGGCAGATTGTGGGCCAGGTTGTTGCTGATCACCACCACGGGCAACCACAGTGCCAGCACGATCAACTAAACTAAAGTCATGTGGATTATTTTCCCCTGAAACAAACTGTCTAAACTTTTGTACAGCGTCTTCTTGACTTGATGCTGTGATCGATGATCTATTGTAACCGGCTCGAGCATCATAAACGCTATAGGACAATGATGGCTTCGGATCCTGATATGGTCGTAGCGGTTTTGCCTGTAGAGTGTTCCGTGCGCTGGCCCAGTCTGGGTAGTTGCCTGGTTCTATAGCCTTGGCGATGGCTTCTTCCTTGCTAGAAGCAACAATTTCAATGCTGGCAAAATATCCAGGACGACTCACATCCCACCAATATTTTTGTCCCTTTGGTGTCTTGCCTTTGGCAAGATTACGGGCGAGATTCTGTTGCTCTAGTTCTTGAAAAGTTGCTTTTCTAAAGTCTTTGATGGCCTGTTGCGTTTCTTTGCTTAGTTTGTCGCCGACTTCTTTGCTATTGCCCTGCAACGATACCATGTACTTGGCAAACTCTTGAATCATATCACCATATTCGTCCTTGGTACCGTTAGGATTCAACAGTTTGTACAGCTTCTTGAGATATTCTTGGCGATACTTTTCAGGATCCATCGCAGCGTCCAGGGCCACAGTAAATCGTAATAGGGTATCTTCAATCTTGCTGAAGTTTGAATCCAACCAGTCGCCACCCGGACTCCGGAATTCAATGTATCCTGTCTTGGTATTGATACTGGTATATTTTTCTGTAGTGCCTGTGTGAATGGCCTTGGTGGCAATGTCTTCCATGTGCTCACGCATCTTGTCCATGACCTGCGGAGCAATATCAGGATTGCGTTTCAGCATGGTTTTAATTTTGCCAATTGCTGACTTGGCATAGTTATTGCCTGAACGTCCAAACAGTTCTAGCACATATTCATCGCCCATGAGCAGGGCCAGTTTGACATAGTCCAGTTTGTCAAGACTGTAGTTGGGTACTGAAATGTTGATATGCAAGCCAGTGCTGTCATTGGTATAGCAACCAGACTTGTCTGCCCAAGCCTTGACCTTGTTTAGATCTGAAATCATTTCATCTATGGGCATAGGCGGACTAACAAATTCTAAACCTTCGTCGCCAGGGTTGTCGCCTTCTAAACTGCCGTCAGGTTCCACAACATAGGTACCTGCTTCACGACGGCCGCCATGGTAATTTCTACTGGCGTTCACAGGTTTACCCATGTAACTGGAGAATTCATCAGCCACTTGATCTATATCCATGTCACCGTCGTTGCCCTCATTAGCGTCAGTGTAATAGGGCCATTCAATATCAAAGTTGCTTTCGATGTCACTCATGGTTTGATATTTGTCATCCAAGAAACTGCCTTCATCGTACTCGTCTCGTTGTTCTTCTGCAAACGCTTCAAATGCATCATTGAAGACACGGCCTTGATCTTCAAAAGCTTCCAGCACAAACTGTTCTTGTAATTCATCAAGTCTGGCACTCAGCAGTTGAGAGAAGTCTTCGCTCTCTTGTGGCAAGTCAGGATTGGCATCCATGATTTCGTCACGAGCTTGTAGCATGGCTTCATCACGATCAAACAAGTCATTAACGTTGACAAAGTCACGCATGTAATCTACTCCATCGCGTGTCCAAGCTTCAGCAGTTTGTTCCTGCTGCCATTCCTCGTACTCGTTTTGTATTTCTTCCATTAGGTCATCTACTGCACGGCGTCCATTGTGGTCACCGTCATGGAAAAAGTCTCGAATGTCACTGAAGCTTCTGGTACGTTGATCCTGATCGTAGTCTGGTTCCCAGTCAGGTTCTTGTTCATCGACCCCAACATCGGGCACAATCATTTCAAATTCCATGCCTGCCTGTGCGCCTGTTTGTGCTGCTAACTGACGCAGATTGGTGCTGGTCATCTTGATTTCAAACAGATCTTTCTCTTTGAACTCTCGCAACATCTTGTTTAAACCGGCTGTGAGTAATGCAGGATGACCTTGTGAATCTGTTTGTAATCCAAGTTTGTTGGCTTCCTTGCCCACAGCACCTGGACGCACATCTCGGGTCAAGGCCATGACAAATCTTGGATCGCGTGCCTGTGCCTTTGTGGGTATGTATCCTGACGCTTCTTCCAGTGTGACCCCATCAAACATTTCAGGCTGTTCTTCAGCCCACTGTCGCATGATACGGCCAGCCATGGCGTTGGCTTGGTCTTCCCAAGGGCTACCAGTTTCACCAGCATCTATAGGCAGGGGATTTCTTTCATCCTGCTGACGATGTGTCATCTCATGGGCCATGGTGCGAAGTATATCCAACACATGGCGTCCCGCGGTGGCCAAGATCAGTGTGTTGCTTTCTGGTTCGTATTGACCAAAGCTACCGTTCTCTTGACTCCATTCTGGTGTTGTTTCCAAACGCAATCTAGGTGGATTCTCTAATTTAAGTTTATCTACACAACTGGCATAGAAACGATGTAGGATCTTTTTCAAATGGTCAAGTTCTACACTTTCATCCACTTGTTCTGATTCAGTACCAGCAGGGTGATCTTGGCCAGCATACGCAGTACCTGGATACCAGTAATCACGCATGCCGTAATTGACTTTCTTTCTGGCAGCAGGCTTACGATTTAAACTCAACTCACGATCTTGTATTGCTGTCTTGGCATCTTTTAATTTGCCAATGCAACCCATATTTCTCAACAATTTAAATGCAATGTTCTCGCAGCCAAACTCACCATTCTTTTCCAGGCCAGTTTGGCGCATTGTTTTGATCTTGTCCCACAGCTGATTCACAGCATCTGCATTGCCGGACTTGATAGCTGAATGTATTCTGGCATCAAGATCAGCTGTTTTGTGTTGTACACAAGAGTCATCTATGCTAGCACGACGGCGCTGTGGAACTTGTACCCAGTCACCATTCTTTACGCTGTAAATGCCTTGACTCACATGCTTTTGATCACTGGGCTGCACATACAGTTCCACTGGAACGCCAGCAATCTTTATGTCATGCTCGGCATTATACTGATATTTTTTTGCATTGAACAGTTCTTGATACACAGGATCGTCAGGCATGTCCACCACAAGGTGTAGATCAATGTCTGAATGGCGAGTATAAGAATAGGCAGCATTGCTACCTGATATGGTAATGTCCTGAATGTTGAGATCATCAACACCCAGGAATTCTTGAAAATTTGACGCAATTGCCAGCAACTTGTCACGCACATCAGGTAACAAGTGCTCGTCTGACCCCCACAAACGGGGGTTCAAACGTTGATGGAATTTTACAGCATCGGCGAGATTAAAGTTGTCAAGATCATGGAAATTCATGATCTATTTATCGCTATTCAGCAGTAGTGGTTTCCTCTGACACCTGTTTGTTGGTAGCAATCACTGTGGCTTCAACTGGTGTAGCGGCTGCTGTTAACTCACTTTCCGTGGGCTGTTGTTGGATCACGATCTGTGGCTGATTGGCTTGATTGGTCAGGGCAATTTGATGCAGATCTGCATACAGCTTGTCCTGGGTTTGGTAATCAAACACATAAGTTCCAGTATGTTTCAACAGCACACGTTTGTCCACAAATACTTGTCCGCCGATATCACGCCAGTTTTCGCAAAATGTCCAGTCTTCACTGTAGTAACGATTTTCACGCACAGCAGTGTCAAAGTATGTTTTCATGTAAGGGTTTAATGCTGGATCAAGTCCAATGTCGTTGATAAACGGCTTCACCGCAGGATGTGCATTGAGTTTTTCAAACACATCACGTTTGATCAACAAGAAACCAGTACCAGTCTTGGTGACTTCAATCAAGCCAGATGGATCATTTTGATCTGCACCGGGAATACCGTTGACACACCATTTGACTGGTAGTGATTTCATTGGATACAATCCGCCTACTACATCTTTGTCATGATTCAACATGACCAGCAAGTGCCAGGGCTCCCAACCAATGTCAGCATCAATGAACATCAAGTGTGTTGATCCTTCTGTGTTTAAGAATTTAGCAGTAAGAGTGTTTCTAGCACGAGAAATCAATGATTCATTGGTCATTGTTTCCACGGTCCAGTCCAAGCCCAATTGACGTGCTATGTTGGCCCACTTGATATAACTCATGAATGTGCTTTCAGTGAGTTGTCCACCATAACAAGGCATAGAAATATGCACTCTTGTGGTTTTTAAGTAGTCAATGTTAACTTGGATGCTTTGTTGCCCACCAGTTTGATCCACTGGGGATGCATTCTGGTAAGGTAATTGTTGTTCGTCTGCCATAAGGCCCTTTCAATGTTGTGGAATATTTAACGGAGTATAGCAGGTTGGTAGAATTTCTACGACCTAGCTTCGTCCAAATAATCTTCAACCATGGGCTGATTGTACTTGCTTTGATAGCTGGCCCGCATGCCGCCTTGGCTCATTTGACGTGTGACTTGTTCTGCAACTTCAGTGCCCATAACAGTATCCAACATCCGGACCACTGTGTTGGCCAGCTGGGGATTGCCTTGTGTTGTGGGATAAAGGCTCATGACCAATGCAGTTCGTTGGCGTTGATTTAAATCAGGCCATGCTGTGCGTATTTGTGTGGCCGATGTCATACCTGGACCAAACTCCACAACGGGCAAGTAGGTCATGTATGCGTGTTGAGTCATGGGCGCCATGTTGTCACTGATGGGTTGCAGATATGCCGGTGTACCGTCACGTTTCACACCACCCGGCTGCGGAGGCTTGTTGGCGTCTTTTTCACTGCGCACAAAGATCAACTGTGTGTCTGCAGGGTTATAGTTTTTTGTTATTTCTTCTGCACGAAATGGACTCTTCACTTGATAGAAATCACCTGGAGAAACTCCAGCCAATTGTGCTAGTTTTTCTTTTAATTTAAAAGGAAACGGGCGTGTTGAAGTGTCGTTGGTTGCAGCCACTTTGACATCAGCATTGGGAAATGCTCGTTGAGCAGATTTGTACAGTTCTAAATGGCCGGGGTGAAAAGGGTGTGCGCCCATTGGTAATACTACTAAAGTTTTCATGCACGTATTTATAAATAAAGGTGTAGTTCGCGATACTGCAAATATCCAACTACTCTAACGCTTAGAAGGAGCATCAGCCATGTATTTACAAAACAAATATACCCGTTGTTATTATAATATTATTCAACGAGCCAACATCAGAATTCTTAAACCCCCATACGAACATCATCATATAATTCCCCGGAGCCTAGGCGGAAATAATTTTAAAAAAAACATAGTCAAATTAACAGCACATGAACATTTTGTGTGCCACCTTTTGTTAACAAAAATGGTCGAAGGTAAGAATAGAGAAAAGATGGTTTATGCAGCCTGGGCAATGGCAAATCAAGAAAATCAAAATCAACAACGACACAAGGTTACTGGAAAAATTTATTCTATTCTAAAACAAGAATATTGTAAGGTTAAATCATTGCATACTAAACTTAACAATCCCATGCATGACCCTGAAATTCGATTACGGCATCAAGAAGCAATTACTAAACGAGGGAAAACTTTAGGGAACACTGGACATAAACGTGGTGCAATGTCAGAAGAATTAAAAGCAATTCTTCGTCAAAAAACAATAGACTCAATGACCAGCGAAAGACGAGAACAGATTAAACAACAACAGTTAAACAGGACACCGGAACAGAAAGAAAAATATGCATTTGCTCATTCTAAAAGAATATCATGCATATATTGTCGTTGTGTATGTGCTCCTGGAAACTTTGCCCGTTATCACGGTAATAACTGTAAATTAAATAATCTACAAGTGGCGGGCATTCAATAGGTAGCTTGTACCGTTTCAATTACACCGTCTTTGAAATTGGTGACCACTGCTCGCAACCATGTGAAGTTGCCTACTACTGCTTGTATGTAAGTATCTGTAATAGTGCTAGAATCAGCTGAACTACCATCACCATATGCAGCTATGTCAAACCAACGTGAGTCAACAGGATCATTGTCCAGTGTGGCCTGGATTGAAACTTCACCTTGCACACCACGAAATACCCAACGTAGTGTTTGGATACCTCCACGTCCAAGATAGTAGTTAGCAGCTTTTTGTGGGTCGCCTATAAAGTCCTCACTAGAACCGTCATAGTTACCCGATGGCACACCATACTCTGTATAGGGCACTAGTGTGACGGTGGTAATGGCCATTATGCTCGTTCCACTTCCACAACAACACCGGGACCAGCCAGTTCTTCAGCAACTGATGCCAGTGCAGACAGCACATCGTCAGTGGCCACTGTATCTGGAGTGGTATCGTCTTTGACCAATTTTGATAGCTTGATCACAACTATTTCTTCGTAAATTTTTGCCATACTGTATTTATGGTCGTTTTTGCACTTGTACGGTTTTACGAGTTAGCCCAGGGCATAGCATTGCCAGCATGGTAATATGCTTGAGATCATTGTGTTCTACAAAATAATGTTCCCGGCTCCATGATGAATGCGGTTTTGTTCTACCCCATCGGTAACCTTGTAGTATAGTATCAGTGAACCATTTTTCAGTAACAGGACTGGCCACGAGATCTGGAGCCTGATGGCTGATCCAATTCCACACTGCTTGTTTTTTATCTGTGGACAGCTTCTTTTCTTTAAGATAAGTTCTGTAAGGATATTTGGGTTGATTGTTTAACATGACAACATCCCTGGAATACGCAAGTACTGCTTGTTTCATAGTGGATTTTGTTGGATAATTCCTGTACATTGTCTCAACGTCTTTGATGTCATTGGTGTACACATGAAATCTATTTTGCCCATAGGTGCGATGAATGTATGCACTGCGAAGATTTTCTAATACGTCCACTGCATGCATTATGTTTTGTTTGGTCAATTCGTCAGTCACTGGGTGTCCAACTGACAAATTATATTGATCACGTCTATGTAACCGTTCCAGGATCTTTGTGAGAGAAAGATTGTTCAACAGCCACGCACCATCAATATCAAAACTTATTGCATATTCATACTTTCCAAAATAAAGTGATCCGCGTGGGTCACACTGTAAATAGGGTAGTGACATGCTGTGGTTCCTTTAGTTCAAATACAATCTTGTTGTCTTGCAATTCTACATTCAATGAACAGTCAGTCAATTGTTCAAACAAAATGCGTCGACTCAATGGTACACGAATCAATTCATCAATTTTGCGATTCAACGGACGAGCACCCATTTTGCTGTCGTAGCCTTTTTCTGCCAACAACTCAATCACTTCTTCAGAGAAAAACAACCGGATATTCTTTTCTGCTACACTTGATTTAAGCTGATCCAAGAACTTCACAACAATCTTCTTGATAGCCAGGGTATCCAACTTGGTAAACTTGCAAATTTTATCAATACGATTGCGTAGCTCTGGGCGGAAGAACTCTTTCATTGCACGATCTTCTTCTCCAGATTTTTCCAAATCAGTACTGAATCCAATGTTGTTGGTTTCATTGTCTCTGGCACCTAAGTTAGATGTCATGATGATAATGGTATTTTTGCAGTCTACCCGTTTGCCGTTTGCACCTGTTACATGTCCTTCGTCTAGCATTTGCAGCAGGATATTAGTAACATCCGAATGTGCTTTTTCAATTTCATCAAACAAGATCACAGAGAATGGATGTTTACTCAGATCTGAAATTAGTTTACCACCGCCTACATTACCATCTTCAAATCCCACATAGCCTGGAGGTGCACCAATCAAACTGCTGACAGAGAACTTCTCTTGAAACTCACTCATGTCATAACGTAACAAGTGCATGTCCAAGTTTTCACTCAATAGCTTGGCCAATTCAGTTTTGCCTGTACCAGTTGGACCCAAGAACAAGAAACTTGCCATGGGCTTGCCTTGTGTGCCAATTCCTGAGAAGTTGATATACACACGTTCTAGTACTGAATCCACAGCTTCTTCTTGTCCGTAGAGTTTTTGTTTGATGTTACTTTCTAAATCCACAATCTTCAAACTGCGTTCATTTTGCAGTCTATCAGTGGGTACACCAGTCACTCTTGCCACTTGTTCTTCGATCATGCTTTTATTAACAGTGACCTGGCCTGCATCCCGAACACGTTCTCTAGCACAGGCAGCATCCAGCAAATCGATACTTTTGTCTGGATTCTTCTTGTCATGAATATAACGAGCAGCAAGATCCACAGCAGCAGTCATGGCTTCTGTGTCAATCAGTACATTGTGGAATGTTTCCAAACGTGGGCTCAGTCCAATTAGAATTTTTTCTGTAGTGTCACGATCAGGTTCATCAATGCTGAGACGATAGAACCGACGCATGAGTGCTCGATCTTTCTCAAATGATTCGTAGTATTCTTCCCAAGTTGTGCTGGCAATAACTTTCAAATGCCCTTTGGTAATTGCTGGTTTCAACATGTTGGCAAAGTCCAAGCTGCCCGAACTGCCTGCTCCTGCACCTTTCATGGTATGTGCTTCGTCCACGAACAAAATACACTTCTTCTTGGCTTCCAGTGCAGCAATCACTGCTTTAAACTTTTCTTCAAAGTCCCCGCGATATTTGGATCCTGCTACCAAACTGCCAATTTCAAGACTCCACACTTCGTGATCTTTGAGGAACTTGGGCACACGATTTTGTGCAATTTCCTGCGCAAGTCCTTCGATGATGGCAGTTTTGCCCACACCTGGATCACCTACCATGAGTACATTGGCTTTGAAACGACGTGCTAGTACAGCAATCATTTCGTCCAGTTCTGTCGAGCGGCCAATTAACGGCTCTAATTGATCAGCAGCAGCCATGGCACTCAGACTGGTACAATATTCTTCCAGCACTTCAGTAGCTTGTTGACTATTCATACCTGCGGCTGCACGTTCTGACTTGTAGTTCTTGGTCCAAAAATCCACAAATTCAGCTTTGTGTACGCCGTATTTCAGCAAGAAGTAGTGTGCATTGCTGTTGGTCTCGCCCATGATGGCCAAGTACAAGTCCACAGTGACCACTTGTCTACGTCCTGTAAACAACACCTGTGTTAGAGCACGATTAAACACTCGTTCTAATGAAGCGGTTTTGCGTGGAGTCAAATCTTCCCCAGCACGAATCAGACTTTGTAGGCTTTCTAAATAGCCACACAGTTCAGTTTCCAACATGACCACGTCACAGCCATATTTGGATAAAGTTTTTCTAAATGGATCATGTCTTACGAGACTCAACAGTAAATGTTCTGTTAGCACATATTCGTGTTGCCATGTACGTGCGATTTGCACTGCGCCTTCGATGATAGCGTCAATTTCGGGATTGTCTTGGATTTGATTTGAATTGCTCATGTGGACAGTATACTATAGATCTCAATAGAGATCAACCTTTCACGTACTTATTCGGCAGATTCCTGCTGTATAGCAGCCATTAATCCTGGAGAGATTCTGGCAGGCAATCTAGCTTGCACCCGGACCAACATATCTCCCAGCTGCCCATTACGATCTGGTAATCCACGACCTCTGGCACGCAACATGCTGTTGGGTTGTGTGTTGGGTGGTATGCTGAGTTCAATTCGATTGCCACGTATGTCCAACATGGGAATATCACCCCCGGTTATTAGTTTCCAAATAGACACAGTGGTTTCAGTATGTACATTGTTGTTGACTCGTTGCCATGTTTTATCTGGATGTACCCGGAATGTGATCACAAGATCCTGCCCATTAGGACCAATATTAGGGTATTGCACATTGTCTCCATCTGCGATGCCGTTGGGTATGTTGATTTCAACATTGTGTGTGCCGGTGTGTGTGCCCATAGAAACCACTCTAGACCCTGGAGCAGCTACATCTTGTATGGTCACCCACAAGGTCATTCTGGCATGTCCACGCTGTTGCGGCTGCTGGAATTTGGCTCCAAACATGTTGAAGATTTCGTTGAAATCAAAGTTATGATGGAACCCCCCACCTCCAACTGGATGTTGTGGCTGCGGGTTATTATAAGCTGCTCGTTTTTGTTCGTCGCCAAGAGTTTCGTAAGCTGCTTGAATCTCTTGGAATTTTGTTGTGGAACCACCTGCTCTATCTGGGTGATATGTACTTGCTAATTTTCTATATGCTTTTTTTATTTCATCAGCAGAAGCTGTGCGGGCAACGCCTAGGGTAGAATAGTGATCAGTCATTGTGTGTAGTTATACACACAGCAATGGATCATTTCTTTTCAGGAACCTTAGTACCTTCTAGTTTTTCATGTTTCTTCATGTTTTTGCAATTTTGTTTCACTTTGCCGTTGGCATCCTTGACTGGTTTTCCATTGCGGTCTTTAACATCCACGCAAACCCTTACAGTTTCTTTGGCCGCTTCGGCAATTACAAATTGACTACCCAGAGCCAGTGAGAGTGCGATCAACAGTTTTTTCATATTACTTTCCTATTTTTTGATTAAGTTCTTTTATTCAATAAATGCGCCTTTAGCGGATTCTTCTGCCATGTTATCTTTCTGGGAATGGTGGGATCACAGGAGCTGGTCTACCACCCCATCCTGTGACAACTTCTGCGTTAACAGGTGCCATGGTTCCAAATCCTGTATTTCCGCCAAAGCTTGTTGCCGAAGGTGCACCTCCAAAGCCACTTCCTCCGCCCAGGGACGGTGAGCCCCAGGACTGATTAACGGGTGTTGATGTACCAAACGCACCAGGGACGGACGGTCTCACAGACCCAGGCGGCATGTATGTTGTTCCAACATTTGGTGGTAAGGCAATTCCTCCATTGTTAGCTCCTCCGAGTTTTTCTTGTGTGCGACCGTAGGCTGCAATACCCAACACAGCGCCCATTGCTATGTGATATAGCCCAGCACCTTGTAGAGTCAACGGTTGCCATTGTGTTTGTACACTGCCATGAAATAAACTCTGTGTCAAACTCCAAAGAACTGGTGCTAACACAAAATCAAATATGCAGGTAATCATATAGGTCCATCCCATCATCGGACGCCATTTTGAATTCATCCAGTCTTCTTTGGCTTTTTCGCTAGAACTTGTTTGATGATTTTTTTTTGTCATTTTATACTCCCATCACATGTAATGCATGTTCATAATGTCGGATACGATCTTCTAATCCAATATAACCGCCATTGATGGCTCTGGTAAGCCCTTTTATATCTCCTGCGTCGGCAAATCTATTCAAGTTGTTGGTTTCCCAAAACCAGCAAGCTGATTGCGCAGCACCTTCAAATGTGGCCAAATATTCACTGGCTTCTTCTACTGGAATCTCCAAACTGCCAGCAAAGAATGTGTAGTTGTCACGACCGGTAAGCTGTATCAACCCACGACCACAGAACCGATATCCATCGCCGCTGGCTTCATCGCCGTTGCCCATGCGATTAGCATAAACTCTGTTGGCAATTTTTTCAGGCCGATTTGCATAAGCTGCTGCAATAGTATCATCAGTGAAATATTTGGCAAATGTTTTTCTTAGACTAGCAGCACGATAGTTAAGATTTTCTTTAACAAAAACAAAATTTCCTGACTCATGAGCGCATTGTGCAATAAAGGCCGACACTCTGGCAGGTGTGTTGATATCATAATCGGGCAACAGTTGATCAATAGCTTGGTACCAATGATCAATGTAGGGATTTTTAACCATTTGTTTAAGTTGACTTAGTGACAATATTGAGTTGCTCATTTTGTGTTATCCCATATTTTTTTTTGTTTCACATACCATTCTTGCCAACCTGAGTTTTTGGCTGAACATTCGTGATATGTTGTGTAGTTTTCCGTGACTGTTTTTACAAAATCTACTATGCTGACCTGTTCTCCAGAAATGGTCTTTAGATCAGCACAGCGTTCCATTAACATTTCTGGTGCTGCCGGGAACTCAGCAACCACTGGTACAGATGTGCAAGCTGACAAACTCATGACTAGTGGAATTACAATATACTTCATTTGTTTTTCTCAACGGGTTGATTTAGTGCTGCCGCATTGTGCGTGTCAATAACGACTGAAGGTATAGGACAAATTTCCACAAAGCGAATCACTTCTTGATTGCGAACCACTTCTCTGTCTATGTAACTAACAATGTTCTGTCCTTTTTCTCGTATGACTTTGGTGTTGTTTACCAGTTTGGTTATTACTTGTGTATTGGTTTCTGCACTGAGTTTTTCTGCTGCTGCTACTTTTGCTTCTGCTTCACGCACACGTTCTCGCCAGGCCATTTCTGTTGAATATCCGCCTTTGAAATAAACACCCGTGGTCAACAGCACTATGCCCAGGACCTGCAGAGGTATTCTATAAGTGTTTACAAACGGAATAAAACGCACAAAAAAGCCGGCCACTGTGGTCAGTGCGCCGGCTATTAGAATGGTGTTGACGATCCATGAAATGAATGCGTCAGGAAGAAGATGTAAGATCCACATGCAGATATTTATCTGCAAATGGTATTATAATCCCATGCTTTTTCTTATGTTTGTAGCTGATATACTTGTGATAGATTCATCAAACTTTTCTTCTTCTATTGTATATCCTACCCCACGACCGTAGCCAATGTGAGTGATATTAGGAACTACTAATATTTCGTATTGCCCTTGATACAATGTATCAAGATCTCGTTTAATAGCTTGTTTGACCTGGTCGATAGCAAATGGATTACTGCCTTGCCAGCCCTGGCAGTCGCGAATCATGATGCATACTTGTCCTGTTCGTTGTATCAATCTATCAAACAATGCACGATGCCCGGCATGCCACGGTTGCCAGCGACCCAACATCTGTATAGTTTCTTTCTTGAAATCAAACACAGGTCTACGGCGATTGTCTAGTATGTGTTGCCCAATGAATTCTACCCATTTTTCAGCGTTTTGTTCTGTGATTCTGAAATCATATACATTCGGAGGAATAAAGGCTCGGTTAGTATCATCATATCTACCAGCATCAATTGTGTCCATCCAGATGGTCCAATCTGCTTTAAAATTGTTTCTCATTTCGGGCAATGGTGCAACAAAGTCACAGATAACAAAGTCGCCCGAACATTTAACAGCGAACTCAAACATTCTTAAACTTTGTCGAATTCTACCTTCTCTGCTGAAATCCCAATCATTAAATCGTTTGCGTATTTCATCTGCGTTAAACCAGTCTACTTTTACATTGTAAAAATCAGGTCCAGGAATACCCTCATAATCTAACACACGCCCTGGAGATATTTTCATAACATCTCCGTGTTGTTCTAGATATCTTTTTAATTTTTCGGCAAAGTATGTTTTGCCTGCACCTGGAAGACCCATTATCAATATTTTTTGTGTCATATGTGTTTCTTTAATGAATAAATTGCAACATCATCTTTGTGATGATGTGCAACGTTACTAAAGTATTTACTGCCAGCGTTTTGCCACAGAATTATTTCCCTAGACTTTTGGAGTGGTGAATCAGGTTGCAAAACATTTAACCGTTCTGCAAATGATAGATGGTGTTTTGTTTATAGTATACCTGCTGCGGCTTGCATGGCCTGCAAGTCTTTGCTGACCTTGGTGTAGATGGGTTTTACATCTAGGCCAGCTGCAATACGCATCTCATTGAGATCGCCTTCTGTGCGTGCTCTATACTCATTGGGTGTAAGTGGAACCAGTTTGGCAAATGTTTCAGGGCTCCACTCATGCTTTTTCTTTTTGTACACCATGATCCAATCGTCGGGCTCATATTCTGTGAGTGTATTAAGATCTTTGAGAATCTCGTCAATTTGCCCAGGTGCAGCATTACGACGGCGCATTTCTAAGTACACTAGATAACGATTGGGTTTGATTTCGCCAGGGCTTTGGTCAGCATCAAGAACAAAGTCATATCCTTTTTCAAACCAATTCATGAGATCTTTGGCAGCTTGTTTGTCGCGAACAAAAAAGCTCACCACAATTACATCTGCATCTTCGCCCATCTTGGAACTGAATTCGTCGATATGCACGGTGGGCTTCATCATGCCCTCCATGTCTTTATAGCCTAACCCTTCGTTAAGCTGCCGGCGGCGCTGCTGCGGGTTGTTGAAGTTGTTGTTGTGCTGCATTTGCTTTCTCTTCATCTTTGTATTGATCTTTGTCGATATCTTCTGCGTAAGCATCGTCAAGATCTTGTAAATCTATTTCTTCACCTTCTAAATCAATGCTGCCTGTGCGTATATCTGCAATCAGATTCTTGGGCATGACGATCTCGACCAACCATACTTTTTTAGTTATTAATCTAGCAATATGTGTACCAGCTTCGTAGTCACTGGGTTCTGTGACCTTGATAGGAATCTTCATGTCTACTTTTTTGAATTTTACTTCACAATCAAATGGCAGCAATCTACGTCCACCACGTGGGTCTGGCATGAGATTTTCAGGCCACATGAATATACAGCTTATTTTGTATTTGCCAATATCAGGACCTTGCACTAGTTCTCCGCGATCCCAGTTACGAAATGCATAGATATCCAGTTCATCAAGAACTCGTTCAAAATCCAACAACGTGAGCAAACTGCCCTCACTAAGGTAGATATCACGGATGTTGTCGGCGACCATCCAGTAGTCTGTGTGATCTTTAAAGATGTTTTCGTCCATACAGATATTTATGGCAAGAGACTAGAACCTGTGCGCTTTGATTTTTTCCGCACAGAGAAATACTTATGCCGCAAATCTCTGAAATCTCGGTACATAGATCTCACACTACAAACACCTAAATATTCGTGCTAAACACAATTAGCAAACACTTTAGGAGAACCACACTTGAGTAGACAACGCGGGGCTAAAGCCCAAATCCAAAAACGCATCACAACACATATGGTAGAAAACACAATTCCATTTAATCCAGAACCCAGGCAGCGACAACGACCTATAGAACTCATCCCAAAATCACGCAATCAAGAAAATCTCATATTAAATCTACTCAACTCAGAACAATCAATTGTAGTAGCAGTTGGCCCTGCAGGTACTGGTAAAACTTACCTGGCTATGTTGGCTGCTGTAAAAGCATTTAGAACAGGCGAATGTAAACGAATCATCCTAACACGACCGGCCATTGGCGTAGAAGACGAACAGCACGGGTTCTTACCCGGGAATCTCGTTGCCAAGATGGAACCGTGGACTCGTCCCTTGCTGGATGTATTACGCGAATACTATCGCCCGCCCGAAATTGCAGCTATGATTGACGACGGCACTATAGAAATATCACCCTTGGCCTACATGCGTGGACGAACATTTAAACATGCATGGATCATTGCGGACGAGATGCAGAACGCCACGCCATCACAGATGAAAATGTTGTTGAGTCGCATAGGCACTGAATCACGCATTGTGGTCACCGGAGATGTAGAACAAGCTGACCGCGCCCGAGGCGAAAATGGTCTGTTAGATCTTTGTTCACGGTTAGAGCATTATCCAGTCAACGGAATGGCTGTTTGCAGGCTAACCGGGCGAGACATACAACGCCACCCAATTATAGGGAGTGTACTTGCACTATACGACAAATAACTGATCCACAGTAATGGGCCTTGTGCCCATTACTCTGTGACTGCTGGTGCGGCCTTTACCAATTCGTATCCGTTTTCTGCAAACAGTCGATTGATGATGTTTTCATAATGCTGAATGTAGTATTCTACGATCTTGTTAAAGTCCTTGGGCACATTTACCCCATTCATGTGGGCTTTAACTACTTGAAGTTTTTTGAAATCTAAGATTACATTGCAGGTCTGAATATCTTTGGTTTTGAGATTTTTAGATATCTCGGCAATTTCGTCGATTTTACCATCAGATTTTAGATAAAAGGTGATTAGAAAATATCTCATTTTAGATTTGCCAATTCAATTATGGTAGCACTCAAGTTGATCTCAACATCAGCAACTGAGTTATGATTTACAATACCATTGCGAATGATCACAACTGCTTGATCTTTTTGTTCGTCAGTGTCACCCCAAAGATCTAAATTATCATACATCCAACGGAATACATCTTCAGCTTCTTCTGGTGTGCTGCTTTGGCAAAGCAAAGTACGTGCTTGTCGAATTTGTCCACGCTTGAACATATCCACACAGTCCAGTTTCCAATCCTTGGCTGCTTTGTCTGTGGCACTGGGTGGTGCCAATGTGCCCGACTGTGAATTCATTTGTGTTAGATTCAGACACTTGCGTAGATCGGGATATGTGGCTTTGACGTATGTGTCTAACACATCCAAATCAAACTCCACACCTTCAGTTACTAGCACAGTAGCTACTCGTGCCGTGAACTCTGTGTGATCAGTCTTGGTAATATGAAATCCTTGACAACGACTATGTATTGGATCAATAATCTTGTGAGGATAGTTACAAGTCATAATGAATCGCACTGTGCTGGAATAATCTTCCATCAGATTGCGCAATGCTGGCTGTACACTTTCCTTGTTCATGTAGTCAGCTTCATCAATCAGCACAACTTTGAACCGGCCAAATGGCATAGTTTGTACAAAGCTGATCAGCTTGTCTACCCATTCAATCTTGCGACCTTCCTTGGATCCATTTACATACATTACATCGTACTGATCTATTCCTAGTTCGTTGATCAGTACTTTGGCCAAAGTGGTCTTGCCCGTACCTGCTGCACCACTCAGCAACAGATGTGGAATTGTACCTTCTCGGATCCATGATTGCACTTGTTCTCGCTGAGAGTCATCCACAAACACATATCCGTCAACTGTGCTTGGCCTGTGCGCCTCAACCCATAACTGTCGCATATTCAATCCTTTGTTGATTTAAAACTAATATCACATTATACCCTTGTTTGACGCAGGTTGTCAACTTTGCTTTGTTCTTTTCCTCTAACACTGTATGGGCGTCGCCCATTATGTGCGCCCAAGTGGAATGTTTTTGCCAAGCTGTTGTTCGTGCGAAGATTGTGTTTGCAATTCAGCGGGCAGTGGTGGTGGAACATAACGTTCTTTTGGTAGTTTCTTGCCAAATATTGATTCGTGCCGATTGGCCAATTCTTCTTGATCCACCGTGGATTTTCTTGGTCTTGATCCTCTACTCATACCAGTTCCTCAACAATGCCCAACATTTCGGCTGCAATGAGTAATGCTCCGCCAATCACAAGTGATCCTTGAATAAATGCAATACCTGCAACTATTCTAAGTGCGCTTTTGACCAGACTTACATAAAAGTGTCCGCGGCTGGTATCTTTGGGTTGAATTTCTATCATGGATTTCCTATGTGGGCAACGCCCCTGTTTATAATCACAGTCTGGTTGAATCAGACTGTGACAAATTTTACATTTCATTGTTGTGTCAAACCACGTTCTACTTCAGCTTTGGCCACACGTCGACGTAGACTTGAACTGGAAAAAGAATGATCTCTTTTGTTGAATACTAGTTCGATGCCTCGTCGACTACCTTCGTCTCGACCAGTAAAATCTTTGTCGCAGTATTCCACGCCCAAGATACGTACATCCACGGGCAGGATCAATAACAGATCAATGAGATCTTGTTCAGTTTGATACACCACAACTTCGTCCACATAGCGGCAAGCAGCCAATTGTATTTGACGTTCTACTATGCTTTGTACTGGTGAGTTTTTGGTATCTGGTCGATCTATTGTGGGATCAGTTTGTAGCCCGGCAATGAGATAATCACAGTGGTTCTTGGCTTCACTTAACATGGCAATATGGCCTGCATGAAACATGTCAAATGCCGAAAAAACAATCCCAATTTTCTTGCCATCCTTCTTGAGCTGTTTGATGTGATTGAAAATCAATTGTGTTGCATCCACTCAGGTTTGGCTTCCACATGGATTGCTGTGGAGAAAGTGTCATCGTTGGGCTGTTCGTCTGATACCATCATGATATCTTTGGGATCCACACGACGTAGAGTTACCTTGCCGTTTTCATCTTCAATATCAATACCTCGAGTCCAACGCCCATGTTCAACACAGATCCATTGCCCAGGAACAACATCTTGTTGCTCAGGGCCCACTGCATACACTTGGCCCCAGCGCGGGCGAATGCCAGTGCTTTTGCCATTGTCGTTAGGGATAATAATACCACTTGTGGTAATACGTGAATCAAAAACCATGTCACTCACAATCACTGAATTTTTCAGTGGTACAATTTGTTGACGTTTTAGTTGGTGTGGCTGAAAAGCAAATTTACTCATTTATTCCTCGTTAGGGTGTGTTGCTGCACGAGCCATGGCAGCAGCCAGGCCTGTTACGGGTTGTTCAACTGGCGGCACTGCACCCTGAGCTCGCAAGGCCTGGCGGTGCAATCTTGCTTGCTCTAGTTTTTCCTGATCAGCTGCTCGAATGGCTGCAACATCTGCATCTTTTTGTGCTTGTGTGCTGGTAGGAATTGGTTCAGGTGCTGCATTGGTAGTACGATTTAGATTGCGATTGACCTGTTGTGCTCTAGTAGAGATAATGTTTCCATCAGCATCTAGTTTATCGCCTCGGGCGTTCACTTGCATATTGCCCACCGCTCGCACTTGTTCATTTTGTGCTTGTAATGCACCAAAGTCAACAACTCGACCTTGCGCTGTTCTGTAAATTTTCTTTGACATAATTGTCTCCTTGAGATATTTAACGCAGGAACTCTGCGATATCTAAATTGTAGTGCAGGCTGTCTATTCTATGTACCCCCAATAGATACAACACATAGCTGGCCACTGAGCTCCCACGTCCTACACCCCAAATTAGATTGTTTTGTTTCATGATATCTACTAGAAATTTTAGATATTGTAATAGACTAAACAAGTCACGTTCTTGATACAGTAATAGTTCTTCTCCTACACGCTGTAATGCTGCTTCAGATTGGCATAGGTTTAACACATGTTCTGCAATGTCTAAGTTTTTGTATTGGTCAGGCATGAGCCAATTGCGTTGGTTTGTATGATCAAATTCTTCTACTGTTACATCCTGCAATGCTAGTTTGTTGTATTTTACAAAAGCAGGAATATTTTCCAAAATTACAGCAGATGTTTCTAAATTCACAGTGGCATCCACCAGCATGCCATCTACTTGCATACTATGCCCACGCATGAGCATGTTTACACAGTCGTCTTCGTTGTAGATCAGTTGACCTAGATGATCAGTTCTCATCGCTAGGAAACTTAGCAAATACCACGGTATTGGTAGTAGAGTCAGTAATGGGTGTTGATGTTCCGCTCCACTCAAGATCTAAATCACGCCAAGCTGGTGTACGATTTAGTTTGACCACTTGTTTTTTGTTGCCTATGGCAGGTTTGAAATTGTTATGGATAGGACCAGCATCAACCCACCAACCTGGCTCATCACACGGCCCTAAACTTTCTTGATCGCTGTGCAAGTATCGAACATTGTCTCCAAGGTTACTTTGTATGGTTATGTCTGTTATTATCATTCGTTGTTCTAAAATTGCGTTGAGTTTACAGTATAACATAATACCTATCACCTGGTCAATGGGCTCTTCGGGCAATGGAGTAATATTAATACCTGCTGTGGTCAGCGCTTGCATCTGTTCTTGATTATCTTGTTTGATAAACACAGTGTTGGTAAGTTCGTTATATACAAAATGATTCAACCGTTCCAAACTGGTCACATGATCGTCTTGATTGGTGGTGTTGGTATAGATAGACAATTCGGCTGTGTAATCATTGATTTGTAGGCGACCGTCAAACCATATGGCAGCACTCCATGCCATGTCATATTCTAATCTTACGTTCATGATATATCAATCTTGTTGTTAAATGAGTTGTTTTCGCCTGGTGGCGGTGAGTTCAGCGCCATCATTTTTTGTTGATGTTTACCAGTATAGCTTGCCAATGCCATGCGAATTTGGTCACAGAGATAGCTATTGCCCATCCTATGCGCTATGCTGAGTTTTTTATGTAGTTCAGAAATTTTTGACCCTAGTTGTTCTAAGGTCAAATCTTCTAAATTGTTGATAAACGGGTGTTCCATTTGACTCCTTGCTGATTAAGTTTACAGCAACAGTCGGCTAAAGTCAACGCATTTAGGCAAATACAGTTCCGTTGTTGCCAATACAGAACCATTTGTTGTTGATGTATTGCAATGTTACTGCACTACCAATGGTGTTGAATGTGATAGTCCCTGTACCAGAAGTTTTCCATCCAGCATTGGTTACGGTGACCACCATGTCCCCTGCATTGGCCAACATCATGATAGTTTTGATTTGACCGTTATAGCCAGCTGCTAACGTGGCAGTTGCAGCACCTCCACTAGTGGCAAAATATGTAGCTGTGGTAGTGATATTAATGGCACCTAATGCTCCACTACCTGTGCCAAGATTTTGAGTGCTGGGTAGATAAATTGGATCCTGGTTCTGACTAGAATCAAATACCGAAATAGTAGTACCGCCATTGCTGGTAGTGAAATCGTATGTGTATGTTCCTGTCTTATTATAAGTGATCACTCCGGCGTTATACCCTTGTAGATTACTGGTTCCCACGCTGACAGTATTGGGTAACGTAACAGTATAACCAATATTAGTTACTGTGATTTCCACACGAACTATACCAAAATTACCAGCTGCTGGAAAGTTGGTAAATGCCAAAGATATTGATCCACTGGTGGTCACAGTTTGATAGTGCCCGTCAACATAATCAATGGTCACTGAGCCTGATTGATTGCCTAGCTGGGCTACTATTGCACTGAAATCAGAAATGTTGGCATTACTTAATGGGCTGCCAGCCATGTCGTTGTCCAATACAGTGCCTACTAATGCTGCTTTAAGCACTGCTTTGCTTTGAAGATCAGTAATTTCATTGGCTGCATACTGAAAGTTAGTTTTGGTATTGGTGAAGTTGTCACGAAAACCTTGACTGTTGTTATCTTGTCCGGCTACTGGATAGGTGCCGTCGATGTCGTTTGGGTTAATTGCACTGGTCATATGTTTGTCCTACACTAAAATGTTCCTACGGGGAAATACTAGATATTTATCGAATGCATCTGTGTTGGTATAGATATCAACAGGTGCTTCGAATCTCATACTAGTGGCGTCAAATGTTGTTTCAATTCCAGATCCGATTACCAGATCAAACTGGGCACCTGTACCTGTTCCTATTATGTTGGTACTAGATATATTGTTGAATGCCTTATTCAAAGCCCAGTTGTTATATGTACCTGATCCCACTGTGGCCGTGACAAATACAACCAAATTACCAGTTACTGCAGAGTACGAGGTAACTGCTCCAAACATGTAATTGGATTGATCGTACGCAATAGTCAGGTACTGTCCTATAGAATAAGGCATTCCTGGACTTACGTTTAAATTTTTAGAACCGTTGCCCAGGGTCAAGCTGGTATTGCTAACTGTACTGTATTGAATCAATAACGGGGCAGTACCAGTATAATTTACTGTGGTTATTGCACCAGTTGTAGTGTTTATATCTTGAACATTAATGATTACATCATTTAAAACATCTGTGCCGCTTAGATCACTGCCCTGGATCAGTATCTTGTCACCAATATTGTATCCAGTTCCACCATTTGCAATTGATATAATCACATAATGAAGTAACAAATCAAACGTAGTTTCGGCACCCGGGGGTACCCATGCACCGTGAGTTGAGTCTGCAATCGGATCCCAATTTATACTGAGTAGTCTATCTAGTTCATAACGATCAACTTCAAAATCAACCAGATTAAGTTGTTGACCAAACTGAGTTCTTACATTATATGCAATTTGTCCCGAAGTTCCGGGGTTGCAATAGGCTATGACCCAGGCCGGAGTAAATCCTAATACTTTTCCATCTGCTTGCTTGCTCAACATCCACAACGGCAACAAGTTTGAAATTTGCCCAACTACATCAATCACTTGATTACGCATGTTGTCCAAGCTGTTGGGATACACTGTGGCAATCTCTGTGCTGTCACCTGCATTGATTGGATAAGGCAGTGTGACTTGTTTACTCACGCTGATACCTGAATTATTAACCAAATTATCTTGTATAGCACTATAAACTACTTCATAAATCACATTTCCAGTTGCGGGATCTATGGCTTGAGCTGTTTTAATTTCGCCTAGTATTAAGTTTTTCCAGTAATGATTTTCAATCAAACTACTGATATACAGTTCATAAGTCGAACTGGTCAACCCAAAGCAATGATCATAAATTACTGAAGTTGCTATCCCAAAGTTAGGATCTTGAGATCTAAATATCTTGTCTGGTGGAAATATATCTGAATTTTGAATCAAACTGTTGATCAATGCACGATTTGAATATGGTGGCATTGCTTTGATATAGAGATTTTCGTACGGCTCGTTGTACACTCGTAACACTTTTACTGTGAATGTTTTGAACACAGATATTTGTCCGTCGGAGGAAAATGCATTTACTGTGAATGTGAATTGACTATCAAATGTGGTCTCTTGTGGAGATTGAATTAGATTGGTGCGTAATTCTTTATCAAAAGTAGTAGTTCCTAGATCCAACGCAAAAGTATTAAAACTCACACGGCCGGCAATTTCTCCTGATGGCAATAATGATAATCCCTGTGGCAACTTATTGTAAAATCCTGGCACGTAATCAGTAGGAGGAATTGCACCCGGACGTAGTCGATACTGCAATGAACGTCCACCAGTGTTAACTGCTTGAACTTGTAATAAACTAGTTGATCCGTTGATTATACTACCAAGATCTGAATCTGTGAGCCATATTACTTGTGTTTCTACCTGGCCAGTTATGGTCACACTGAAATAGTATGGATCAGAATTTATCACTGGGTCGGCTGTATCTATTAGATAGATAGCAAAGTTATATGTGATTTCTGTAATGCCCAAATCTGGCAGATATCCATACAACCAACCAGTGAATGGATCAAGTGTAGTACCCGGCGGTAATTGTAATCCAACGCCTGGATATTCCAAGTATTCAATTGTATAAGGACCAAATGTTAATCCTTTGAATTGATATGCCCAGAAGTTGTCTGAACGAACTACACCAAGATCGCTTGGTGTGGCATTGGTCAAGAATGGCGAATAATTAGGAGTCTGTGATGCATCAACAAAAGTGTCATCTGAGGTGATGTCTGTGGTGGATGCTTGCAGAGTAGTTCTACTGTATACATAAATTTGATAATTTCTCAAATCACTACTTTTACCATCAGTTACACGTAATGTGAATTGGTAATTGGTATTGGGACTTTGTCTAACAAAGTCAAACGGAAACATATCAAAGTTTTGTTGAAATCTATCAAACCCGCCAGTTTCGTTAATGGGATTAACTGGAATAATATATCCAGTAATGAGCCCTTGAGTGCTGATAGATAGTCCTGGTGGTAATGTGCCTGCTGCCACAGTTATAATTGTGGTATCGCCGGGGTCTGGGTCAGAAATTTGTATTTGTATAGGATCAATAGGAGTTCCATCATAGAAGGTTCCTACATTGCCAGTGGGGGTGATAAATTGAGGAGGGTTTTGTCCAGTCACTGTGAGACTGAATGTGCGATCCGCCAGTCGATCAATTACCACCTGTCCCAATACTGTTTTTTTAGTGTAGGCACGTATAGCAAACACACTTGTGGTATCTGAATTCACCGGCAACGGAACTCCTTGAATGTTAGCAACAGCTTGTGGTGTTCCAGAAATTACGCCAGATGAATTGCATTGTATACCGGGCGGCAGTTGCCCTGCTAGCAAAACATAAAATACTTCGTTACCTGATGGGTCCGCTGGGTCATATGCCACCAATGGTACCTGATAAAAAATACCTTCTGGTATGGTACCTAAACTTCCGGTATCAGTGACCCAAACTGGTTGTGCCATGATTTTACATTCTTCCTACAACAATTTCTATTTTGCCATTCTTGCCATTAAAATTTTCTAATGCTTTACCAATCACTGTGCCCATTGTCGGCGTAGAACAGGCTTGAGCGTATCCGTTGCCAGCAGATACCATCATGTCTCCCTTGACCACCGGACCATGCACCAACGTGGGAACACGACCAGTTAATGCCACTATGGCTCTGTGGTCAGCAGTGAGTCCGTTATTCATCAAGTAACTGGGATTTTCAGATATCACCCCAGCTACTCTAGGATCTCCTGACTTCTGAGTTAATGTGACTTCTTTGTCACCGCCAAATACCACCACAGTACCAGGTGAATAGTCTGCATCCGCTTCGTAAACTTCGGCCAGGTCAGCATACAATGCTGTGGTTGCTTGTGCAAATACTCGATTGAAATATGAACTGGTTGATCCAATGTTGCCCACAGAATTGGCAGCACCATTTACAATGGCTGTGGCTTGGGCACCACCGCTATTCACAGTAAGTGCAGTGGTCATTGCCACACTGGACCCAGAGATACCGCCAGTGACTGATACTGTAGTTCCTGCAATAGTGCCGGCACTCACAGTACCAGTTGTACTTAAATTTCCACCAGTGACTGTGCCTGTTGCAGATACTGTGGTAGCATTCTGAGTTATAAAAGCACCCAACGTGGTGACTGATACCTTATAGGTGCTACCAGAAAAATCAACTGGGGCTACAGTGGCTCCGTCAATGGTTACCGTTTCTGTTAATCCAGATATGCTTGTGGTTGCCATGCGTATTTCCTTAAATGGTGATCAACAAGTCACCAGACAGAGTGGTAATATTTAACCCACTGATGGTGACAATTTCTGTTCCAGGTGGCGGCCCACCTTGTATACTCCATCCACTGGCTATTCTCCATCCTCTTCCTATGTTTATACCCATTTTATTTTCCTTATAATCTTCCTACTACAATTTCTATCATACCTTCAAGGCCTGTGAAATCTTCCAATGACTTACCAATGATAGATCCTGACAATGGATTTTCTTCTGCACGAGCTCGGCCATTGCCAGCAGATACCATCATGTCTCCTTTGGATACATTTCCAACTACCAGAGTTAGCACACGACCAGTTAATGCTACTATGGCTCTGTGGTCAGCAGTGAGTCCGTTATTCATCAAATAACTGGGATTTTCAGATATCACCCCAGCCACACGACGACTTGAATCAACGGTGCTTATTGTAACTTCTTTGTTGCCGCCAAATACCATCACAGTACCTGGTGAATAATCTGCATCAGCTTCGTATACCTCAGCCAAGTCAGCATACAATGCGGTGGCTGCTTGTGCAAATACTCGATTGAAATATCCAGTTGCGGAGCCAATATTTCCTACAAGATTTCCAGCAGCATTTACAATTCCAATTGCACCACCACTAGAATTTACACTCAATGCTCCTGTAAGACTAAAGTTACCGCCGTTATCAAGAATAGCTTTTGCATTTGCAGTAGTTGCACGGCTAGCAGTTCCTAAGTATAGTATATTTGTGTTGCCAAGTAGCCATGGGCCACTAGACTGAAATCTCACCTCGTTGTTGGCAGCAGACAAAATCATAGGACCATCAACTGACAGTTTAAATCCTGCTGTTGCTGATCCAACTATTATATTACCACTGCCAGTGATGTTACCTGTTGATGATATACCGCCACCAGTTATAGTACCTGTGCCTGAAATTGCACCGCCGGCACCAGTTGTAACAATACCAGCGGATGTAAGATTTCCAGTTACAGATACTGCACTACCCAGTAGACTTGTTCCAGTAACATTACTAGCTGCTGATATAAGTCCACTAGATATTAAATTACCACCTGTAATATTACCCGTAGCTGATATAGTAGTAGCAGCTGACACAGCCCCAGTTGCACTAATAAATCCTCCGAGTACCAATCCTCCAGTGCTGAACACAGCAATATTACCAACACCACCAATTGTGATATTTGCATTGCCGCCCGGCGTACCAATATTGACCTCGGATGTACCATTGACAATTTTGACACTAACACCTTGTGTACCTTGAGCACCAATCACACCCTGCGTACCTTGAGCACCAGTTGTGCCCTGTGCTCCTATACCGGCAAAAGACCCTGATATGCCTTGTACGCCTTGTACACCTTGCCCAGCAAATTGACCATCACGACCTTGTACACCTTGTACACCTTGCCCGGCAAACAAACCAGATGTACCTTGAGCACCAGTTACGCCTTGTACACCTTGACCGGCAAATTGACCATCAAGACCTTGTACGCCTTGTACACCTTGCCCAGCAAACAAACCAGATGTACCTTGCACACCTTGCACACCTTGACCGGCAAATTGACCATCACGACCTTGTACACCTTGTACACCTTGCCCAGCAAACAAACCAGATGTACCTTGAGCGCCAGTTACACCTTGAACACCTTGACCGGCAAATTGACCATCAAGACCTTGTACGCCTTGTACACCTTGCCCAGCAAACAAACCAGATGTACCTTGAACGCCTTGTACGCCTTGAACACCTTGCCCAGCAAATTGACCATCACGACCTTGCACACCTTGTACGCCTTGTACGCCTTGTACACCTTGACCGGCAAATTGACCATCACGACCTTGTACGCCTTGTACACCTTGTCCGGCAAACAAACCATCTGTACCTTGCACACCTTGCACACCCTGAGCACCAGTTGTACCTTGAGCACCAATTAAACCTTGTGAACCTTGAACACCTTGTACGCCTTGTACACCTTGACCGGCAAATTGACCATCAAGACCTTGTACGCCTTGAACACCTTGTCCGGCAAACAAACCAGATAAACCTTGTGTGCCTTGTGCAGCTTGTACGCCTTGTACGCCTTGTGTACCCTGAGCACCAATTAAACCTTGTGAACCTTGAACACCTTGTACGCCTTGTACACCTTGACCGGCAAATTGACCATCAAGACCTTGTACGCCTTGAACACCTTGTCCGGCGAACAAACCAGATATACCTTGCACACCTTGCACACCTTGCACACCTTGCACGCCTTGTGTACCTTGAGCACCAATTAAGCCTTGCACACCTTGTGTACCTTGCGCAGCTTGTACACCCTGTACACCCTGTACACCTTGAACACCCTGAACGCCTTGGCTGCCTTGTACGCCTTGAACACCTTGACCGGCAAATTGACCATCAAGACCTTGTACGCCTTGTACACCTTGACCAGCAAACAAACCAGATATACCTTGCACACCCTGTACGCCTTGCACACCCTGGAGACCCTGTACGCCTTGTGTACCCTGAACGCCTTGTACACCTTGTGTGCCTTGCGCAGCTTGTACGCCTTGCACACCCTGTACGCCTTGGAGACCTTCAACACCTTGTACACCTTGCACCCCTTGTGTACCTTGCGCAGCTTGCACACCTTGTACACCTTGAACACCCTGAACGCCTTGGCTGCCTTGTACGCCTTGTACACCTTGACCGGCAAATTGACCATCAAGACCTTGTACGCCTTGTACACCTTGCCCAGCGAACAAACCATCAAGACCTTGCACACCTTGCACACCTTGCACACCTTGTATGCCTTGTACGCCCTGAACGCCTTGTACACCTTGTGTGCCTTGCGCAGCTTGTACACCTTGTACTCCTTGTACTCCCTGTACGCCTTGTACGCCTTGTGTGCCTTGTACACCCTGTACACCTTGTGCTCCAGATCCTGCTACTGCTGCACCATTGGCATAGGTAAATCCAGCTGCTTGCACATTTCCCACAGCAGTTATTACTCCACCAGTAGTGATATTGCCAGTAGCAGTTATTTGTGCAGCACTTTGGATGTTACCCACGGCTGTAACTAATCCGTTAGTTCGTAAGTTATCACCTTGAATATTACCTGTAGCTGAGATATTACCAGCCAAGATATTACCAGCACTGGTGATGTTTCCTGAAACTGATATCAACGTACCAGTTAAACTAGTTGCGTTGAATAAAGTTGTTACATTGATATTATTAGCATTGACATTGCCCAGTAAACTAACACCAGTAGAGGTGAATGTGGCAACGGGGATAATTCCAGCTACGCTTACTACAACATTACCATTTGCACTAGGGATGGTGACATTACTATTGCCATTTATAATCTGGGTACCAGTGGCAATGGTAAGATTAGTAAGTAGGCTGCCGTCTCCAATAAAATACGCACCAGTGTTGGCTGTGATGTTTCCAGTGACACTTACTATACCACCTGTAAAGCTGGCAGCATTAGCACGATTAGCGGCTATAATATTGTTGGCGGTGACGTTACCAGAGACTGAAACTAACCCACCTGTGAAGCTGGCCACATTCACAATATTAGTAAACATGCCATTGTTGGCAATTGCATTGCCGGTTACTGATAATGTGGTACCAGTTAGACTAGGAGCATTAAAATTAGCCACAACACTGATATTGTTAGCAGTGACATTTCCTGATACTGAAACTAACCCACCTGTGAAGCTGGCTGCGTTGGCTCGAGTGGTTGCAAAAATATTGTTGGCAAAGATATTGCCCGAAGTTGACACTAATCCTGCGGTATTTAAATTACCACCAGTAACATTGCCCGATACTGAAACTAGTCCACCTGTGAAGCTGGCAGCATTGGCTTGAGTGGTTGCAAAAATATTTCCACCGTTGATATTGGCACCTGTGACATTGCCGGAGACACTTACTAGTCCACCTGTGAAGCTGGCAGCATTGGATCGAGTGGTTGCAAAAATATTGTTGGCGGTAACATTGCCGGTGATCTCAACCCCATCTATGGTGAATACAGCCACATTGGGCACACCGGTCACAGCCACAGAAACATTTGAATTTGCAGCCACAACAATATTACTGTTACCGTTAACTATTTGAGTACCGCCAGGTATCGCAAGATTGGTAATCAGGCCGCCGTCACCTAAAAAGAATCCACCAGTAGAGATGTTGCCCGATGCTGAAATTATATTACTATTGACAGTTCCTGTGACATTGGCTATATTGGTAGCAGAATCAAATGTAAATCCTGCCGAAGCGCCGGCATTGCCTGAATTGTTAAACAACACCTGTGTATTAGACCCAGGGACTGTGAGATTACCTGCTATGTTACCTGCAAAAGTCCCAATGAAATAACCATCTGTGTTGATGTTACCTGTAGCAAAAACCTGGCCACCAGTGTTGAGATTGCCGCCCCGGACGTTGCCTGTGGCTGAGATATTACCAGCTGAGATATTACCAGCACTGGTAACAATCAAAGAATTTCCAATCAGCACATTGGCAGTGACATTGCCAGATGCTGTGACAGATACTAGACTAATTGCATTGGTCCATACTCTGACTCCATCAGTTCCTAGTCTAAGAACATCATTGGCGTTGGTGCCATTGCCAAGATTTGGCTCAGCTTGATTTAATCCTAAGAATTGATAACGATCGGCTGTGAGATTGCCCAGATCTGTTACTGGAACACGCCCACTGATAAGTCTAGTTGAATTCATTCTGGCTTTATCCTGTTGATGTTTCTAGCACGCTCAATGTCAATTGCGAAGCAGAATTTACATTAGCACCCACTGCAAAACTGTCACCAGTTTGTAATATCAATCTACCGCCCACAAGGTTTATTGCATCGTTTGGCGGCAATAGCGCACTTTGTACCAAGGCCACATTATTCCCAGTTATTTTATATATATTTCCACTCACTGCGATAGTGTTACCAGTGATATTACTGACCTGAGCCAACAGCACTACCGCGCTGTATCCGCTAGGGCAAGTATACACATTGCCAATGACATCGGTCACGGTTGCTGTTACTGTTTTAAATGCATTTAATACTGTTGCCATGTTGATTCCTTAACTGTTACTTATGGCACTTCTTGCAAGGCCAATATGTAAGGGGTCATGATTGCAAACAATGATCGGTAGAAGTCATCTCCACTCACGGTTCCTGTTGCTTGATTCACTGTGAACCCTTTGCCTACTCTAAAGTTACCCTTCTGGTCTGTGCTAGTAAATGTAACTACACCACCATTCACTGTGCGCACCTCGTTTTCAGGTATTGGTATTCCGCCGTACTGTGGCAATGCTGTGGCTGGAACAGTTCCGGCTCCTACATATTCAAATGTGTGTGCGCTGGCAATAATAGCACTGCGGGTGTAGAATTCTAAATTGGTGCCAGGCACCAGATTGGCTGAAAATGTTTCTTGTATGAGTACAGTGGCATTGCCTGCCGATGGAGTATTGGGCTGTATAGTGTCAATAGTGTAATATGTTATGGGGAACAGATTTACGTCCCATGCACTGTATGTGCCCGACCCGTTGGTGCCAGTCACATCCACAATCAAGTCACCTGTGAGTGTATCATATGATTGTACTTCACCAGTCATGAAATTGATCGAATCATATGCTATGATTACATCTTGCCCTACCGAATATGATAATCCTGTTCCTATGATCAACGAAGCCACCTGGATTGCAATAGTAAGTGTAGTGCTGCTGGTAGTAACGTAGTCAAAATCATTTATAACCATCACGGTATTCACGTGAGGTTGTCCATTGCTTAACCCTTCAATCACAAAAGTTCCAGCGGTGCTGTAACCCACGGTGTTGCCCGAAGTTTGTAGTGGGCCTATCCCTTCAGATACCAAACCGTAGTTACCAATCGAGCAATCCGATCCGTTAAGTGTCACAAACGAACCGCTACGTGTTCTTAGGCCAATATCAGCAGCAATGGTGTAGATGTTAACTGCTTGACTGTATGCGCTGTTGAGTAGATCGACACCAATACCACCACGATTGATAATGGTATAGAAACCCAAAATCATGGCCTTGGTGCTAATACCGCTAACAAGACTGCCGTCAATCCGGCAACCAGTTCCTGTAGTAGTAGTCGATGTGATATTCTGTATGTAAGGACTCACAAACACATTCTGCCCTGGTGTAGCAGGATCATATGCAAATGCTGCACCCAAGTAATCTCTCACCGAGATCCCCCATACATAGGTGCCATTGGTCATGTAAAACAAGTCAGTGGCTGGATCAGCTGGTTTAATTGTGACTGTGCGTAGGTTATCCCCCATGAGTGCTGTGTTACGAGGAATTGTGATAGGAGTCTGTTCAACATATGTGCCCGACGATACACGGATAGCAACGTTGCCGTTCAGTGCAGTTGCTGCGGTACAGGCCTGTTTGATAGTACGGAATGGAGTATTCAATCCACCGTCGTTTGAGTCGCTGCCGTTTGTGGCCACATAGAATGTGTTAGAAACTGATGGAATAGGTCCTAACACATTGCCACTGGCACTAAGGATGCTGGTGTTGATACGTTGGGCTAGGATTGTGCTGACATCTAGTTCGTTGTCTATGGTCACCGTGGCCGAGAACCGGGTGTCCGGTGTGACTACAATTTGACTGCTGTCCGGAGAATCAATCAAGGTGGTAAAAATGTTACCATATACTCCCTGATTACCTATGATAGTATTGCCCTGAACTGTGTTGATACCTATAACATTGTTACCAATCACATTGCCCACAGCCGACACGTAATTTAGACTGCTGACAGTATTGCCAATAACACTTCCAGTAACACTGACTGCGCCAGTTACACTTAGACCAGTTGTGGTGAATACGGCCACATTTGATGTGCCTGCAATGGTAACATTGGCATTGCCGTTTGCTGTAAAAAATCCCAACTCACTGCTGCCAAAAGCTATGGCGTTTCTAGTGATATTACCTGCAATTGTAGCGTTACCTGTAATGTTAAGATCGCCGTAAACAGTTACCAAACGATCAGCAACTTCCAATGTTAAATTTCCATTGGCCACGGTGTTTACATTGCCATTTGTGACAGGAATGCTTACATTGCTGGTGCCATTGGTCAGGGAACTGGCGCTGGAAATATCAGTAAGATAATATCCATTACCTACAAAATTAGTTTGTGCAACTACATTGCCGGTTGCTGTTAAATTGCTACTAGTCACTCCATTGAAAGCTATAGTCATTACATTGGGCACATCTCCTACCATTGCATAGATAGCACCACCTGCAGCGGGGATATTTATATTGCTAGTGCCATTGGAGATTTTGGTAGTGCCAAACTGTTGCAGTTGGGCAAAATTGTTGTTTATTTTTATATACGCCGTGCGTAATGGGTCACCGGTTCCGTCATCGGGCTGGGCACCAACATCCACATATTCATAGGTCATAGATACATATCCTCTGGTGTATTTACCAGAGCTGCGTATCTATGTCTAACAGACTAAACGGAGAAGCTTGATCCGCATCCGCAGGTGCTGACCGCGACGGGATTGTTGATTACAAAGCTGGAACCCATGACGTCCTCACGAAAATCAATGGTAGAACCTTGTAAATATTGCATGCTCATGGCATCTACTATTACATGTACTTCTTCATAATTGAAGTCAAAATCGTCTTCATTTTGCTCTTCATCAAAGGTAAATCCATAACTGAATCCTGAACATCCGCCACCTTGTACAAACACTCGTAGCTTGATTGCAGGGTTGGCCTCTTCGGCAATGAGTTCTCGCAGTTTTGTGACTGCTCCTAGTTCTAGTTTCATAATGTGTTTAGTTTATAGTCTATCTGAGCACACATCCCAGTTGATGATACGCCAGATGTTGTTGAGATATTTTTCTTTTTCCCACTGATAGTCAGTGGCCCAAACATGCTCCCACCAGTCAATAAGTACACATATATCTGTACGTACAGCATGATTTTTGATGGTTTTGATCTCTCCACCGGTGCTCAAGTAAACCCAACCCGATCCCTGGATTTTCATTGCTGTTTCTTTCACAGCGTCTTGAAATGCTTCGTAACTTTTGAACTTGCGTTCAATCAGTTCCAATACAGCGCCTCTAGGTCGATTTGTGCCTCGGGGCGGTTGTAATTGTGGGAAGAATTTGTTGTGCAAAAAGCTACCTGCACGATTAAAATCAGCATCACCTTCGCCGGCATTGTAGCGTTTGGCATAGCCTTTGGCCAGATGCTCGTAGTGATAGTTGATACTGTCTGCACTCAGCACAGGTGCTAACTCGTCAGTAGCATAAGGCAGAGGTGTAGTTTCCAGTTTGGCTGGTCTTGTGCTGGCTTCTAATAGATCAATATGTTCACGCATGCAAGTATTTAGCGCCGACGGGTAATACGCCCTTTGGTGAGATCATACGGTGAAAATTCAATCAACACCCTATCACCCAGTAAGATCTTGATATCATGCTTGCGCATACGGCCTGAGATATAGCCGATAACTGGGTTTTTTACACCATCTAACTGTATACGGAACATGGTATTTGGTAGGACTTCTAGTACCTTGCCTTCTAATTCTATGTTTTCTTCTTTTGCCATTGACCTATTACTTAGCTAAAGTTGATTTCTGCTGTGATCTTTTGCAGACGGTCAAAACGGAAACTACGCCATTCATTTTTCTCCAGGTCAAATACTCGTAGACTGTGCGGATCTGGTTCTTTACGTGATTTCTTGCTTTTGACCAGCCCGTCCACATTTGCTGTGCTGGTGCTGAAAATTGCAGCATCAGGTTGTGCAGGCATCCGGCTGCTGTCTAGGGTACAAAGCATGTCACGTACAGAGCCATCGGCTTTGACAAAGGTCACAGTGATTGGGTTCTTTTGTAACAGACTGCGCACCCAGTCTCGGATTACAGTTTTTTCTGTGTCTGTGGATTCTTGATATTGTGTGCCCGGTGCTTTTTTGAGCAGTCGAAACACTTCACTCTTTTCCCAATCCATTATTGTATCCATACTATCTCCTTTTAAAAATTTCTACGACCACTTCAACGCAAACCAAGTTGCCAACTTTGGATCCTTGACTGTGATAGTTGGTATGTATTCAACTGTGGCGTCGCCCAATGGTTGTGGATTTATTTCCTTTTCAACACGCTCATAGAACCAGTCATAATCAGTGCCGTCTTTGGGTTTGTTCAAATTGCCTCTGCCCACATTTTTCCACAACCATTCTGTACATCCTGATGGCACACCTTGCCGAAACTCTAATGTCATGACCACCTCAACAAGAATAACGTAGCATCTTTACTTTCCTCAAAAGCAACCTCTCCGCCCCACCATAACTGGTATTCTCCGCAGTGTGTGTTTATCCAGTTTATTACATCCTGGCTATCATGGTGCAAGAATAAATTTGGTACCTGGACAATGGTCCATCCCCGAGCTTTGCACAGCACTTGTGCATCAATAGTATCAGACAAGTTTTTTGCAATTTTATCAATATATTCTTGTTGTAAATTCATTATGACCACCTTAATGCCGCCATTGTAGCATACTTGGCATATTTCTGTCTAATCTTTATTGATAGACGATTTGCAGCCACATCATTATTGGCCATACCCCAGTTCCAATCCCACCCTTGCCGACCAACATGCTGTTCCATCCAAGGACGATAATGATCGTTTGGGTCAGCACTGTCAACATATTCAAAGCATTCGCCTATACCCGACCATCCATCTCTATGACTGGGTCCAACTTTTACCGGTCCCTTTGGCCACGCTACATTGACCACAACCCCGGGCATGAATCTCCACCAAAGTTTGTCATAAAAATTAAGACCGCAAGGCGTCCACCTGCTGAGTCCATTCAAGTTTTTCCAACAGAACAATCCTTTGATTTCACTCTTGCTCATGCCCACCTCAATGCAAACCACATGGCATCTTTACCCTCGCCAAAATAATACACGATACTAGAGTCATTTACCCAACCACCGGGCACCGACTTTAGTCTTGTAGTATTAACAGACTCATTGGTAATATAACTAGGACAATTTTCTTTAGCCCATGCTAATGCAGTCCAATCTGGATCGTAGGGTAGTGTAACTGTCATGACCACCTCAGTATAAACCAAGTACGATCTGCTTCTTCACGGAACCAATACTTTTGATTACTGCCCACCCAACGAGCATTTTCTGTAAACCAATTATTTTGACCCATTATATCCAGCAGCCATTTATTCATATCATACCACTCTTGTTCATTATAGTTGTATGGTCGAATCCAATAGGGCCATTTGGGTTGATTGTCAGCATAACCAGTTTCAAGGCGTTTTGTCATCGACGCATATGTGCAGAATCTTCTGCTGCCTGCCGATTGAACACTGGCTGCAAACAACTCTTGTGCATCACAGCAATGCCAATGATCTCAGTACCTGTATACACTTTGACGTTGGAACTAGTATCATGCCCTTGGGTCACGCGGCTAGGAATATGATGTGTGTTAGTACGACCCACTGGCGTGTTTAGTTTATACACCAGTGGGTCTGCTGCCATTGCCCGTTTACGCTTGCGTTCTTCAGCTTCCACACCCTGGCGTTTCAACAGTTCTTTCCAGCTTGAATCTAGCTCACGGGCACGAGCAGCTTCGGCAGCATTGCGAAACTTGACCTTGCCCCGCTTTTTGCCACTCATACTGAGACTGGGGTGTGCTAAATGCATTGTCATATGTATCTCCAAGTAATGCTGTTATTATAGCATATACAGGATTATTGGTCAAGTAGTACTAGAGTATTACCTGAACAGCAGCAGGGCCATGAGCACAGCTTGCACAATAAAGCCCAGGCCAATTGTGATGATGTTGAGCATGTCTTTGAGCACCACAGCACGTAGGAACATCAGTACCAGGCCTGCCCACATAAACAATACCATATCCAGCTGTGGGGCACGGTCGCTGAGTCCAGACATTAGAGCCAACAAGGTGGGAATGGTAGCAGCGTGAATCACAATCACTGAAAGCCAACCCAGGGTCTCTGCTGAGATTTTTCCAAAGTGTTCAACAAAGAAGTTTCGAACTGCGGGCACAATGTTGTTGATGTTCATGAGCGGTCTCCGTAAAAAATATGACGTCCAATTTTTTCAATCCGGGGCAGTTTCCACCCCGGGCTAACATAGTCAGCATGATAGTAAAGTGCATCTTCTAGACCAGGCAATCTAAATCCTTCCAGCAACACTTTTTTGGCCACAATCTCTGATTCATTCCACAAGGGTTTGTTAATTGCACGAGTGGTATGGTTGCCTTCGCAGTACCAGCTAAACTGACAAACTACTTTTTCGTAGAATACATTTTTCTGATACACTACCCCGCAAACAGAATCGGGAAATTTTCCAGACTCCATTCGATTCAGGGTAACCTGCGCCACACCAACTTTGCCTTCAAACGGCTCACTGGCCGCCTCCCAGTAAATGTTGCGTGTCAAACATTCTAGCTCTTTGGTTCTTTGAGCTGCTGACACATAATTGTCAGACATGTTGTTGTTTGCTTGTCGTAGGTAATCGAGTTTTGTAGTGCTAGTCACAAACACAGCAGCCAACACCACCCATAGTCCAAAGACTTTTAGTAGGCGTGAGCTCCAGGTTGCAACTTGCAAAGTGGTTGAGGTTACATTTGCGTTCATAGGCTGTTACTTAGTAGGTAGTACCACATTGTGAAGCATAGCCCCACAAAATGGTACGTTTTGGCCAATAAGTGGGTAGTTATCCCACAATAGTATTATAGCACAGTTTGACTTATTGGTCAAACTTGCAAACCGGGATTGGTTGCATTTTGTGCATGTTTTTAGCACGAAGCTCTTGATAACGTTTTAGCTTTTTGCGATCGTCTGCTGACAGCTTGGTACTGCCGGGCATGTCCGAGTCCACCGCCTTGACAAGTTTTAAGAAGTCCAAGGCCATCATGCGTTCTAGATCAGGGTAAGTCATGCCAATCTGATCTTCATCTGTACGACCATCTGCCCAAAGTCCATCAGTAGGAGCAGCATCGATGATCTCCGGTGCTACGCCAAGTTCGCGACCCATGTCCCATACATGTGTTTTGAGACAGTCGCCAATGGGACTGAGGTCTACTCCACCGTCACCATATTTAGTAAAGAATCCCACTCCAAAATCCTCTACACGGTTACCTGTACCTACCACAATACCCTTCATGCTTTGTGCAATCTGATACAAAGTCATCATGCGCAATCTGGCTCTACTGTTGGCATACGCCAGTTCATTGTATACACCATCTGCTGTGGCTTTTTCAAACTGTTTAAATGCAGCAGTAAGATCAATATTTTTGTGCAGCACAGTGTTGGGGAATTTCTCTAACAGCCAGGCTCCATGTGCCATGCTTAGACTGTGAGTGGCCTTGCTTTGACAAATGGGCATGCTCACCGCATGTACATTTAGTCCGGTCATAGCACACAAGGTACTGACCACAGCAGAATCAATTCCGCCAGAGATTCCTATCACTAATGTGTCAATTTTGGCACTTCGGGCATATGCACGAATCCACTTGACAATTGTGTTGATACGTTGTTTTGGGGTCATAGTGTTGGCGGTTGCATTTTCTTGAGTGCTTCCCACATCTGACTTTTCTCTTGGCATTTCTTTTCCAGTTTTCTATATCGTTCGCCAAGTCGGCGTAGATCATCCCATTCTTTTTCCATGTCAGGATTAGGTGTGAGAATGTTGAGTCTTTGTTCTATCTTGTCCATCCAGGCACTCATGCTTTTGCCATTGATCTCAATGTCGGCGGTTTGGCCCTTTAGACTCATTTTGCCGCTTTGATCAATGTTTGCTAAAGAAATATTACCCGGACTCCATGAGGTTGCCCCAGTGGCATTGGTGGTATAGATGTACGGTCCTACAGTACCAGAGGAGAGTCCTACAGTACCAGAGGAGAGTCCTACAGTACCAGAGGAGAGTGATCCTGTAGCACCAGTAACTTGCATATCACTAGCACTATACCCTACATCCATTGATCCAGTGACTTTACTAGTAGTCCATGGATATGCATTGGCATTTTGAATTGTTTGATCGACTTGGTCTTGTGTTAGGATGTCAACAGAGTTCCAGATCTCGCGAATGTCGCGGAGGTTTTCAAGATCCAATGATGATAACTTGTGACTCATGATTATGCCTTGGCAGACAATGCTTCTTTTTCGGCAGTGATTTCTTTACGGCGTTCTTTGATGCCCTTGCTCATTTCCTGCAAGGCCTTGCGAGCGCGAGCTGCTGCGGCTTTTACACCTTTGGCTGTGAATTTTTCATTCTCTGCAATATAAGTTTGGTACGCGGCGACGATTTGGTCGTGATTGGTCATGATATTTGTTCCTTTGTTAATGACTGGATGTTGTGTCCATGTCAATAGTATATACTCTTGTTGACCGGAAGTCAATATTATTCTATTATAATATGGCGACGTTCCCATGAATCCCATATCACCGTGAGCTTCCAATCACCAGACCAACTTAATTGGAATAGTTCCAACGCCCTATAGTCAGGCAAGTGCAAGCGATTGTCTTGTATGCGAGCACGACCTCTAGGATTGTTTTTGATCCAGGACTTGAATTTAGCATCCGGCTCCTGGCCGCGATATAGTATTATGTATTGCACAGAATTAGCATGAACTTGTGTTCATGAAATATTTATCCAAAAGGAAAGGCCCTGTACGGGCCTTTGGCGTGCGGAAGTTGCAGTTGATTATACCGCTACCTTGTCACCATTGAGAGTGGTTTCAGTAGAAGTTGGCACTGCCACGGTCTTCACAGCCTTGACTTTGATTTCGCCCTTCTTGGCGATTTTGCTCTTTTCAGAGATCTTATTAGCCACAGCAAAGCCAGCGTCGCCTGCTGTGATACCCAGACTCTGCAAGTGTTGCAGAGCTTCCAGCTTGGTCATTGCCCTGGGCAGTTCAACCAAGTTGATATCGGTGCAGTTGTTTTTGTTGAGAATCTTGATACGTGCTACCAAGTCGTTTGCAAAGCGGACCTTAACAGTGCCATCGGCATTGGTTGCAGTTCCTGCTACGGTAAAAGTTTTTTCAGTCATGATTTAAGTTGCCTTTTGAGTTGATTTAAATGCTGTTCCGCACAGCTGACCTAAGTATAACACAGAGATTGGTCAATGTCAATCTTTTTGTTACATTAGATTGGGGATGATTCACTTGGAACCAGTATTGGTGATTTGGCCTGTTTGCAGCATGCTTTCGAATGTGTCAAACAGTGTTTCAAATTTGCGATGATACACCGTGGCCAGAGCAGTAAACTCATTGCCCAGTGCTCCTTGATCAGCAAACAGCTTGACATCATCTACCATGCTCCAACATTGCAGGATTTGCTGTTCCAGATCAAAACGATCTACTTGAGTTGTTGGAACTATAGTCACGGATTCCGTGGATTTGTTTTTGCCTTTTTTCATTCTTCAACTCCAGATTTCTTTTTTGCTAATTCTTGTTCGCATTGAGTAATTGCGGCGTCAAGCATAGCAGTTGTAATTTCTTTGGGATTCATTCCAAAATGCAGTTTAATTAACTCTACACCCTGCCCGCGACTAATCATGTCACGCAACATGGGATTCAATGCTATGCAACATTCCCGCACAATCAACTCGGCAAATTTTTCAGCGTGATCAACACCCATCCATTTACCGCTGGTATCTGTTCCGGCCTGCTGCATCAGTTCTCGAATTCGTTCGTTCATCATTCAACTCCGAAATGTTCTTTAATCTCGTCCCTAATCTCTTTCAACGCATCATAAGTCCATTCGCAGGCCATTTCACCTGCGGCACTATTGCCAACTGGAATACGATATGTTTCAATCTTGTCAATACATTCCCGCACAATCAACTCGGCGAACTTTTCCTTACTGAAGACGAGTTCTCCATCGTATTCCACAAGACTTTGTGCGGCAAACCGTTCTAACATAGGTATTTTATTCATAGTCCTACTTGCTTTCCAAATAAACAATAAACTTCGAACCACTTGGTAGGAGGATTCTCAATGAAATATGGATTCACACGGAATGTGATTTCCCAGTCTCTTGACCACTGAAAGTGTCGTGTTCCAAATCTAATATTAAACCAAAGATTGCTCATACATTCCCCAATCCTATTCTACTATAACCCAACCGGCTCTTGATATCTTTACGGTCTTTGTTCTTCTCTGGTTTCCACGCTCTGGGATCAACTGTAGCACCTGTGAGTTCATATCTAAAATCTGGGTCATAAACCATATAGCCCAGTTTGTTCCATTTGATTGCTCCATCGTCAAACAAAAAGATACAACCACGACACATACAGAAACTGGCACCACGATCACTCATGACATTGCCATTGACGGTGCCCACATACTTGACAACATTACCCTTGTGCATTTCTCTCAGGGCTTCCGAATAATCAATCATTCTTCAACTCCAAAATGTTGTTTTAGATTGGCAATAATAAAACTTTTAGATAAAATTAGTGTGCCTTCTTCGGTGGCAGGCGAGCCATCAATCCAACTTACACATTCCTGAACAATCAACTCGGCGAACTTTTCAACATCAAACTTGTTACCAATATAACAACCAGTTTCATCATAACAACGAGGTGTTGCTAACTTCTCCAGTTCTTTAATTCGTTCGTTCATTTTGCCATGATCCTTGCCAACACTTCACGAGCCGCAGACAGGTCTTCTACTGGCCAAGTTGAATAAGATTGTGTCCAAGCAACGGAATACATTTTCATTTTAGGCCTCCAAGGCATAGGGCTTGTCCCATGTGCCAATGTTGATGTCAATGTAGTGTGAGCGATGAAAGTAATCAGTTTGGGCGTCGTCTTTGTTGAAGAAGTCCGGACCTTCCATAGCAGCCTTCATCTCGGTAAGAAACGCTCGGGCCTTGCCGCTGTAGTGTTCATGGATCCAATAAGTGTTCACGTCCAGGCTACGATTCTTGCGGATGTAAGCCACTTGGTCCTCGCTCATCTTGTTACCGTAGTTCTTGGCAGCATCGGTTTGGATGTAGTTTTCAACAAAGTCAATGCTGCCTTGACGCACATTCAGCACCAGTGTTGAGTGATTGCGAACTGCAATACTTGCCTTGATGCCGTACTTTTTGCAAATTGCCTTGATAGTAGGGGCCAGTTTTGCTTTCATGTCCTGGGATACGTATGCCATCTTTCACTCCTGTTTGTTGCTGTCTATGTGTATATTATAGCAAATTGAGAAATTCTGGTCAACCGTTTTTGCTACACAAAAAGTAGTACTAAAAAGTATTACTTTTAGGCCATGTTGAGTTGAACTTGCAGACCTTCCCAAGTGCCGCCAAGGCCTGTGGAACACATCTCAACACCGTCACCTGAACGGTATGCTTCGAGTGCATTCAGAGCCTTTTGAGTAGCGGCATTACAGTTCACAAAGTCACCGACACCGTTGCGAATCTGTTTAGCGGTGGCATAGAAACATGCATCACCAACAATCACGCGGAATTTTTGGCTGGTCCTAAAACGCTTCATGTTCATTTGGAGCTCCTGTTTGTTGCTGTCTATGTGTATATTATAGCAAATTGGGAATTATCGGGCAACCGAAATTTGTAATACTCAAGTATTACATCGACCAATAAGATTCTGACGCAGGGTTGCACGACCAGGGAGTGTCACGGTCAATTTCAATGTCCTGGCCAGTCATCAGGTTTTTAACTGTTTTCATTGTGGGAAAGAACTCAATGCGGAAGCCTTTGCTCACAGGCCAAAGTTCATATTGCAGTTCACGGACTTCACGCTTCATTTCAGCTTCATCGCGATTGCGCCATACAGTAGTCGAAACCAATCGCTCACCACTCTTGGTGCGACGATCTGTTTTGTAAATGTACACGGTGTGATCTTGCTTGCTCATGAGATTCTTGCGAGTGACCATGCGCGGTTGATAAGTTTTGGTATCAACAATGTCCAGCTCGTCAATGCTCCAACCTGCTTTATTGCAAAGACGAGTACGAGTGGCGCGAGCGGCACCAAAAGTCTTGTATGCACGGGTTCTGTGGGGACCGTCTGTAACAATGTGCCCGGTACCTTTTGCGACAATGTAAAACATTCTAGCTCCTTTGTTGCTGTCTATGTGTATATTATAGCCGATCTAGCAATTCCGGTCTACCGTTTTACACCATATTTTTACAAAAAAGAACTAGATTTTTGTGGGATTTTTGCAACAAAATTTTGTTGTTTTTTTGCAACATTATCCAGTTCTGCTTCATATCGATCTCCTTTGTTGCCATGGGTGTCTATAGCGCCCGTCGGCACCCTTGTCACGCCGCTCTGTAGTGTCTCCAGCTGTCGTGGTCGCCCGAGCGCTTGCCTTTTTCCTTGTGGCATACACTGCATAACTCTTGTAGATTCGCAGTGCGGTTGTCTGTGTTGTTGCCGTTCTTGTGATCTACTTCTGTGCTGAGTTTAAAGCCGGTGCTCTTTACCAGAGCCCAATTTATCACACAGGGGAACCCCAATCGGCTCTTGGTGTTGCTGCAACGATTCTTCTTAAATCGCGTGACACCTGGCGCCAAGGGATAGTCCATGTAGCTGTTCTTGTGGCAAGTGCCGCAGAACACTCGGTACCGCACGCCTTCTTTACCCACTTTGCCACGCATGGGAACGCAAAAACTGCCACAGCCTAGATTGATACAAACGGGTCTAAAATGCAATACTTTTCCCACAATGTGCTCCTTAGTGTCTATGTGTGTATTGTAGCCAATCTAGCAATTCTGGTCTACCGTTTTACATCATATTTTTTCAAAAAAGAACTAGATTTTTGTGGTATTTTTGCAACGAAATCTTGTTGTTTTTTTGCAACATTATCTAGTGCAGCTTCAATTTGATCCCAGGGCACACCGTGTTCCTTATACCCTTCTGATAGCATATTCAAGTATTCTTGACTGGGATAACCATCAGGATTATCGGGCTGCATACGGTAACATTCTGCCATCACAATATTGCCTTGATATTGCACAGGCAATATGTCACGGCCGTAATAATACGGATATCCTTCCAGCTGATCCAACGATTTCAAATGATCCGTATCAATCAGCCACAGCACACCATCAACTGAAGAGTCAGCTGGCACTACATCAGCATGTCGCGCAAATCTAAACTCATGATCCAGCAGGGTGGCTGCACCCATGCTGATGGCACCAGGACAACGATGAGCCATCTGGGCGGTGTTTGTGTTCATGCCATATGCAAAATAAAACATCAGTCGATAATCAAGTGTTTAAAATAGTCAAAGTGGCGTTCCAGTGTCCAAGTGTTTGGATCAACTGAAACTCCGTCATGGGTTTCAAATGTGGCCTCAAATACCTGACTGTAACGTCGGAATGGCAACCACATGTCCGGAGTGGCACTGGCCCACCCTGCATCTTTGAGTTGGACATGTTTTGCACGGCTCAACTTTACTGTAGGGGCATTCAGTGCCTGTTCAACTGTGATTGCCCCTGCCAGCAACAAATCTCGAATACGTTTTAGCGGAATTAAATGTTCAAAGTCTGTTTCTGTATCAGCACCTTGTTCGTGATAATGTGCAGCCATGTTGTCACGTTGTTTGATACAATACTCGTGATAACGACGAATTTGTTCATCAATATCAGTACGGATTTCTCGCAACAGTTGTTGATCATTTTCCACAGCACGATATTCGTCGATGAATCGAGCCAGTTGTGTGTTACAGCGTGTTGCTACTGTTTTGTAAGTTTCCGCAGTGCGTTTGGTCTTACTATACACTGGTGCTGTGAATTTTTCAAGAGATTCTTTAAGCATGATTATTCAAACAATGTGTTCCAAGTTGATGTTGCTATGTAACTTTTTTTATCAATGTAAGATTCATCCTTGATGTTGCCAATTGGGATGTGGCCATGCAATTCCAGATGTTCTTTAATTAATTGTCTTTCAAGTTGTTTTACGTGTAGAACAGGATCATGAATACTAGGGCTTGGCACCTTGGTTAAATCATAAACCGTAAGTTTCATTCCAACACGATTTAGATTCTTTCCAGTTTTCTGAAAAAAATATTCGTCAATGGTACGCATATCACTGCCATTTGGCCCAGACAATCGATATTTCCACCCAAGTAAATGTCCAGCTTGTCGATATGTACGATCACCTGAGTTTGAGTTCTTATCTACACTAATCCCATGTTTGACTATCATTTCTTGATATTCAAATGTGTATACATAGTAGATTACATCTAAAGCCTTCATGATTGAAGAAATATCTGATGCCTGAGAAAGTGAAGCCAATTCAATTTCGTAAACTGGATACGGAGTAGTTTTTAATATTCGATAACTCATTTTACATCTCCTTGGGGAACAATCCTTCAGCAACATTGCCTTCTTCAATACCCATCTTGGCTCCTTCGCCGTGATATGGCAGATTCAATGTGCCACCGTTCCGCATGTACAGTTCACGCAGGAAGTTGCTCATTGCACTTGGGGCACTCCAGGTACTACCTGGATTTACATGTTCCCATTGCACTTTGGCCTTGGCGTGAATCAAGTTGGAACTTTTAAAGGTATTCTTGACTAATTTAAGAACGTCTTGCATCCAACCGGCAGGCAACGGTGTAACAACTGCATTGATGCGATGCAGCTCGTACAATCCAATGTACACACCCTGATCAATTTCTTCTTGCATAGGGAATACATCTTTGATTGCAGTTAGAATATTAAACAACACCTTTCCGCTGTCATCAACTTCAATGCCTTTTTGTGCATACTTAAAGTGACTGAAGAAATGATCGTTGTCGCCGCGCAGGTTGTCGCTGGCACGTGATCCTTTGTCTTGCAAGTCAATACCCACAGCATCAAATTGATCTTGCATAGTGCGAGCTCGTACCACTTTGATATCACGGCTTCCATTTTTGTAACGCACTAGGGCATTACGATGAAGGTCGCCAGGATTCAGTCGCTTGACGCCAGTATCATTGAGCATTTCAAATGCATAGCTGGCAAAGTTTGGGTCGTCAGTTTCAACCACAGCACAAGGAATTTCTGTAAATCCCAGAATACCAGCTGCAATAGTACGATGCTGGGCATCATACAAATAGGTCTTGGGCAATCCATTCAGGCGACAGGCAGAACCTGGCGAACAGATACGAGGATCCCATTTGCGCATGATGTTAATGATGTGCTTGTGAATAACATCACGTTGCACCTCATAGTCGATCCAGAGATCCTCAATCAAGATCATTGTGCTTACTGGAAATTTATGTGACATTGCACGAGCACGGGTTTTCCATGCGTCAATGTCTTTTTGTGTTACTCCGTAGTGTGCTTTGAGTTGAGTTTCAACCTCGGCAATAACATCCGTGAGTTTACGTGTGAGGCGTTTAGCTGCCATTTGAGTTACCTTTCTTACCGGAACAATACCGGATTAGTTAATTAAGTGTGTAGTATAGCAGCACCTGCGATACTGGTCAACCTCTAAATAATTGCTATTTTTTCGTTGGCAGATCTGCGATCACTGTACAACTGCTCGCCCCTGGCTCGAATCAAATCAGCTGCCGATTGCGGATGTTGAGTGAACATTTCCACAAGATCTTCTCGGTCTATACTACCATCCACACCGATGGCATAGATTTCATAATGCCGTTGTGGATTAAACCTTGCGCGAAGTTTCCAGTGCTCGATGTTGAAATTCTCTTTAGGCACAGGTTTGTTGCCCAATATAGCCCAGGCTTTGAGAGCAGGATCGTAAACTTCGGCCACAGCTTCTAGTCCGTTGCAATCCCACATCACAACAAACGTTCGTGGGCGCGGTTCTTGATCGTCTTGAATCATAATTGAAATTGCTTTAGCACTTGTTTGGCTTGATTGAAATTCTTGATGTCAAGCTCTATAGTCTCATATTCCAGTAGACACATCAACGTACTGGCTTGAACTTGGTCTTGTTCATTGAGATTTTCATACCAGGAGAGAAATTCATCACGTGTGGAACAACTCCAAATCTTATCCAACATGGCATATTGTGATCGGGTAAGGTTGTCAATTTTTATAAGCATGGTTGTTACTTTTCTTCGTTGTTGATTAATCCGTTACTGCGTCGATCTGAAACATTATCTAGGTCTTGTTCCAATCGTCTTTCTTTGATTGATTTTATACCTAAAACTTTTTCTCCCGAGCAAAGCAAACATTTGGGATTGCCACAATCCAATGCATGGTGTTTCACAAACTTGTGAGGTTCTGTAACTGGAACTCTAAAAGTTTTGGCGATCTTGGTTTGCTTTTTCACAGCATTCTCATCTTTTTGAATGCGCTTGTTTTTTTTGATTTTGTCTTGTTCTGTGCTCATTGCCACCTCAGTAAAAATGCAAAATAATCTCGCTCACTGTCGAAATAAAAAACATATCTACCTGGCTGTTGATAATTGCTCATCTCTACCAGTTGCCATCGCCAATCATGCACCAGTTCATCTTTGCACCATTCGATCATCTGGTCCAGAATGCCTGTTTTCTTTCCAAGTTCATGCGAATGTCGAAAACTTTCCTTGTCGCGTACAGCATAATGATCTAAAATTTGCATGTATTATTATATATGTACTCGTCTTCTATCTCTGACACTTTAGACCATAGAAGGTGGTCATTGTTTGGTCCTGAAACATCAGCACCACAGATTTGGGATTTGGAATATATTTCCAACAAAAGTCCTGGCCTTGCACAAGACCATCATTTCTCAATTGGTAACATATTTCTATACCACGAGCAGCACTGGTATTCTCAAACACAATTTCATACCACATACGATGCTCGTATGTATTGTTCTAGTTCAGGTGTATGCATGTCAAATAGCTGCAACACAGCATCGTATATCTCAAAATACTGGCAAAAACTTAGACCATACTCGATGCCCTTTAACGCATCCCAGGTATAGAGCTTTTGCCAGTGTTCAAAGTCAGATTCTGAAATCTTGAGATCTCTAGCATTGAAACGAGCACTCAGTTGGTCTACCATATTTTTAAACATTCTTGCTCAATCTAAAAGTTTTTAACAAAACATAATACTGGTCTTGCTCACCATAGAATGGTTTCCAGCTTGCATTACGTCCAGCAACTGATATACTGCCACTATCAAATAAACTATCCATGACTCCGTACAAACTATTTGTATGCCCAACTGCAACCATAACCGGGCAGTCCTGACAGTCACGAAACCAAAATTGAGTAGTATCGTGTGCCCGTCGATATTGCACTACACGTTCTACGCTATGCAAGTTCCAAACAAGTGGTCCAGGAGATTGTGTCCTCAGGCGTGCTGGTACTGGTTTTGTCAATTTCATCACGTTGGCCACAGCTTGGTCTTCATGATAAAAGTATGGCAAACGATACAGCATACCAACTTCGGCTTTGGTCAGCTCGTGATTGCCCACAAGAAATGCACCCAACTTGGCTCGCCAGTCAGACACTTTTTGATCACGTAGTTTTGCCATGACCAACTGATCCAAAAAGTGTTTTCTCACAGCAGCACCACACACACGGTCTTCTTCAGTGACCTCTGTGATTTCTTCAAGATCTGTCCATAGTCCGTCTCCAGCATTGCCAATGCGCCAACTGGCACAACTCAGCACCACTGGATCGTCTTGAAACTTTAGTTTAGGACTGCTGGTATACGGATCTGGCAGGTTAACTTCTGTACTAGTATCAAACACAAATGTCATATCAATCCCAAAGATTTTGATAATATCGGCCGAACAAACGAAATCCATTTTGGATTCTATTTTCAACTACTTTCATTCCATCATAATCACATTTGTATGTGTTGTTAGGACCATCTTTCATTTGAAAAAACTTATGTTCACCTTTGGGCACTTCGTTACCATGCACATCAACTGGAACCCACAGCATATCAATTTCGCCTTCACGGAAAGCATCTTCCCAGGAGTTGTCAACTTTGCACTCAAATGCAAAGATCATTTCGTTTATGACCCACTCCCAACGAGCAAAGTGGTTGCTGTCAGTGTCATACTCATTTTCTTTGGGGGCTGCTTCGGTGCTGCGTAGGCCAAGGCCTTCGGGCAGATCTGAATCATCTACAAAGCCAGCGCCGTGTTGTTTTTCTTTCAGTTGTTTCAGCATGGGCAGGATGATGTGGGCCAGGGTATAATCCATGCTCCAAGTGTCATAGCGATCAATCTTCACATACTCAATCTTGGGATGCACAAAATCCAAGAACCGTTGTGCAGCCACACACAGTGGATTCAGTCGATTCTTCCACCGTTCAATCACAGGCTCGTCGTACTCAATCTCACGCCAGAAAAACACTTTTTCTAGTATGGTATACGGACTCAGCCAATGGTCACGATAACCAGATAGATATACTTTCATTTTTCAACCTTTTGAATTTCCCAAGTGCCATCGTTACGGTCAATCCATTTTAGATTGTCGCCGGTGTTCCATCCTGCTTCATCCAACATGTCTTTGGGAAATGGCAACACAAGATCACCACTGCCGTCTTCGGCTTGTTCCAATGTAACTGTCCAAATTTTGCAATTTTCTGTAGTCATCATTTGCTCCTGATACGATCAAGCACCTGTTTAGCTTCACTGAAGTCACTGTGCTCTATTAGAGATTCTTCCAGCTGTTCTTGTAGTTTACAAATAGTTGCCTCCACTGGATACGGTTGTGACCAACGCACTGTGTATGATACCAGTTTGTAATCATTCATATTATACCTCAAACGTTTGCAAAGTCCAAACGTCAGCCTGGTGTTCGTAACCAATGTATCCACGTGGGTTACATACCACACGACATGAACCAATCATGTAATCAAAGTTATGATGGGTATGTCCATGTGTCCATAACTTGATCTGCGGATGATTCAACATCAACTCACTCAAGTCCGAACTATATGCGCCATTCATCATGACATCATCCTGGTACTGTGGTTTGGTACTGAGCTTGCTAGGAGAATGATGTCCTACCACTACAAACTTCCCTGCGGGATTCTCTGCCACTGCTGCACGAATAACTGTGAGCATGGCTTTGTGATCTTCCACAGAATCCTCTGGTGTGAACGTAGCCGGCCGTTCGTGAAATGTCACAATCTCTCGATCGGGATCATCAGGAAACTTTGGATTAGGCTGGTAACCTTTGAATGTGATCATTCTAAGACTATTTTTGATGCAACGGTAATCATTCATCATTTTACGAATACTATACAAAGTATGTGGATCTTCTTGATTCATATCAGTCCACAGTGTACCGCACACAAAGGTCACATCACCCAGTGTGATGGTTTCTTTTTCCAGCACATGAAGGTTCTTCAAGTAGGCCAGTTTTTCACGAAGGTGGGATATTGTGGTACCGTAGTCACCATGATAATGTTCATGGTTGCCCACGATGTAAATCACGTGCTTGAACTGTGCTGCACAGTTTTCAAAAAATTCGTGATACTTATGGCTCTTGGTATGTTCGCCCAGGAGATTGTGAACGTCACGATCAGCTAGATCACGTGCCACACAGATATCGCCGCTGAGAATCAATACATCGGCACCTTCGGTGTTGTGCAGTTCAAGTGGTCCAAATTCCAAGTGTACATCAGATGCTAGTGCTATTTTCATGTAATACTTTCAATTGCTGTTTCAATATGCTTAATGCAGCAGGGTCACCTTTGGCCACTGCTGCTTCTTTGTCTGGATACCGTTGTTCGAATCGATCTCGGATTTCTTCAATATTTCGTCCGGTACACACAAATTCTTTTGTAAAGTAATTATAACACAGAAATTGGTCATTTACAGGTTCAACTTCTAAAATAACCAAAGTTTTGTTGGCCACTCTTGTCAATATATCTTGTGCTTCGGGCGTGATCTCAACTGCTGGGTTTACTCGTACAGCTTGAAACAAAGAAACTATTACCCATCCAACAAGTATGCTTATCACAACTGGAAGTAAAAAGTCTAACATACAGTAATTACCCCTGACGAATTGATTCTAGTGTGATCATTTTGCCCAATTCACGCTCAAAGTCCAGATCATCTGGAATCACATAGTGACGGAATTGATTGTCATCCTTGCGTCGATCGTAGTGTCGAAATGTTATAATCTTGCCACCTATAGCTGGCATCACAGTGATGTTCAAGCCTGTATGGCTATCAATATTGTCACTGTTACTACGAACAGCGGTAAATGTGTCAGGACTGGACAACCCGTATTTTTCTTGCTGGTCACAGTACTGATCTTCTTGTGCCCAACGAACGATCATGCGTTTAAACCATTTCATGCTGCTTTCCTTTGTGTCAAATATTGTTCCCACTGTACCCATTTATTCTTGACCAAGAATCCCCAATCACGTTGTTTGATACCTGGCATGAACAAGGTCCAGCATTGAATATCTGGATCCAGTTCAATCCTGTGATAGGTATTGGCCTTGGCTATACGGAAACTGCCTGCACCGCACCAACGAGCAATTTCACCCATTTTGCGACCTTGATTATCAAACTGTGGTTGCCATTCCCAATAGCCACCTTTCAAAATTAGTGTGGCAAAGGGCCATGGATGATCATGTACATCGTCCGGATCTGATTTCAAGAACTTATGCACAAAGATATTAAATGGAAACCAGTTGCGATCTTTGAGAAACACATAGTAGCGTTCCAAATAAGGCTCGTTGTCTACGCGATCTTGAATAACACGATGCCGACCCAGTTTTTGAAAAATTTTCTTAATCATTGATCAATTCCTTCATGATTGTATTATACATGAACTGTGGTTATTGGGCAAGAAAAAACCCTGCATTGAGCAGGGTTTTTGGTGTGGAACCTAGTTAATAGGATTAGACCAAACCAAGTGCCATTGCTCGGTAACCAGCAGCCACCAACTTGCGGCTGGGCTTGCCAATCACGTACTCAGTGACTTGCACACCATTGCCAGCTTTACGGTTGTTGGCATATACTGCAAATCCGGCTTGACGAACGCGGCTAACTTCGGCGCTCATGTTCTTGATGCCAAAACGCTTTTCAGCAGCAGCAGGGGTCACTGCTTCGCCATTTTGCAAGGCGGTGAACAGTTTAAAAGTTTTGGTGTTTTCGCTAATACGCATGTTTTTAATCTCCTGTAAAGTTGCTGTTGCCACAGCATGATCTTAGTATAAGCGATCTGTCATATCAATGCAACATTTTTGGCAATCAATTTTGCCAAAATGTTTAGAAATAAACGGCGCACATAAATAACAATGTAACCGGAGGCACCCATGTTACACACCATAACACAACCCAACGAATATCTACTGTCTTTGATAAAAGATGATCCTGTACGTCCAGAAATTCCTCTCAGCGACCGTGTGAATCACAACAGTCGAATTTATGTCTGGATGAATGGTGACGAAACTGCTGCTGTGACTTGTGTAAAGTTTCTAGAGTCAGTTCCTGCTGCTGTGGAAGATATGGCCAACATGGTCGAGAGTGCCACCACAGCGGTATTTTATACCATCTGGAGTTATGCTGCCGGTGCTGGTCGTGTGTTGATCCAAGAAGCTCAAAAGAGCATAGAGACTGAATTTCCGGGCATACAGACCTATGTGACCTTGAGTCCCAAAACCGAAATGGCTCGGCGTTTTCATCTCAAAAATGGTGCTCGAGAACTACGCGAAAATCTCAACACCATCAACTACATTTATAAGTGATTAGATAAATAAAATACACACACATCACACACACTTTCTATATTCCACAAACTAATAGGAGGGTGTATGTACCAGGAATATCTAATTTATTGGATCCATAGCGATCAAGAAACCAGCATAGAAACACAAGGCTATGTTGGTATTACTAAAGACCTAACTCGCAGACTTAAAGAACACAGAAGAAAACACAACTTTCTGGACAACAGAACGGTAGATGTTTTTCTTTATGGTGATAAACTCTATTGTAAACAAATAGAAAAATCATTGCGGCCTAAACGCAATGTTGGGCTAAACATTGCCGAAGGCGGTGGGCTCCCCCCAAATGTGAAGGGTATTAAACGGAGCATGGAAACCAGGGCCAAAATAAAAGCCAGCATGGTTGGGTTTAAGGGCCAAACACATTCGGAAGAAACCAAAGCAAAGATGAGATCAGTAAAAAGAACTCCACATTTACATACAGAAGAAACTAAAAAACGGTTATCAGAGATTGCCAAAAATCGAACAACGCCCAATTCTATGTTAGGTAAAAAACATTCCCCTGAAACAATAGAAAAAATAAGGGCCAAGGCCAAAGCTCGATGGACATAAAAATGAAAGCCCCGCAAGGGGCTTTCTTATACTTGCTTGATATGTCTGCAATCACCGCGGAAACGAAATCCTGAGCAGGTACAACTATAGCTGCCATCAAGTTCTGTGACTTTGTACTCATCGCCTTTGCTACCTTTTACAGTCCAGGTACGGCCTTCGGGTTCTTTCAAACCAGTCGCAAACTGCACTGGATTCACCACAAACTTGCGACCACGGGTATCAATACGGATAAAGTTTTTAAACGTTTTGATGTCGTCTGTGACGCGGGGCCGGAACGCATACATCTTGGTCTTGCTATCATCCAGCAAGTAGATGCCGTTGGGAACAGAGTCCTTGTAGTCGGTTGTTTCGGCAAACCATTTCATTTTGATTCCTTAGCTGAGTCTACGGGCATTACGTTGATATTGATATTCACGTCTAAGCCACCATTTGTATCGAACAAAGTATTCTTTAAAAGTATGGCGAGGTTGGCCGTATCCATCCAGCTCGTCGCAGTTTTCACGCCATAACTCAACCAACCAATGTCGAAATGACTGATTCATGTTTAGTTCCCGCCTTTAGTAGAGATACTAGTGTTAACCAACAGATTGAACAGGAACTGTAGACCCCACGCCTGAAGCCACGTGATCTCGTTGACGCCATTGATGGCACCAACCAAGCACCCGTTCCACAGCATCCAAACAGGCCAACTCAACAGGAAGGACAGCAAAAACAGGCCTGCAATCACAGTAACGATTGTTCCAATGGTCTCAGAAATTTTTATCATGATATTTTACTTTATGATTAATTAAGCAACAGACAGCATGTTAGCAGGCACACGCCACAAGCCCTGCGGTGTACGCACGGTGACAAACTTGATAGCAATCTTGTCCACGGTGCCAACAAAAGTCAGACCATTTTTGGTGCTGGTGAATTTAACTGTGGCACCCAGCATGAGACTACGCTTGGTTTTTTGTGTGAGTTGAGCCCGAGCATATTTCACAGCGTCGATGATACTGGTCAATTGGTCGTTAGTAAAATTACCATGCAGGATTGCGGTGTTGATTGCTTTGATATCCATCACAGACTCCTTTTTGCTGAACATGTGTATATTATAGCCGATCTTGTGTTTCTGGTCAACTAAAAAAGTTGTGGTTTTTTACAACAAAAATGAAGTTTTTAGCTGAAAATTTGTCTTTTTGTTATTTTGCTGACAACTTTAGTTGTAATTGGTGCTATTGATATAACCAACCTAAGTTGAGTTTTTGGTGCATCCAGGTAAACACTGGCACTGAAAACTCTAACTGCCAAATCCCATTCCAGCCTAGATAGTGTTGGCCGGGCAATTCGCTAGGTCCAGTTAAGTGTGCTGGGTAATCTGGCCTATACACTCCGGCCCACACAAATCGTGGATCAGTGATGCCAAAAAAACTCACGCTCACAATTTCTACGGCTGTGGTGGGATCAGAATCCAATTTATCAACATGATGCACTTTTATTACCGTTTGATCAGTTGCAATAAAATCAAACTCAAAATCTTGAGTATGTGTTAACATTTGATCAACACTCTTACCGCCCGCAGTTATCACCACCCTTGGCCGATTTATCGGGCGCAATCTCAAACTCATTATGACCTGATAATCAATAGCCATGCTTATCCCAGACTGCTTCAAGTTCTGGGTACAATAATCTAGCATTGTAGCCATATAGTGAATCCCATTTACGGCAATGATCTACCATGTGTGCCAGCAAGGCATCTGCTTGTTCAGGTTGGGGTGTAGACAAAATGTTCATGCACATCTGCGCCTGCTCTTTCACAATCAATGCATGATTGTTCAGATCACTTGCATTGTAATCAACAGGCACTTTTATTTCTGCCAACTGATCTAGAAAGTGTTGATATTGATTGACATACTGTTTTTTTACATGATCTGGCAACAACACTGCATTTAAAAATGCTGGGCGGGTAACTGACAAACTTTTGACTATGAGATTTTTTTCCAAGCAATGTTGCAATAGTCCAACAAAATAACCAATGGTTAACAAACTTATTGCAGGCCGCACTGTTAGTGTAATGTTATGATTGTTACAAAATGCTTGATAATTGTCAATATTTTTTAATACCTGTTGAGTGTCTGTGCCTTGGCGTTGATAAGCATTGTGCTCGTCTACCGTTTCTATGCTGACTTCAATTCCTACTCTCCTGAACAATTTTAATTTGTTTATCAACTGAGTATTAAACACTGTGCCATTGGTTACAAAACTTAAATTTAAATCCAGCCGATCATGCGCAATCATGTAGTCAACAAAATCTTCAAATCGTTTGGTTAGCAAAGTTTCGCCACCCATGAAATGTATGTTGTTTAGTTTGGGGATTGCAAGAAGTTGTTGCAGAAAGCTGTGCCAAACTTGTTCATCCTGAGTCCAGTCTGTACCAAGGTAAGGCCTAGAAGATTCAATGCCCCACTTTATCTGCTGACTGGCAATTTTACTTGATGCATTCGGACCGCACATTTTGCAAGCAAGATTGCAAAAGTTACCAAGGTCTATATGTATGTCAATTGGATGAGTATCAGTAATGCCAGATTGATTGAAATGTTTGAATCCTGGGCTTTGTACCACGCTCTGGACAAAGCTCTGTTTAAAAATTGCACTCTTTTGATTGCTCTTGATACGTCTGCTGTTACCACCAACTTGCTCTTCTCGATAACAAGTAGAGCATGCACTAACCGGATAATCTCCCAACACCTGCTGTCTAAATTGCTTGACCGGCTCACTATTAAACCAGTCTGATATGGTCATAGTGGCAATGTTGTAATTGCCAGAACTGTATAACTTGTGTGATTCCTGGCAACAAATACCCAAGCTACCATCCCAATAGATGTGTAGCTCATACCACGGGGTATTACAAAAAATATTTTTATTGATCACGATTGGCTAGAATTTTATCAGCTAATCCGTATGCCACAGCTTGATCAGCTGTCATAAAGAAGTCACGTTCCATGTCTGACTCTAGCTCAGCATAAGATTTTCCAGTATGCTTGACATAGATATCAGTTAATACTTTTTTCCAACGTAGCAATTCACGTGCCTGGATTTCTACATCAGTGGCTTGCCCTGAGGCTCCTCCCAATGGCTGATGAATCATATGACGTGCATTAGGTAAGATATACCGTTTTCCTGGTGCGCCAGCTGTTGCCAGCAATGATCCCATACTTGCTCCTTGCCCCATCACAATAGTTGCAACATCAGGTTTGATAAACTGCATGGTGTCATAGATGGCCATGCCTGCGGTTACACTTCCGCCTGGTGAATTGATATACAAGCTGATTTCTTTGTCTGGATTGTCTGCTTCAAGAAATAACAACTGGGCACAGATCAAGCTGGAACTGTGTCCGTTGACTTCGCCGTCCAGCATGACCACACGATCACGTAACAGTCGACTGTAGATATCATAACTGCGTTCGCCTTTGGAGGTTTGCTCGAGAACTATGGGTACTAGACTTGACATGGTATTCCTTGTTTGATTTTTATCCACTGACCTTGTACATAATCAGTGAAGTGATGTTTATTGTATAGGATTTTTTCCTGCAAAGCAAGATATTTGGCTTGCCAATATTTAGGAGTTTGCTCACATAACACTGCTAAAAAGTTTGCAATGTTATCCGGATTTGTTAAATCCAACTGTGTGATGTCTGTGAAATCTTGAATGTAAGATTCAAATCCACGGTCTTGTAACCATTGAGTACCACCATCAGGATCGTATACCAAGAATGGTCTACATCCTACTATGGGTTTGTAAATCTTTTCACTCACAAATCCTGAACGATTTATGTCGTATATAGTTTCGGTAACAATGTTGACCAAATGCCGTTGCCAATTTTTAATATGTCCCAGACTCGCAATGTCATTGGGCGGCCCGTAGTGTTCTCGTCCTGGGTTAGGTGCTAACGTATCTGGTTCTCGATCAGTATCAAGTAGAATCTCTGCTTGACCGTTGACTCCTCCCATGCTTACTATTCCATGTTTGACAATATCCATTGATTCCAACTGTTTGTACAGTTTGCGCCTGTGCAAATGTGGTTTGCGATTCAAACACATATAGGCTGTGTTGATTTGAGTTGCGTCTAGTAATATGTCTTGGGCAGGTGGATTTAAATAATGTTCTACAAACAATGCACAGAAATCCACAGCATGTTTGCCTGGATAGTACCCCACTGTTAAAATCTCACAGTCAAACTCATTGTACCATGATTGTTGTGGTATAGCTTGATCCAGCATAGCTACCAGTATAATTCTATCTACTGGATTAGATTTCAGCCAAGCCAACACTTGCTGATGATACTCATTGGTGTACCACACTGAGTTTATAACCACAGTTTGACTCAAGTCTATTGCAATATGTTGTAACAAACTATCAACTATACTTTGTTCAAATTGTTTAAGAGGCAAATGATTACCCCACCCATTGTCAAATTTTTGTATAATCATGTGTTGTTAAATTAATTTGATGATTGCAAATTTTTGAAAGATGTTGTCTATTGTGCATGGCAATTTTGTGGGCCTGTGTTAAAACTTCAAGTTGGTCACTACGGCTGCATTCTAATAGTCTATTCATGCTTTTACGCATGAGTTCCCAACGTGCTGGACCTTGATATAGGTCATAACTTTCGTCCCAAATTTCACTGTAGGTACGGAATCCTAAACTGCGTAATCTTGCAAGATAATATTGTGGCCCGTACACCAGGATGGGTTTAGCAGCCATGAGTGGACGGATGGTTTTTTCTGTGGGAAAAAAAGTATTGCCTTGCGTAAAAGTTTCACATACAATCTCAACAGCAAACCGATTGTAATATTGTAACAGACTGGTATTGGTATCTACCCAGCCCATTGGATTGCTAAATTGATCTCTTACTGATTTAGAGTCAACACTGGTTATATGATTTCCGTTAAACCAATCAAACAAGTCCACTTGTTTATGCAACGGGAACCAGCTAGATATGATCTCAAGATTATGCTGATGCTGATCTGGGACTCTCCATGGAAATTCTTGCATAAGGCTGGCAAAAATTTGTCCGCTAATAGAACCTGTGCCAGCCCGCATTAAATTATAAAGTATTGCAGCACGACTCATGGTCAACCGCCCAATGAATATACCAAATGGTTGTTGATATTGTAATTGTTGTTCTAGTGTAGGTTCGGTGTGTTGCCAATACTCACGCACCATGGTAAAAAAATGACTTATCTTGCTGCATCTAACACGCTGATATGGCACAAATTCAACAGGATTGCACCATCTCAGTATCTGTACAGTGTACGGTGATTGTTGCCTATTTTTGAGCCAATCATTTACTACTGCGGTAACACCAAACAATTCCAAGCTAGGACCTTCGCTATGCAGGTCTAATACCAAAGGTTCTCCTTGCGGATGTTGATTCAATTGCTGTTGAAATTGCACTGGATTGGTCCACCAATCACCAATGAATTCCACTGATATGGGTTTTGTCATCTTAATACTTATGTTCCACTAAATACCACATGAGATATTTACTAGACCGATTAGACAGATTAGTATTACCACTTGCCGAAGGTGTGGGCCTGGCCAATCGTAAACCTGGCGAAAAATTCAAAAATTCTGTAGGTGACATTATTACCTTCCAAAACTTAGAATTTTATCCTACCTCGGGACGATTCAACACTCCTGACGAATTGCAAGCCGGTGTAGATGCCATGTTGGCAGATAAACAAGTTCCAGCTACTCAAATACATTGGGTCAATCAACCAACCAAAAGTGCAGGTGCATTCAGTATTGCTACTTTCGCTGGTGAAGATGGTACTCCTTACTACCTAGGCCGATGGGCTGGTGCAACTAGTGCAAATCGTACACAAAACAAATTTGCACACGACGACATTCCTGGTGGTTTTAAATATCAAAGCCGCGCAGGACAAAAAGAAAACTCTGGACTCAAACCCAGCGAATGGTTGACACAGTTTCAGGACAATACTCCCGACTCTATACTGTCACAAGTTCAACAACATTTTGGTGCTGATAGCGATGAAGCTAATGCACTTGAGATCTTTATCAACTCAGATATTCCATGTACAGTGCCGCGTGGCAATATGAATCCCGATGCTTTCCGTGATTACTTTGCTGAAGTGCTACAACCTATTGCTCTAGTAACAGGCAAACGAGTAGGCGGCAATGCTGAAGAAGCTGCTGATATATTCTTTGGTGAAGGTGGTTACAGTGAATGTACCATCAGCTTCAACAGCAATACCATTGGCGGATTATACGACAGCTTGTTGGTCAATCCTGAAGGTAAACAAATCAAACTCAGTAGCAAGGGCAAAGACGGCGCTTCGGCGTCGGTCACAAACTTGTTGAAATCTGTAAATGAACTATCAGTCACGCCCAAGGGTCAAAAACTATTGACCACACACAAAGATGCCATAGAACTGTTAAACATCATCCAGCAGGACGGTCACTTTGGTGCACCGCTGACTCTGGGTGTAAAATATGGCATCATTACTCCTGAAGAAGCTGCACAAATTCCACAACTTAAGAAACTTGGACCAACTGACGATATCGTTGGTACAGGCATCCTGAGTCCTCACTTGGAAGAACTGTACAGTCGACGCAAAAGCAAAGATCCCAAACGTGTGATTCCCCTGGAGCATATGACCGCCAGTATTGCTTACAATGTGGCCAACTACGTGAACAAAAATACTAACTTTGGTAAAGCTGCTTCGGAGATCCTAAACAATGCAGCCTTGGTGCAGATGTACACTTATACTTCTCACACTGACCAAACTATCACCATCAGCAAGTCGGAAGCAAAATACCCTAGCGACACAGTGAATGGTGTATTGTTGGATGCCAGCAAAGTTTATTTTAGCACAGGCGGCAAAGGTAACTTTACTTTTACCATTCTCAAGAACGGTGCCACAGAGAAAGATGTTAATCCAATAGATGCTGTGGACAGTCTAGATGATCAACCACCTGCTGCTACCAGTGCAGCTGATCTAGATGCCGAAGCTGAGAAACCCAGATTGGCCGGTCCTGGAGCAAAAGCAGCCAGAACCAGTCGCGAACCCAGAATGGATCGTGCCACCCTGGGTCGCGAACTTCGTTAACGTTGAAATTCAGATATTGAATCGCAGATGTTTAGTTTCAATGCATCATGGGCATCTAGCCAAACATCGTGTGGCGGCAATAGTTTGGATTTAATCACTGCGTCAGTTAGCCCTGTACAATCTTTGTAGTGCTGAATCATGCGTTTTTGCGTGAGCTCAAATTCACGTATGGTTGCAAACAATTCGTGTGCTTTGCCGTCACTGCCCCAACTGAACTGATGACTTAAGATACTGGTGTTAGGTGTGAGTGTGCGTCGTCCCGGTGTTCCTGCTAGAAATATCAACAATCCAGCTGATGCAATCTGTCCCAATCCTACTGTTTTTATACTCAACTTGGAACTACGCATGACGTCGATCAGTGCAAAGGCTGAGCTCATGTCACCGCCTTCACTGCAAATACTTAAAACTAGTTCTTTACGTCTCTGGGTTCTTACAAAGTTTTCATGCAGTATCCATTCAATCGCTGGCTTTACAGTATCAGTGTCAATTGGCCCCATCAACACAAATATGCCAGCGGCATGCAAGTGTTGTGAGTGCGTCCAAGTGCTGGTATCCGTTGTTGCCGTTGTTGCCATATCACATACTTATTTGATAGTAAGCTGATCAAGATATTCACGTAGAATATTTTCAATCAACTGATTCAAAGTAATATCTTGTTCATGTGCCCGCAGCATTAGCTGATACAACAGTTCTTCTTCAATTTCAATTTCAATGTTTTCACGTTTGCTCATATTAACCTCCAAAATATTTAATGACCACATCCAAGGCTGCAATAGTTTGAGTATTGCCGACCACATCTTCAGGATGTAGCCAATAGCCGTCGGGATTAGTATCAGACCTGGGATTCTTTTTCCATTGTGCTAGTTCTTTTTTAAGATACGCACGGCAGTCTTTGAGATTGCACAGTGTAATACCGTCAGCAACTTCTGCATCTAATTCAATTTTTTTCATTATTCGACTCCGAAATGTTCTCTAATCAAATTGTATGCTTGACCACGGCTAACCATATCACGCAACATAGGACTTAGTGCTACACTACATTCCCGCACAATCAACTCGGCAAACTTTTCTCTATCAAATTTGGCATAACTGCTGGCATAACCTTGTGGACCTACCATTTCTACAATCGATGTAGCCTGTTCAGCAAGTTCTCGAATTCGTTCGTTCATTACATATAATCCTGAGGGTGTTCATCTTTTGACTGTGTGTCTAAGTATTGAAAGAATTTTACAAGACCATAAACACCAACCACAAACCAAAATAATTCAACAATCATACTTTACTCCTTGAAGTGTTCTATCACTGCATCAGCAACATCAAGGTAAGTGTTTTGCGGTAGATTGTTGGCCACAACCTGCATGGTTTCCCGAACAATCAACTCGGCGAATTTTTCTTTGTCAAAAGTTTCAAACCCGCCAACGCATTCAGAAAAGTGACGATCAGTACATTCTTCAATAAGTTCTCGAATTCGTTCGTTCATTTTGGTTCGTCCAAAGGATGCATCACCCCTGGTGATCGTTGGGTGTAAAATTTTTCATCAGGTACTGCAATCACCATAACTTCATCTATAGTATTGCAATATGGGTCCAATGGGTTTGCGTATTTTACAATAGCACATTGAGTTTCTTGCCCTTGCTCAAATCGATCCAGCTTGCTCAGCAAGGTCAATAGATTGCGCCGAGATAGATAAATTCGTTCGTTCATTCTTCAGACCCTTTTTTCACATGTTTAGCACGACGACGATACTGCACCCGACTCTGCTCTGCACGATGACGAAATGGAGTGTCACGAGAGTACAGTTCCACAGCACGACGGCGCTGTCGAGGTAGTTCAATTTGAAAGCTCAAGGTACGCATTCGTATCTCCGTAAAAAATCCGGTATATGCTGTATTATAGCACACCCCGGATTAGTGGTCAACTGCTTTTACGCAATCAGTTTAGGTATTTTTCTGCGTGTTCTGATATGCTTTCATGATACCTTCGCCAAACTTAGTATAGTCAAATTTGGAACCTGCTTGAGCCAATTTGATTGATTCCTGCATGATGGTAGTGGATGCATCTGTAGAGGCTTTGAAAGCCTTTTTGGTATAATCAGCTTGTGTGTCAATGAATTGATTCATTGACTCAGCAATGGTGCTGTTGGTGACAAAAGTCTTAACGAATTGTTTTTTACCATTTTGAATGGTGTCGATCATGGCGTCTGCTGTAAACATATGTTTCTCCTAATTTAAGCAAGTAGATTATAGAACCCGCCCTATGCAGCATCCTATACACTATTATATATGATAAAATGCTGCGACCGCACATTTTTAGGCAAAATTCAGAAGAAAAATACGCAGGTATATGTAGTCACTAATAAATAAAACATAGGAGACAATCATGTTCAAGAAAATCGTAGAATTCTTTACTGGAAAGAAAACCGAAAGCAACTTTGCTCATCCCCTGGATGCAGTTACCGCCCCCAATGTGCCACAAGCACCATACAAGGTTCCTGAACCTGTTGCCACAAAACCAATTCCGGTTGTTGAGCAGCCTACTACTGTTGAAAAAGTTGTAGCAGAGCCAGCTCAGACTGAAAAGAAACCTGCGGTGAAGAAACCTGCTGCGACGAAGCCTGTTGTGAAGAAACCTGCGGTGAAGAAGCCCGCTGTGAAGAAGCCAGCTGCGCCTCGCAAGCCTCGCACCCCCAAACAATAATCTTACACTATATCATAGATCCAGTCCCATGTAAATACTACGTGGGGGGGTTCTATGAAAATAAAAATAATAACAATAGCCTTGCTTGTAGTAACAATACAGGTCAGGGCTGCCGAACTGGTACATCAGTTCAATTCATCTGCATTCAACGGTGTTGGATACAGCAGTCATGTTCTCACAATTGAACAACTAGAATCACAACGTCGAAAAGCCTTGGCCGATGCTGCCAAATCCGCTGCTGACCAAGCCATTAGAGATGCCAAGAATACCAATCTGGCCAAATTCTTAGTCAATGTTGAAAGTCGTATCTATGCCCAACTCTCAAAACAGTTAGCCGATGCTATGTTTTCTGAAGGCGGTGAATCTGGCCAACTGAATTTTCAAGGTACCAACATCTCCTGGCTGAAAACTGCCACCGAAGTCACACTAACCATTATGGAAAATTCAGGCAATCGCACTGAAATCACTGTACCCATCGGGAGTTTTGCATTTTGATCCGAACTGTGCTATCACTGTTGTTGGCTACTGTACTCACTGGTTGTGCCGCAGTGCTGTGGGACACTGAACGTGAAGAGCCTCGTGTGATCCCCAGGGTAAGGCTGTTGGATTCTATACCTGCATTGGATGGCCCTCCTATGCCTATTGCTGTGTATGGATTTTTAGACAAAACTGGTCAAATGAAATCCAATGATCGACTAGCCCTATTTTCCAAAGCAGTAACCCAAGGTGCCGAAGTGTTTCTGATCAAGGCTCTGCAAGACACAGGCCGTTGGTTTACTGTAGTGGAACGAGTGGGGTTAGACAATCTCATCAAAGAACGCCAACTCATACGTAATCAACGCGAAGTGTATGAAGGCAAAGATGCCAAACCCTTGCGGCCCATGCTGGTGGCTGGTATTATGATTGAAGGTGGCATTGTGGGTTACGATACCAATTTACGTTCAGGTGGCGCCGGAGCCAGAATCATGGGAATTGGCAATTCCGTGCAATATCGAGTGGACGAAGTGGTTGTGGCCTTGAGGTTTGTGTCGGTGCATACAGGCGAAGTGTTAATCAATACTGCTGTGAGTAAGACCATTTACAGCACTGCTCAAAATGCAGGCATGCTGAGGTTTGTGGATGTGGGCACACGAGCTGTGGAATTAGAAGCTGGTGCTGCACTCAACGAACCTACAACCTACGCTGTTCGAGTGGCTATTGAACAGGCTGTGTATGAAACTATCATCACAGGTGAACGTCGAGGACTATGGCGTTTTAAAACTACAATGAGCGTGTCTGGGGAAAACTCGGGCATAGATAAAAAATGATAACAAAAACTCTCAAAAGTGTAATATTATTGGCAGTTATGCTGTGGTCCACAGCATGGGCCAATGAACTGTATATGGAACAAAGTGATGACTCGTCCACCATAACCATCACACAGGACGGTGCCAGCAATGAAATTGGCACACAACTGTCTCCGGTGTTTATTGGTGGAGGCTCAAATACTGTAAATATTGAACAAATTGGTGCCGGCAACCAACTACAGTTTACAGTAAATGGTGCCACCACTGCTATGACCATTGAACAACACGGTAGCAACAATATCGGTACAGTGACTTGCGGTACCACTGCCAATGCCAGTTGCAGTGGCAGTACCATTTGGCAATTTATCACTGGTGATGACAACAACATCAGTCAGCTTCTAGGTGCCGGCGGAAATCATACCAGCAAGATCACTGTGACTGGGGACACCAACACAGTGAGTCATACCAGTACCAACACAGGCGCTGTGAGTATGCAATACCTAGTAACTGGGAACAGTAATTCAATTTCAGTGACCACTGCAGGTACCACAGCCAAGACTCTCAATGCAACTACTACTGGCAATAGCAATACTGTTACTATCGTTCAGACCAACTGATGCAGTAGCTTCTGTCGGAACAATTACTTCCTTGACAGGACCCACTGAAATAGTAAGAAAGCGACAAAGCATGCCTAGTCAGGCTGGCTCGGCCATTGAGATGAATGACACAGTGGTCACTGCTCGCGCTCGAGCAGAACTGACTTTTGTAGACCGGACTCAGGTCAAAATCACTGAACAGTCAAAACTGATCATAGATGACTTTGTGTATGATTCCAATCAAGGTACAGGTAAACTGGCATTGAAAATGGCGCTGGGTACTGCTAGATATGCGTCAGGACAGATTGCCAAGAACTCACCGCAAAATGTAGCTGTGCAAACTCCTACGGCCACAGTGGCTGTGCGTGGCACAGATTTCTCAATGACTGTGGACGAACTGGGTCGCAGTATGATTGTATTACTACCCAGTTGCGATCAAAACAGTTGTGTCACCGGAGTGATTGAAGTGTTCAACGAAGCTGGTCGTGTGATGCTTACCCAGGCCTATCAAGCCACACTGGTCACAAGTTTGAGTACTCCGCCCAGTCAACCTACAATGATCACTGTGGATATCAATAACATAAACAATTTGCTGATCATTAGCCCACCTGTTGAACTGCGCAGAGAAGAATTTCAAAATAGCCGCCAAGAACAAGAATTCAATCTGCTAAATGTAGATTTCTTACGATACGATGAGCTGGAAAAAAACTATCTAGACAACAGATTTTTGGATGTTGATTTTTTAGAAAACACGTTTTTGAGTAATGAATTGGATGCAGTTGGAATAAATGTCTGGGCAGCAACTGCTTATTTGTTGGATAATGGCATGATGCCAGGATATGATCCCGCTAGTTTATTGCGATACACTGTGGATGATCAAGATCGCTTGTTTCTCATACGCAAAGTCAACAATCACTACACTGAACTCATTGTGAGCAAAGAAGCCAATCTAGTAGTAGATATTCGGCAAGACGGCATTCCTGTATGGCAGAGGGTAAATCGCGGAGGATCTACCACAGTTACAATTGTGCAAAGGCAATAAATACTGTATGGGTGATTATTTCAAACTTGTGGCCGAAGTAGGCTTTCCAATAGCAGCAGCCATAGCTGGCGGTTACTTTGTGTTTTTAACACTGAAGTTTATTCTAGCTGGGGTAACCAGCTCTGTGAATGGAATCAAAGGTATAATCAGTGCTTTAGATAATCGTGTAAAAACCATGAACCATGATGTCATACGCATAGATACTGTGGTTTCGAATGCGTTAGGTCTTGTACCTGATGTGGACCGTGTGACTCGTGCTGATGGCAAAAACGATGCTCGACGTGACTGAAAGACAATTATGCTATTTGTTGACTACACACTTCGCACTGCCGACAATGGCAACATTATTCTCGACGAAGAACTCAAAGCTCAAAGTTTGGGCGTAGCAGAGGGTGATACCTTTGTGGTTCGTATTGTAAACAATCAAATTATATTAGAAAAACAACAACATGGACCTAGCTGAACTTATCAACAAATACGGTTTCCCCATTGTGGCTGCTGGAGGGCTTGGGTATCTCATATATTACGTATGGGTATGGGCTACCAAAGAAATCAAGCCTGTGCTGAGTGAAGCCAATAGCACACTGATTGCGTTGATCGATCGTATCCGTATGCTTGACAACGATCTTATTAGACTGCAACAAAAAGTCAATGTCACACTGCAATTGCGTGGCAAAGTCATTGAAAGCGAACGTGTGCTAGCACAACAGAAATTTGATTCCGAAGCTGAAACAAAATTCAAGAAGGCAGCGGCGGAAGACTCCGACACTGCTGCTGGCAAAAGTTAATGACATTACTCATAGCCACGCTGTTGATGACACATGCTACTATAGTTTGTGTTACACTTTATCTACACCGCAGTCAAACTCATAGATCAGTAGAATTCCATCCGCTTGTGGCGCATGGCATGCGCCTTTGGCTGTGGCTGTCAACTGGTATGGTCACACGCCAATGGGTTGCTATACATCGTTCTCATCATCGGCACAGTGATCAATCTGACGATCCGCACTCGCCCCATGTGTGGGGTATTTGGCGTGTGCTGTTTGGTGGTGCGTGGCTTTATAATCAAGCTGCTCAAGATAGTGCATTAGTTAAGCAATACGGAGTAGGCACTCCCGACGACTGGATTGAACGTAACCTGTATACTGCACATAGCCGCCTTGGTATTCTTTTGATGCTGATTATAGATTTATTGTTATTTGGGCCTTGGGGACTTATGGTGTGGGTCGTACAAATGCTATGGGTACCTTTTCACGCCGCCGGAGTTATTAATGGATTAGCACATTGGTGGGGTTATAAAAATGGTCCCACCAAGGATCAAAGTCGTAACATCAGTCCCTGGGGAATATGGATTGGTGGCGAGGAATTGCATTCTAATCATCACCAAGAACCAGCTAGTGCTAAATTAAGTCGCAAGTGGTTTGAATTTGACGAAGGTTGGATGTGGATCTGTATTTTACGTTTTTTTAAACTTGCCAAAGTTCGTTAATTATTTTTCGGTCGCTATCCATTCACCATTCCAATTGGACGGTAAGGCTTGCCGCTTCATAAAGTCGCAACGTTCCGTCCATATCTTATAATACTTGTCCATCTGTCCGCCAAAGTTTCCCTTTAGATCTGCACACATTACAGCAGCTTCGTCAAACTTTTTCTGTCGATACAAGGCATGCATCGCTTCGTGTTGTGCTTTGTCTTTAGAGTAATCTGTGCCTTTGGTGCGTAGAGCTGTATAGATCAAGTCTGCTACAGTTTTACCCTTTGGTTGTAAGTTATCTAGCAACAAATACAAGAAGTCATCTTTGGTTCTATTATATGTTTCGGCACCAATAATACATAGCACACCATATGCTTTGCAACGTGCTTCCAAACGTGCAGCGGTGCTCACCATGTCACCCAAGATGTCATAGCTGTGTCTTTCTGTTGATCCCATTTCACCAATAAAGCCAATACCACTGTTACAACCCCAACCCATTGCAGCAGGTGGTAATCCCTGTGCTTCCATAACTTTGGTATACTCGTCTACCTTGTCTAGCATTTCAAGTCCTACCTTAACAATTGTTCGTGCGTGGTCAGGATCTTCAATAGGAGCACCGTGTATGTGCATTGATGCATCGCCCACATACTTGATGACCATACCTTGGTTGTCTAGCATTGGCTGACTAATGGCATCCATATAACCGTTCATGTACTTGCCAAGTCCGGCAACGTCATCGCCATAGTATTCACCAATAGGAGTAAATCCACGCAAGTCGCTGAACATAACTGATACGTCTTTACGCACACCTCGCTTGATTAAGTCTGGATCTTTTTGTAGTAACTCTACTACTTCTTTGGAGCAGTAACCGGCAAACTGTTTCTTTATGGCTTGCTTTTGCAAGAACTCGCTTAGAAACTTGATACCATAGGCATGCAGAGCGACCAAAGTTGTGCCAACTGCAAAGGCAGTAGCATCGAATAAGAATAAAAAATTGCTGTAAGCAAGAATGCTGCCAGCAATACCGCCGCCCACAATAACCAAAACTGTCGCCATACCTGCATAAGTATACCTCGTCAAAAACAACAATGTTAGGCCAGCCAGAGCCATGGCCAATATCTCAGCACCGTCGGCCCAATCAGGCCGCACAATGCGACGTTCTGAAGTCAGGGTATCTAGTACAGCGGCCTGCAGATAATGCGGGAAGACCTCACCTCTTGCAGTGGCCACTGGGTTGTTGAGTCCCCGGGCGGATAAGCCCACAATGACGATTCCACCTTGGAAATCTTTTGGCAAACTAGCCAAGGAGTGTTCTTGCGGTCGGGATGACCAATCCACCCAGATTCTACCAAGACTGTCTGTTGGGATTTTTCCAAACTGTGGAATTCTAACTGCTTCAATAATTCCTGAGTTGACTCGAACTTGGAAAGAGGGGTCGCCTGCTGCAACTCGTAGGGTTTCAAGACTGATAGAGGGGTAGATCTGTTGTCCAACACTGACGACCATGGGGATTCTGCGAACGACACCGTCCAGTTCGGGCACAGTGTTAACAATACCAATACCAGCTGCTGTTTCATTGATCTTCCTTTCGTTGGGTTGAATTGCCCGGTATGGTATGCCCGGTTCACCTGAACCAATCACGCTTACACCAGGTCTAAATGGCACAGTGTTGGTGCGCACTGGGTCATTGGTTGCGGTGTGTGGCAACACCACAGGATATTTTTGTAAGAGTTGCGCCAATTGCTGATCTTGACCTGCACGATCTGCGTCGGGCATGAACACATTAAACACCACAAGACCTGCATTACGCTGATAGAGATCTTGAATTATTTGGGCGTATTGGCCCCGGGGAAAAGGAAACTGTCCACGCTGCTCAATGGCCTGATCATCAATGTTCACTAGATGTACGCCAGAGCTGGCCGTGGTTGGTGTGCTGGTTATCACTGTGTCAAAGTAACGCAGCCTAACACTTTCTACTAAGGCTGGATCTGCGATTCTAATGCCAACCATTATGGCTAGAGTTAGCAGCGCAGTCCAAGGGGATAACAGTAATTTTTTTACCACCAAATATTTATCGTGGCAGGCCTCTTAAAATATCTATCATACGATGAGCTAAATTGCGAAACCATTTCTCATCGTGTCCACGGGTTGTTTCTGCGGCCACACCAATACGTACACCTGATGTTTCAGCAAAGCTACGAGTTTCGCCTGGTACACCATTTTTGTTTACGGTGATTCCTTGTGCTTCTAATTTATCAGCATACTCGCGACCACTCATGGCATGATTACGCAGATCTACAGTGAACATATGACATTGTGTGCTGCCACTCACGATGTCAACTCCTGCATCTAGAAACGTTTGTGCCATGGCATGTGCGTTGATGCGAATACGTTTGGCATACAGTTTGAATTCTGGTTGTAGTGCTTCATAAAAGCACTGTGCCTTGCCAGCAATGATGTGCATGAGCGGACCACCCTGGGTTCCAGGAAACACTGCACCATTAATTTTCTTGCTAAGTTCATCGTCATTCCACATGATCATACCACCACGAGGACCGCGTAAAGTCTTATGTGTAGTTGTGGTTACAACGTGAGCATGAGGGAATGGACTTGGATATTCGCCGCCAGCAATCAATCCTGAATAGTGGCTGATATCTGCTAGTAAGACGGCACCAACAGAGTCTGCAATTTCACGAAATCTCTTCCAATCAATCACTTGACTGTATGCACTAGCTCCAGCAATGATCATCTTAGGACGATTCCACTCGGCTAGTTTTTTGACTTCTTGATAGTTAATAAAACCATTTTCGCCTACACCATAACTAACAGGATCAAACCATGCGCCGCTGACATTTACGTTGGCACCGTGGCTCAAATGCCCGCCACTGGCAAGATCCATTCCAAGAACGCAGTCACCTGGAGTCAATAATGCCTTGAACACTGCTAGGTTGGCATTAGCGCCTGAGTGTGGTTGCACATTGGCAAATGAACAGCCAAACAACTTGGTAGCATATTCAATGGCAATGTTTTCAATCTTGTCAACATTGGCACATCCATTGTAGTATCGCTTGCCCGGCAAGCCTTCTGCATACTTGTTGGTTAAAATACTACCACACAATTCCATAACTGCATCACTAGTGTAGTTTTCACTGGCAATAAGTTCAATTGTATTTTCTTGTCTGATTGCTTCGTTGTTTAAAGCAATGTGAATTCTTGGATCTATCATACTTTTAACTATTTAAAACCTTGGCAACACTATTCATCACACTAGCAATTCGACCAATGTCACGAAGTTGTTCGACAGTATAACCTTCTGTCTTCAATGTTTCGTAATGTGCTTTTACACAGAAGTGGCATTTACCAACAATACTGGCCGCTAGACTGAATGCTTCAAAGTTCGACTTGGTAGTTCCGCCATGGCTTGCGATAGCGTTCATTCTGAGTTGTGCCGGTAACCCCTTGAGAGCAGGATCATCTGCCATTTCGACGAATGGGTAAAAAATATTGTTCTGTGCCATAATACTAGCGGCTGTCATGGCAGCATCTGCATGAACAGGTGCGTCTGCTAGCATAACTGCAAGTACCTTACCGTTGCCAGTTGCAGCAAGTGCAGCCACCGCACAACCCATGGCCACATCTGCATCTAATGTACTACGTAGTAGCACAGCATCCAGATTTAACTTGGTGTCCTTGGCATAGTCTGGCAATGCGCCTTTTACTGATTCAATAAAACTCATTCTTTTCTTCCTTCAATGGTATAAAACCAATCATCTCCAGCCGACCACTTGCGTGTACCATCAACTGTGAATATTGTCTGTGCGGCTTTAAAGTCTGGAAACTTAACATTACCCGAAATCAAACTTTGATCGTACCACAAACATCGATTGTTGGGTTGGCAGGCAAACTGACCATTTTCTAATTTAATAAAATTAAACGATTTGTGTTCTTCGGCAACTTCAGTAAAGCCTGTGTCTACATCCATGCCGTCGGCACAAAAATCCACAGTAAACAAATAAGTCCCGTGATGCCATTCCTTGTCTTTGCCCAAGAACTTAACACCTAAATTACGCAGACCTATTTTTTCAATAATAGTAAAGCGGTAGCCCATGCAGTCCCAAAGCTGTAGGGTATCTATGGGCAAATTACCTGTGTAATTCTCTTGCCACACATACGCATGAATAGGTAGCTTGTCGTACAGTGCTCCATAATTGGGTAACAGTGATTCAATTCGAAACACCTGTCCCCTAAGAGCTTTGAGACTGACCCATATTGCAGGTTCTAATTCACCGTGACCTTTTTCAAAGTTGTAAAGAAATTCACGTTTTATAAAACATTTAATCGGCGGCAAAGATCCTACAATATAACTCATTCTTTTCTATCGCCAAATAATTGTAACAAGTTAATAAACAAGTTGATGAAGTCCATGTACAGAGTCAATGCACCACGCACTTCTGCGCTATCACTGGTCTCAGTACTAAGTTCCTCACGAATCTTTTGTGTGTCATAGGCAGTTAGGCCAAGAAAGATAACGATAGCCAATGCTGAAATTACCATCTGCATCACAGTTGAGCCAATAAAAATATTAACAATACTAGCAATAACAATAGCAATCAATCCAACAATCATAAACTTACCCATGCTGTCTAGGCTTTGTTTAGTAAAGTAGCCGTAACCACTCATGACACCAAACAAGATAGCTGCACCCATAAATGAGCTTACAATGCTACCCATATTGAATACAGCAAAAATTGTAGCAAAGCTCAATCCCATTAGGGCCGCAAAGCCATGTAAGCATAACTGTGCCACGCCTTTACTGGGATTATTGCCTAGCACATAGCTGACACCAAAGATTGCCGCTAGTGGAGCAAAAATAACAACCCATTTTAACACACCTGTAAAAAAGAATTGTAGTAACTCTGGGCTAGAACCCACAAAATAGCTCACAAACATTGATACAATCACAGCAAGGCTCATGTGTCCGTAGACCCGACACATTGCTGAGTTGATTTCGCTTGCAGAACGATATGATCTTTCGTTTTCATAAGTTGTTTCAAACATAAGTTTCTCCTTAAAATTTACCAGATGCTAATACGATTTGACAAATATGTTCTAATCGTTCAATGTGTTCAAACGCACGCCATGGGCTGGTATCGATTGCAACAACACCGTGACCTTTGATACCCACAATGTCATAGGCAATATTACCACGGTCATCTAATTCCAACCGATAATGGCACTGATCAGCAAGTTCTTGGCTGATTGGTTTCACGTCACCTACATTAGGTGCTACCTTGGTATAACGACTAAGTTCAGGAAAGTCATCAACAATAGTACTCAGATCAATGCCGGCATGCATAGCCGCAACACAATAGGTAGGATGCAAGTGAACTACTACTCGAACATCATTGCTATGTTGACCCATTGCTCTCTGTAATCCAAAATGTAATGGAAGTTCTCCACTGGGATTTAGATTAGCACTAATGTCAGTGTAGAAATCTTCTTGCCATAACAGCCCATGAATACTGATCTTTTTAAATTGGTCAGGTTGTAGTGTCTGTTTACGGACGCCACTGGGTGTGATATAAAAGTGATCACGGTCGTGATGACGAATACTTACATTACCATCACGACTAGTAATCCAATTGCGTTTATATGCCTCGACTAGAGTATCACAAATAGTTTCTAACATAATTATTTTCCGTATTGTTTTTTGGCAAATCATTTGCCAGGGCATCCTCGTAAGTCAGTGATGGATCGTTCCAGATGTTACAATTATTCCACTCACGAATCCTGGCCAATCTCTCCGCGTCAGTCAGTTCATAACATCTAGGGTTACGATCTGGCTGACGAAGTGTATCAATGCCTCTACTTAGAAGCCTGAACATTTAGAGAGTCTCGCCGCCCACTGTACGGTTACAGGCACACAGTTCGCCAGTTTGTAGCGCATCTAATACACGAAGTGTTTCGTCCGGACTACGACCAACATTCAAGTTGTTCACAGTAACGTGTTGGATAACGTTGTCTGGGTCAACAATGAATGTGGCGCGAAGTGCGGCACCTGCTGGAGCATAGAATACGCCGAGTTGTTCAATCAAGCTCAACTCACCACGCTGTGTGTCTGCGAATTGTGTGTGGGTGATTTTCTTTAGATCTGCGTGAGCATTTTGCCAGCTAACTTTACAGAACTCATTGTCTGTTGAACCTGTTAGCAATACTGCGTCACGGTCAGCAAAATCGCTAGCCAACTTGTCATACGCAACAATCTCTGTAGGACATACAAAAGTAAAGTCCTTGGGATAGTATACGATAATTTTCCACTTGCCTTCAAAGCTTTTCTCCGAGATATCGAAAAATGCATCTTCTGGTTGCCCGGGACGAACGCCGGTGACTACGAATGCATCAAGTTTATCGCCAACTGTTTTCATATTTTCTCCTTAATTTAAAAATGAATTCCAATTAAGTATTATACACTTACAATAGTAATTATCAAAAGATTCTGGCAAAATTGTTAAATTTTTATGACTTGGCAACTATGGCATTTACCAACCAGATTTTTCTCGGGCCTCAATTTCAAGAGGATTAGCGTGATAGCCAAATCGCAGATTATACCAAAGATACACTAAAGTGAATTTTACTGCGCCTAGCCGTTGAATTTGTTCAATGTGTACAGCTTCGTGATCTAAAAGTTTTTGATACTGTGGACCCACTCGATCTGGACGAAGATACACAGTTTGCCAAGGCATGGTTATAGCACCATAATCAAATGTTTCTAGAAACCAACGAATTGGACCTGTTGCTGTTTTTGTTTTCATAAAAATATTTATCGTGATCATTCAAAAGAAAACTTACTACTGCATCCCAAATCCTGTTCAGAGTTTTTGTCAATATCTTTAGAGATAATGTCATACACTTGTGTGTATGTGTGGGTAATTTTGTCTAGCTGTTGTTCGGTAACCAAATTATTATCTTCCAAAATAGCTAAGTCTTTAGCTAAGTTTTCTTGTAATTTTTTTAGTTGGTTGACCATGTATATATTTATACAGGATTTTTGTCAACCAAATTGTCGCGGAATATTTCCCAAGCTCGTTGCCATGACCATTTTTGGCTACCTTCTAATACTCGTTCTCTATTCAATACAATACAGCGATGAACCGCAGTGGCTAAATCTTCTTCCAAGTATCCAGTCACTCCCTGCTCAACCACATCCTCGGGACCTTGCACAGGATATGCTGCAACCGGTGTGCCACAGGCCATTGCTTCAATCATTACAATACCAAATGTTTCCCACTGACTAGGGAATACAAACACATCGGCCTGTCTATAGTAGTCGGCCAATTCTTTACCAGTTTTATATCCTACAAATTCAACATCAGGGTACTGGTGTCGATATGTTTCCAACATAGGTCCATCACCCACCATGACTTTACAATAACCTGGGTAGTCTAGCTTAAAGAAATCTTCTAAGTTTTTTTCTTTAGAAACTCTACTAACACACAACAGAGTGCCAGTGTTAGTATAAGAATTGCTAGGATAGAAAATATCTCTATCAACACCTCTTGTCCAAGATATAATATCTCCATCAAATCCATGATCACGCAACTCCTTTACCATTGAGTCTGTAGTGGTCAGCACTTTACCACTGTGTTTGTGAAACCAACGCACTAAAGGCCAAGTAAGGACCTCAGGTATTCCAAACAGCTTCTTAATTCCTTCTGGAAATTTAGTATGATAAGCAGTATTGTAGCAATAACCGTGTTTGTCAAGATATTGTCTAGCACACAGACCCACAGGACCTTCGGTGGCGATGTGGATATGATCCGGATTGATCTCCTCAAGTATCTGGCCCATCTTCCAGGGAAAGGCAATCTTGACTTCGTTGTAGCCAGGGCAATCAACATAGCGGAACCGCCCGGGATCAAGATATACAACACGATAGTTGTCGCGAATCGCACACGTCTCAATATTTTTGTAGGTCGTGGCCACACCATTGATCTGCTCCGGTAAATTATCTGTGACTATCAGTATTGTTTTTGACATTTGCCTTCTACCTTAAAACTTTCAAACTTTAACTGCCACTTCATTGTGGCCAGTGCTTGTTCGCATATGTGTTGACTGGGAAATTGTAGTTCTATTCTCCCTGGAGTGTCTTTGGGATTGTTTATGTGAACTGCTATCAATATCATCAACCACATCATCTCGCTCCTTGGACCAAGTTACTATTTCCCATTTACCATCATGATGTTCTACCAATGCGGTACAACTTTCTACCCAGTCACCGTCGTTCATATAAATGATACCGTCTATGTCTTTGATCTCTGCGTGGTGTATGTGACCACAGATCACGCCATCAAACCCACGCTTTTTACAATAGCCTGCTAGATTCTTTTCAAATTGAAATATAAAATCCACAGCTTTCTTTACTCTATGCTTTAGATACTTACTTAAACTCCAATAACCAAATCCCATCTTATGTCGGCCCCAGTTAAACTTACTGTTGAGATTGAGTACAAAATCGTATAATTTGTCTCCCAAGAATCCCAGCCAAGGAGCTAGTCGTGTAATGCCATCGAACAAATCACCGTGAATCACTAAGTAGTGACGACCGTCTACACCTATATGTTCAAATTGATTGTGTATTTCTACTAGACCAAAACTAAACCCATATGGTAACATAGGTCTAAGAAACTCATCATGGTTACCAGCTATGTAGATAACTCTAGTACCACGTTTAGCATGACCAAGTACTCTACGAACTACATTAGTATGACTTTGTTTCCAACGCCATTTGTTTTGCTGTATTCTCCAAGCATCAATGATATCACCCACGAGATACAATGTATCGCAGGTGTTGTGCTTGAGGAAATTATTCAATGCTTCGGCTTTGCAATCTTTGGTGCCAAGATGTACATCACTGATTGCTATGGTTCTATAAGTTTTGGTTGTCATAGTTGTTGTATTTGTTATTATAATGCAAACCCACAAATTAAAAACTAAAAAAGGACCAGTTGGTCCTTAGTACTGGTTACGAGTTCCAGCCACACTCTATCGTTGTGTGCGGTTATTTAATCTGTGTCCAAACTCGCTGACGAATCTGATCTTGCAACACTGTGGGCAAGTGTACATAATCCAATTCTTCACTCATGTTCTTGCCGTTCTTGAATGCCCAATCAAAGAATTTCAACGCTTCATCACTGGCGGCTTTGTTAGTAGGATTTTTGTACATGATAATAAAACTTGCTGAACTCACTGGCCAGGCGTTGAGATTCTTTTGATCCACAATGCTGAGTCCCATACCCGGAACTGAGAACCAATCAGCACCGTCTGCCGCAGCGGCAAATGTTACGTCATCTGGACTTACATATCGTCCTGCGTTGTTCTGGAGTTGTAGAAATGTCATGTTGTTCTTTTTAACATACGCATATTCCACATAACCAATTGATCCTTTGATACGGTTTACATTAGCAGCAACTCCTTCGTTGCCTTTACCACCCACTGAACTGGCAGCAGGCCATTTAACAGCAGCACCTCGGCCCACACGCTGTAGCCACTCGGGACTTACAGTAGCAAGATAGTCTGTCCAATTAAAAGTTGTACCCGAACCATCAGCACGGTGTACCACGGTGATTTCTGTATTAGGCAAGGTTTTACCTGGGTTCAATGCTGTTAATTTTGGGTCATTCCACTTAGTAATGTTACCCATGAACACTTCCGCCATAACTGGTCCAGTGATCTTTAGTTCTCCGGGCTTGATACCATCTAAGTTAACAATAGGCACAGTACCGCCAATGATGGCAGGGAATTGTATCTGTCTCTGTTTGTCTAGGTCTTCACCCTTAACTGGAGCATCGGTGGCACCAAAGTCTACAGTTTTGGCATTGATTTGTCTAATGCCACCTGAACTGCCAATTGATTGATAGTTCATGCCTTTACCAGTGGCCTTTTTATATGCTTCGGCCCATTTAGCATAGATTGGATATGGAAATGTAGCGCCAGCGCCGGTAATTTCCTGTGCTGTTGCAGAAAATGCAACAATTGCAAGTAGCATGGTAATGAGTTTTTTCATCAAAATTTCCTTTAGTTGATACATTTATTTAAGCATACAAGTATTACAATTATGTTACAGACTTAGCCAATGTTGATGTAATTGGTTAGTGGCCAAGTTCTTACCTTTGGCTTCAACTTGCATGTCCCACTCTTTACTAAAGGTCAACGCCCATTCAGTCACAGCATGATTCCACAAGAAGTCACTATGAGCTCGCAGCTTCTGCTTGCGGTATCCAGAATTAAGAAGTTGTCCCAGGTCGGGACGAACATTGGGATCGTGATCCACCAAAACGTCTTCACGACTAACACTGTAGTGCAAAGCAGGACGAGTACCACGCCAAGACTCCAACACGCGACGAGCACGAGGGTCGTTAGGAGTGATGTATTCGCCGGTGTTGATCCAGTGGTGGTGGATATCCAGCGTAAGAGCGCAATGCTCAGCCACAAGTAAAGTAACGTCGATCCCATTTGTCATCTCATCATTTTCAATAGCAATTAGATTCCTAGCTTCTGGAGTAAGTCGACCCAGGGTGCGAAGGAACTTTGTAGGGCCGCCTTTGCCCGACAAATGTACATTGATCTTAAATCCATGATCATGCCATGAACTGCCATACCCCATCCAACGAGCCATGTCCGCATGGTACTCGAATTCCAAAATACTACGTTCCACAATCTCGTCTGCTTCACTGGCCAACACACAAAATTGGCCTGGGTGAAAACTGAGCCGCACACCAAGTCGACGTGCAGCTTCGCCCACAGGGGCAAAGATTTTTTTGCAATGCGCTTGGATGTCGGCCTGTTGCCACCAAGAAATCCAGCTGGGTTCAGTATAGCCTTGCAGCATTTCGCTGCCCAGCCGTACCATGCGACGTTCAGGAGCCATTGCACCCACACGTTCCACCATCATCAATGCTGCACGAGCATTGTGATTCATAATATCCCACTGGCGTTGTTCGGCCTGGTCCTTGTGTTCACGTAACCAACGCATTGTGGTACTTCGTCCGTTGATGTCACGATCAATGGCGTTGACTTTCATTCCGCCAGTTTCATCTGGAGTGTTAAGCCATTTGCAGCAAAAACCAAATCGAGGATGCATAATTACTCACCGTTGTTGTTACCCAGTAATTGTAACACATTTGGCAATAGATCTCTAGTGATATTGGCAAGTTTTTGGATGGGTTCGGCAAGATCGGTATGATGATCTACTATTACCCATTGTTTACCGCTGCTGCGTATGGCTTCAGCTAATAGTCCAACATAGTTGGTTCTACGTTCTGTTGATTTGGTTTCTAGATCAAATCCAATCATAAGAATCACATCAGCTACACTTGCTACCAAATGAGCAGCAATTATGTCGTCAACCGAATCTACAGAAAAATCAAACTCTCCACCAAATGCCCGCACACCTTTGGGTGCCTTTAACTGTTCATAAACTGTTTGTTGGATGTAAAGATTGCATATCTTTGCATATCCTTGTGCCACTAACTTGGCAGCTTGCTCGGTGTCCCAGCACACCACATTGTCGGTATTATATCCTCGTTGGGTTCGCCAGCTGCCCCAGATTGGTGCAAGATTTTTTATGGCCTGAACCGGTGTCGTGGGCGGCAACATGGTATTTTCGGCAAATAACCAGGCTATGTTCATGACTCTCTGTGCAGGTCTAAGGTGACACAATGAAACCCGCCGCCTAATGTTCGACTATGGCGAAGTTGCATAGGTACAACTGTGAATTGATTCTTTTCCAGGAAATCAATTAACATGGGTTGATTCTGATCTACAACTACTGTGTATGGATTTACTACCAGCATATTCAATGCTATCCATTTAGATGCATATGGATATTGGAAGAACCCTTGTTCTTCCACGTGATTGCAATAGATGACTTCCCAGTCTTTTAACACTCGTGGTAAGTTTCCTGGAGTGACTCTACTGCCGTTGACTAATACCAATCCTTCACGTAACGGAACTATGGTTGAATCAATATGTACTCCTGCGTAGAAATTAACCAATTCAATATCTACTGTTGGAAATTGATTACATAACCAATCATATGCAGCGCGATTGCCTGATGCAGATTCTAAGAAAATCCATTTGTCATTTAGTCGTGCTATGTTGGCAGCATCCAGAGTCATACCCACATGTCTGGGCATGAATAGATAATTATCAGCAGCATCTGCTATATCACGATAGCATTCAATTTCCATATCTCTGCAAGGATACATCATGGCTGGATTCACAATGGTATTACCGTATACCAACAATCGATCTCTAGGACAATAGTTATACATGCCATCGTGTTCTTGAAAATCAAGATCATCCGGGCGAAACACTTCTACATTCAATGATCGTAAAACCCCAGCTAATGCATCAAGGTCTTCATTGGCTTCTTTAATGATCCAGTCTGGCACTGGTCCCGACGGTAATGGAGTTTCTTTCCATAACGTTCTTTCACTTTCGCTGCGGAACACTGGATCTTTTGTTGGCCAATTGGCATGGTCAGCACGCCCTACTACTACGGATCGCAATGTATCCCATTCATTGAAACTGTGTATCTTCATACGGTTCCGGTAAGTTGTAATGTATATCTATCAGTTTGTCCCATGTTAGCTGCCAAGTGTAAAAAATCATCACGCCAGCTTACCCAATCACCGGCACGCCAGCCAGTAAACGGTTGTCCATTCATTTCCAAGTAATGCCCACTGGCCCAGTCCTCCATGAATACAATGGTGCGTACCACATTGTGGGTGGTTTCTAATCCATGTATCAGCTTGAATCTATCATATGTATCTCTATGTGCAGGCAATACACTTCCTGGAGGCATACGATAAAAACTCCAACCAAATCGTTCAAATGGAAATATTGTTTGGAACGGTGTTATCCAGTCTGGTTCGACTTGTTTCATGTCATACATGTCACCGGTGAATCTAGTTTGTGTATAACCTAATCTGCGCCACTCACGCAATGCGTAAGTGTCATTGAACTGCTGGTTGATGTAGTTGAGATCGCGATGTCGTAGATCCCACCAAGGATCTACATGCCCTTGCGCCCAAGCATTATTTGTTGCGAGTGTTTCCATAATGGACCACGGTTAGTCCTTCGACATTGGATAGTTTACGCCATGGATCAATGATCACTGATCCTTTGGGTATTTCACAATAAGGTTGTGTTTCAGGTTGATCACCGGTGTATTCATATGTGATTTTACGATTGTGTGCCCACAAAATAACAGCAGGGCCTGCTAGCTCTGAGATTACTTCTTTAGGATCATCTGCCAATGGGTCAAGATACCTGACACTAAACCCTGCTTCTTTGATATAGTGACCAACCAATGTAGAATATGATCCAATACAATACGGAACATCGGGCTTGTATGCTTTACCATGAATCACTATGCTCATTCCAAGTTGTTTGGCATACTTTACTAAAAACAATGCCAGATTCTTTGCTTGAATTTCTCGAGCATGCATCACAGTATCAAACAAGTCGTATCCAATGTCATACTCCTTGGCCAACCAACGCAAAGCAATGTTGTCGCGTGGGTGGCAGGCACCTGCATCACCCATACCTGCAGTCATGTATTTTGGCCCCATAATACGCATGGTGCTACGTGCTAATGCATTTGTAACAACGTCCACATTGATGTGACCAATTTTCATAGCAAAGTCTTGCACCATGTTTACCAATCCTACTTTGGCTGAAATAAATGTGTTGTAGAAGATCTTAACTGCTTCGCATTCGTCCCAGGTACCAATTTCGTAACGTGGATCGTTTTGCATCACAGTGTCGTAGAGATCCTTAAGTTCACCCGCAATGCCATTCCAGTCACCGTCTTCAGTACCAATCATAATCATTTCAGGATTAACCATATCCCACTTTACAGATCCCATGGCAATGAGATAAGGGTTGTAAAGGAACTGATGTATTGGATCTAGCAATGGCACAAAATTTCTACGTGTGGTTCCTGGTAACACTGTACTGATCAATACCACTTTCTTGGAACTACGGGCATGCTGGTTGATTTTGTGAATAGCATCAATCACTGCGTCGTGCCCAAAATCTCGAGGTTCCATATGGCTTGATGGCACAGAGCCATCATACCCATCAGCATGAGGAGTTGGTACAGCAATAAAAATCCATTCGCTTTCGTTGATCAATTCATCAATATCGCAAACTTTTACTGAGTCACTGGTTCGTGGGTAAATATCATAGCCTCTGACTTCATGCTTCTCAGCCATGACTTCAGCGCAATCCAATCCCAGTTTTCCAATGCCAATAAAACCAATTTTCTTCATATGAATATTCCTTTAGATAATCTTTATCATTGGGTGCAAGGCCTAGTACAACATCCAATGATACTTTATGTATTCCGTCCACATGGCAGCAAAGATATTTTTAATCTAACTCAGTTTGAAAACTATCCAGCCATAACATATCTATTAGACATAGCGCCAGTGGTTATCTGCCATGACCAGGAACCATTAAATTTCAACGACCATAAATTTAATTTTGATCTTGATCGAATCAAACAGTTGTTATTACATAGAGGTCGTAACAGAAATGAGTTAAATATTCCAATAGAATTTTATTCTCATTTATCGTCATTTCCTAATTTTAATCCAAATTGGCTCAGAGCGGCCATTGGTCATAATGATTGGTTTATACTGTTACATAGTGAAAAGAATAGTTTGGATGTTGAGCAGTTTTCGCATGTGGGATTTGTTCCAGTTTACTATTGGAGTCATGCCATGATTGCCAGAGATTGGTACAGATTTGCCCAACACGATAAGAGACTGACTCAGAAAAAAATACAAAAAACTTTTCTTGTGTATTGCAGAGACTGGATGCCACGTCGTGAATATAGATTAAAATTTCTTGATTTATTAGTAAACGCCGATTTAATCAATGACTGTAACATCAGCACTCAACACGTAAACAATCAAGGTGTGCATCTTAAAGATTATGTTGCCAAAGATTCAAGATTTGCCATTGATACAAAACGTCTTGAGATTATACCCGACAACAATGTCAGCTCAAACGCTAGTGCTGACTACGATGTAACTGACATAAATGCCACTGCTATCAGTGTGGTGTTAGAAACAGTAGTAGATGATAAGATTCATCTGACAGAAAAGATATTCAGACCCATTGCCTGCGCACACCCGTTTGTGCTAGTAGCGGGCCCTGGATCACTGGCATATCTTAGAAGTTATGGATTTAAGACATTTGATTCTGTGTTTGATGAAAGTTATGATCAACAAACCGATACTGTTAAACGATTAGAAATGGTTGTTCAACTCATGCAAAACATACAACAACTGACTGAGGCAGATTGGAGAGAAATCAATGACATTGCTGCATATAATAAACAACATTTTTTCAGCGATTCATTTGTAAATCAAGTTAAGGTCGAATTACAAACAAATCTCAATGGCGCAGTAGAATTCTGTCTTGAAAACCGTGGTGACACCTGGTGGAGATGGCGGAAGATTTTAAGACGCACAAGACAACTTTATCAACTTGCTATTTTTAAATCTGACTTAGATAAGAATACCATTCGCGAATTAAGAAAACATAGATTACGAAAATCGCAGAATAACCCCAGTCCAGTCGTCCCCAAGGGTTTGGGTCTTTAGATCTTGAATACGTTCAATTAACACAGTATAAAAAGTGTCAAGTTCGCCATTCCATTTGCCTCGAAGATGCTCCACAGCATCTTCACAATATTTCCAATTGCGCTTGCGATACTCTTTTAATAGATTACTGTGCAATTCTTTGAATGTGTCCAAACTAAGCATTTCCATCAATGTTACTCGTTCAACCAGTGCGTAGGTAGTGGTCAGTTGTTGATCCACTTGAAATGTGTCTAGTTCTAATACTATGTATTTTTCTCGGGCTTGTTGTGCTGCCAGGTTGCCAAATATTATGTTCATGTGTAATCCTTTTAAATATGTATCATGAGCATGACATTTGATTTAATTTCAGATCTACATCTGGAAACATGGCCCGGGGAATTTGATTGGTCCGGGCAACCTACTAGCCCGGTGTGTGTAGTAGCTGGAGACATAAGTTCAGATCCTAGAATAGTGAGAAACTGTTTGAAACATCTGGCCAATTGTTATGCGGCTGTGTTTTACATAGACGGTAATGACGAGCATACCTATAACTATCACAGAATAGGTCAAAGCTATCAAGAATTAGCTCGCAGTATTAATCGATTACATCGAGTCACATATCTTCAAGACAATGTGGTTGTAATTGACGGTGTGGCTATATTGGGTACTAATGGATGGTGGGGATACGATCTAGATGAAAATATCAACAGAGACGATTGTAAACAACACATGACCGATTGGTACGCCAAGAAAATGCCTGGATTTAAAATAAATCCTGAAGAAATCAGTGACATGTCCAGACGTGATGTAGCTTATCTGGTCAACAGTGTGCAACGATTACAAACACACAATGATGTAAAAAAGATTGTGATTGTAACACATACTGTGCCTGGTGCGCATTTGATACAACATGATATAGAATTAGCAAATACCACACAGTTTAATCACATGGGCAATAGACTCATGCATCTAGTGCATACCAATGATACTGAACGCAAAATAAACACCTGGTGCTTTGGCCACTATCATGGTAATGTGGACAAAACTATAGAAGGTATAAGATTTGTAAACAATTGCCGAGGGCGCGGCGACACATCTTATCGGCAAGATGTTTACTTTCCCAAACGCATAGAAATAAAAACTTAATTTATTTAGAATCAGGCTCTAGCTTGATTTGCAAAGGAAAATCTTGCTCACGTGCGCTTTCGTTTACTTCATACTTTTTTTGCTCAGCAATTTCAAACGGCAATACTGCTACAATAGCTTGACCATTTTCATGTATGCTCACTGTCAACTGTGTAGCTGTTTCAATGGTATAGTCAAAAAACTCTACTAGACTTTCTACTACAAATTCCATAGTAGTAGTGTTATCATTGATATAAATCACACGATAAAGAGGCGGCTCTTTGATGGCTTTTTTAGTTCGGATAATGGTTGCTGCTTCTGCGTTTGACATATGGTTCCTATTGGAGTGGTAGGATAATTCCTACCACTGTATTTACACAATTATATTACACAGTGTATGTGATTGCAATGCTCTTCGGCTTGGCTGATTCAGGAACTTTACGCTCCAAGTATACAGTCAAGATACCATCTTTGATGGCTGCACCATTGACTTCCACGTGTTCGGCAAGCGGAAATGTTTGCTTGAACTCACGGCTAGAAATACCACGATGTAGATATTCATGCTCAACGCTGTCATTGCGCTTTTTATTACCAGTTACGGTAAGCAATCGCTTGTCCAAACTGATATCAATTTCGCCTTCAGAAAATCCTGCCACTGCGACTTCAATTGTGACTGTGTCGTCACCAGTTTTAATCACATTGTGTGGAGGATAGTTGGTTGAGCTTTGAGTTTGTGTTACACGCATCAGATCGTCAAACAGATTGTCAAAACCAATTCCAAATTTGTTGAATGCGGGGATATCGAAACTACGAAGGTGTAGAGTTTTTGTCATGTTGTTTCTCCTTTAATAAGCAAGTATGACTGAATAATGTAGACCCCACCATGGGCATCTACAAATGTATTTATACAAGAAATCTCAGTGGCCGTCAAGTTTCATTGGCTCAATTACTCTATACTTTCTAAGATATTCATATGGTGGATTCCAGCTTAGAGCAAAAAAACTATAAAGTTCGTCGGATGCAAATACCACACGGGTTACATTTTTGACTGTTTTGGTCTGATAAGGTATATCGTATTTTTCTTGCCACTTATCTAATGCATCTTGAATATCATTCAAGTGACGAAAGTTCACAAGATCAAATGCAATATACATGACATTAGTCTGTACCAGTTAGTGCAGTTGGTTTGTTCACTTGTGCAGGATCAATTTCCACACACTTGATACCTGTGTTGGCATAGCGACGTAGATTAAACATGTGCGGAATCAATGTACGTTCCAGTTCAGAATGCAGTCCACGAGCACCAGTTTTGTTGACCAGAGTGTGTTCAGCAATAAGATCCAAAGCAGGTTCTGTGAATGTTAACTCCACTCCATCTTCTTTGAACAACCAATGATACTGTTCAATGTAGTTGTTCTTGACTTCAGTGAGAATACGGATCAAGTCTGCTTTGCTGAGTTCTTTGAGACTAACCCAATTAGGAAAACGTCCAACAAACTCTGGAATCATTCCAAACTTTACTAGATCATCAGGAGTGGTCATGGCTAGATCTGCGTCTATGTCTGTCTTTACTTGGGCATTGAATCCAATACTTGTGCCTTGCACACGGTTCTTTACAATGCCGTCTAGTCCTACAAATGCTCCACCTGCAATAAACAAGATATTCTTGGTGTCAATTTCAATCATTTCCCCACCAGGATGTTTCCGCCCGCCCGCAGCACTCACGCGACAGATAGTACCTTCGACCATCTTTAACAAGGCCTGCTGTACACCTTCGCCGGACACATCTCGTGTGATGCTGGTGCTTTCACCTTTGCGCGAAATTTTATCAATTTCATCCACAAACACAATACCTTTCTGTGTTTTGGCTATATCATTTCCTGATGCTGCGTACAGTCTGCTGATCAAACTCTCTACATCGTCACCAACATAACCTGCTTCTGTAATACTTGTGGCATCTGCAATAGCAAACGGTACATCAAGATATCGTGCTACACTTTTGGCCAGCAGGGTCTTGCCCGAGCCAGTGGGACCTAACATCAAGATGTTGGCTTTGTCTAGTTCTGGCTGTGTTGTGGTTTTATTGATGCGTTTGTAATGATTTACAATGGCCACCGCCAACATGATTTTGGCAGCATTTTGTCCAATCACGTATTGGTCTAGATAATTCTTTAACGCAACAGGATCCATCTTGTCAGATGGTTGTGCCGGTGCCGCGGGCGCTTCTTCATCAGTGAGTAGATCTTGACAAAAATCCACACACTCGTTGCAGATACCTGCGTATTCCCCAACAATTAGTTTTTTCACTGAATCTTTGTTTTTGCCGCAAAAGCTGCAAGATGTATGTGTTTCTTTGGTCATTTGGTTTGTGTTATGCGTTGTTCAATTTGGTCACGTTCACTGTCACTGAGCTGATCGGGATCATATAGTCCTTGTTCAATTTGTTTAATCAGATGATCAATGTAAGCTGTATCGTAAGTGTAGTTATTTTGCTGAGTGGTGTCAATTCCGATCCACGCAGATCCATTATGTTTATATAGCCTATGTGGAATGCCAGAGGTGGATATAAATGTATCACCTTTGTTTCCTTTATCAGGCAATACTGAACCAAAACCTGACTCAGGAACTTTGGGCAAATATTTCATCCAAGGCAGTTGATCTATTACGCCGACTTCTAGCAAACGTCGATGGCGTTTTAATGTGTCATTGGGATTATCCGCTTTCCATTGTTCCTTGGCATTTTTAAGGTCAACGCTGTCGTTTTCATCATGGTCTTCATCAACTTGTGTTGTGGGCAGAATAACTTTGATCTGCACGGGTTCTTGATCATCCAAAAACGGACCGTCAAGTACATCACACGCTCGGTTGGGGCAGAATGGCCCAATACCTGGGGCATGTACCATTGGCGTACCACATTTATAACAAGGGTCTAGTGTTGGATCACTAGCTTGGTGTTTTTGGATATCAACTGGTGATGTATCAGCAACTGTGGTGGGCCAAGATGTTTTGGGTATTTCTTCATCAATTTCTGTTGCTGTTGGTTTGCGAGCCCACTTGAGACTTTCTGTAGCAGCCAACAACATCATAATGGCCAATGGATCAAACACACAAACTAGTAGTATGATCACCCAACGCACAGAACGTTCTAGTACATTGGTATCTGTATTGTCCCCATAGATCAATGCTGCAATGTATTTGATTGGGCCAACTTCGGCTTCGATCTTGCGTACTTCAGCCGATATGGGTGCTCGTTCTTGTCTAAGAGCACTAATTGTTTTCTGTTCGGCTGCAATTTCAGCCAGTAGTCTAGATCTTTCTTTCGCTTGCGACTTACGGATGGCCACCGCTTTGTCAGCACCCGTTTCTGTTGTCGAGCGTGCCATGCTTTGGTCCACCGCCTCATCGAGTTGTTTAAGTGCTTTGCGATTAACATCAATGTTGTCCTGTGATACTTTTATTTTTTCGTCGTAGACTGCAATCTTGGCCTGCACGTCTCCCGATACCATGCTTTGATCACTGTGTGCCTTGCTCAAGAAACCAAAAATGCCCATGCTGGTGATCAGCATTAACATACACACAGCTGGTACTAGATACAATTTCATCAACCAACGGCAGCGTGACCAATATTCGTGTAGCCACAATGTGACCACAACCTTGGCCAGTTCTAGTACAGAACCCATGATCATAATAGGCACCAGGGCCGCGGCAAATATGGTAGCAAGACCTGCAATGCTATAATATGCAGCAATGGCGCTGAGGCCTAATGCCACAGCTAAAGTAATAAGACTAAGAAACATAAGATTATTTACCGGGTGGTGCTAGCACAGTTACCGCATACTTTATAGCTATCCAAGTGGCAAACTTTTCGTCAGGTACATCGAACCACACACGTTGGGGTGTGTTAGATTCGGTGGGCCATCTCATACCCTGGCGATCTAGCCGACGTTTAGCACCTGATTGGCCACGCCAGCCACGAATACCAAATTCACGATTGGCTTCTGCAATGATTTTGTACCAAACTTCGGTACTGCCAATCTCTACCCAAATACGGTGCATGGGTTGGGGCGTTACTTTAAGCGAATTGAATGATTCAGACATGCTCGACGCAGAGATCTCAACTTCAACAGACATTTACATATCCTTTCCAGATTATTCCTCTTGGCATACTCCCAGGGTACCAGCCTGGTTTTGATCGTTCGATCGAGGTCTTAGTCGCATCCTCAGAGACTTACATCTATTTGCCACGGATATCTACAGGCCCGGGTTATTGAATTACCCTGCAGACACCAATAGAAAGCTCCACCTCCCTACCCATGCATAGTAATTATAGCAAGAACTACGAGTGTTGTCAATTTTAACTTGGGTCGCCTTGACCTAAAACGTTGTCGTCTTCATCTTCCAATTGTAATGGTCCATGGAACCATCACTCTTGTTCATATGCTACCCAACATTTATTTCTGTGATCCCAATGTCGATTATCGTGTACGCCAATATGGAATTCCCAACCTAGCAATCCCAATTCAAGTCCTATGCCAGCATGATCTTGCATAACAGTATATTGAAACTCAAACCTAAACAAGTTTTCAGTTTTGAGTATTTCAATTTCCCATGATTTGTTTTTGGTAATTGAGCCTGCATTGTTCCATACATTTTCAAAACGGTCAAACCAAGGACTGCGGAGATTGAAATTCAAATAGATCATACTACGTGACCAAGCACTTGATAAATCAACTGATCTAATTCTTCTTGATAGTTATTGTTGCCCTGTCTCCGCTTTAACCAAATTGCAGTTAACAATTCTTTGGCATCAAAACTAGCGTCAGCTGGCAGTTTCCCGCGAGACTCTAGTTCGTCAAGTAAGTCATCTGTGTCGAATTCCGAGATATCAATATCAACATCAACTGTTATGTATGTCATAGTTTCTCTCCAGGTTCAAATCCACGGAATCGTTTGTGACGAGGAAATCTCAAGCTGTATGATCCGTCTTGGTTTTGCGTAACTGCGTCAGCTTCGACTTCGCCAATGACACCAAGTAGACGATCTCGGGCAGTCCAAAAATCATCACGATCTTTATCGCTATAGCCAGTACCAACATTAACACGAATATTTCGCTCATTATCAACTCCTTCGTAAATTATAGCACCAAGTCGGCCAGCATTGCGACCAGTCCCTTCCTCAAAGCCCACAATATTAAGATCCACTGTAATTGTGGGCTTCCATTTCATCCAAAAGCTGGATCGTTTGCATTCGTAAGGCGCAGACAGATCTTTGATCATGATGCCTTCAAATCCATCCTTTACTGCATCCTGAGCATAACGATTCATAATGTCATGGCCCTCGGCAGTGTCCAGATCTACATCAATGCCCGACATAATGCGCAAACAGTCTGTGGCCATTAGTCGATCTCGACTGCTTTCCAACCATTCAAGACGCCGTGCTTGTCTGGCATTACAATGCCCTTCCATAAACTCATCCAGCGGCATGGCATCAAAGATGTGATATACCATGTCTGAAGTTTCTGCATTGCTCTTGCGATGTGCTTGGCGCATGAGCTTTTGGAAACTCTCGCCTACTACTTCACCATCAAGAATAAAACTACCTTTGATTGGAGAGTGTGCCAGTAGTGCGGCTCGAGATTCCATCACAGCATCGGCAATCTGTGGAAAATTTGCAAACTCTTTACCGTTACGGCTGTACAATGTGCAACCATTTGCATTGACCACAGCAATGACTCGTACACCATCCAGCTTGACTTCCAGGCGTTTGATGCCTTTCATCTTGGCTGGACGATCTGTAGAGTCTTGTGCCAGTTGGCAGGAGAACACAGGAATACGATATTGTGTTCTACCCAGTACCTTGTTTAGTGTTTTTTCACTGATACCACACCGTAGATCTTTGCGAATTACTGGAGCACAGATTGTGTTCCATTCTTCACTATCAAATTCTTCACTCACACGAAGCATGAAGTCACGAGCTGCATGTCCGGTGCTAGAGCGTGTGCGTAGACTTTCAAGCAAGGCCCAAAACATTGGCCAAGGGTTGTCACGTCCAACAAGTCCTTGGGTTTCGGGCACTTGTTTGACATGAAAAGTATAAAAAGGATTGTATGCTTGATAGCAATTGAACAAAAAAGACTGAGCGTCGGCACTGCCCAATTTTGCAGCCATCAAGGCTTTTTCAATCACTTTTTCTTTGTGAATGCGACTGTCCGAACTGTTGAGATCTTTTATCCAACCCGAGGACATATATCCTTTGAAACGATCATTGTCAATGGTATATGGTGCAAGTGGTTCATACGTCATTATTTACTCTGCTTTCTGTTTGGTTAATGCACACACGAATAAGAACTTTTCGTAAGCATCACGCACTGCTGGATTAGAGTATAACACATCTGCTTCTTGTTGTAAAGCATTCATTCCTGCCTCGGCAACATCGTGTGCGCTAGGTCCTTGTAAAGTGCAGAGTTCATTACCAAACTCTTTTGCTAATTTTTTCCAGGCTCGTTCTTGTCTCGGTGTTATTGGCTTTTGTATTGGTCGAAGCTCACTGGCCATAAGCATGGCTCTAATCATGACATCTTTTGCCACCCGCCCAGCGGCAATTAGCGCGGCATAATTAGGTTCCACGTCATACCTACAGGATTTACCCCCGGGGTATACGCAGATAAGGTGACTACCTTTATGGAAACTATCCAAAAGATCGCTATCATACTCAGCCACAGGCCGATACCGCCGTCCAATTTTTTCATAATATATTTTCTTTACCATGAGCTATTGTAAAACACTTTTAGTCCCAGAAACAATTCGGCCTTGGCGTTACGAACAAATGCAAGATCCTGCTCTTGATAATGGTTGTCACTATTATCACCAAAGAAGAATCCTCTAGTAGCAGGTAACCGCTTATTTACAATATCCTGCTCAAGTTCTTCAAGATCATCCCAGGTGAGTTCTAGTTCGGTGCCATTAAATTGATCTCCAGGATGGCCGTTTGGACGGCCTTTGTTTTCCCATAACTGTTGCATCCAACCATGCAGATTAGGATGCTTGCGCCAGTATGCAATTTCACGCTGTACCAATTTACCTGCGTTGGCGCTGGCATTTGACTGAGTGGCTGCATAAGCATACATATCTAATCCCATATTTTCCTTATGTGTTGACTAAGTTTGGCACTTTGCCATCTTTGAGTGTGCGTAGTAGAATACGATTACGCTCATCTTGCTCTTTGCGTTCACGCTTTTTGTCATTGTTCCGATCAATGGTCATACGGTCGTATTCTCGTGCCCATAACACACCTTGCATAAACCTGTCGGCATGTTCCAATGATCCAGCAAATAATATAGCATCACGGCTGTAGATAGGCAATGCGTCTTTATCTTTTGGCACTAATGCCACACGCTCGCCATACACGTCATCATGCTTGTAAGCAGTAAACCGCATGCCAAGCCCATCCGCTCGTTCTTCTAACTTACGAATTTGTGTAATTGTATTCCAGCCTGCCATGACAATTCCTATGTTAGCAAATAATCATTGATTATTTGGTGCCATACACCGCCATCATCAGGCTGTCAACTTCGGCTTCTGTCACTACCACTTGAGCGGCTGCGGCACGAGCCTTGGCTGCTTTGACACGGATAGAATCCATAGTAGGAGCAGTTTTGGCACTCTTCACTACCTTGGCCATTTTGGTCACACGCACCTTTACAGTACGAGCAGGTTTGGCTTTGGGAGCCACTTCTGCTTGTAGTGCTTCACGAACTGCATCTGAGGTAGCAAAGCCGCTGGCCAAAAGATGTGCAACCGCACTGGCCTTGTCCATAGTAGACGGCAGCGGAACAATGTTCACATCAGTATCTCCCAGCTTGGCCAGCTGTTTGGCACGAGCCTCAGAGTTAGCAAAACGAACTTTGAGAACACCTTTGAGAACGGAGGTACCAGCGAAAGTGTAAGACATAAAAACTCCTGAGTTAAATTAAAAATGTATTATAACTGAAAACACAATACCGGTCAACCCCAGGCCAGCCCAAAGTTGCGGGCACATACCGGACCATACCCAACTTGCACAGAACGATCATCTTTCAGACCATGATTGCAGAAACTGCAACCACCAGTGAGACGTCCATAGCGTCCTGCGGTAGCAGATGGGTCATCTGCAAACTCTTTTACCAGCTCACACACTTCCTGAGTGGCACTGCGGGTAGCAAAGAACTCGCCGGTAACATCCACGCGGCCAAAGAACTTGTTGTTGCCAAACGGGCCGCCGTCAGTGATCAGGACCTGACCTGCATATTTGCTGTTGGTACCTGCACGAAAGAATGCCACTGGCTGCCCTTGTGTGGTTTGCAATTTAACTTTGACACGGCGCAACTTTTTGGCGGCCACATCAAACAGATCTTGAATCTTTTGAAAGTTCACTTGGATCTGCGCAACAGGTGCAGGTTGTGTGGCACGTTGCTGCAAAGTATCAACCCAGGTCAGCTGTTTAGGAGACAAGCTACCATAACGATAAAAGTTTTGGATCAAACTTGAAGCAAAATTGCCATCGTTTTTACTCAGCTTATCCAGAACAGAACTCAGTGTTTCAACCTGAGTTTGTTGTACTGCATTCAGTTGCACAGTCTTGCGAGTTTGATTTGCGAACATAAACACTCCTTTTTGTTGCTCTATGTGTATATTATAGCAAATTGGGCAATTCTGGTCAACCAAAATCTGCTGTAAAAAAGTTAACACTTTGGTATTACTTTTTAGTTTACTAGTTTTTTCCTGAACAGTGCGTTGCTCAAGGGCACAAGACCGCCGGCTACTAATCCATCAACATCATACACAGAGCCCACATACCACACACCATCTCGCATGATGTAGTAATATTCGGCACCGCTGTCGCTCACACGTTGCATGAAATCTTCAAATGTGTGATCCACTGAAAACTCGCAACCATTTTCCTTACGATCGCGACCGTAGAAAATAGTGATACCTTCTGCAGGACTCTCAAACGAATGCTCAACACCTTCGGGGATTTCAATGTTTTGACACAGGCTTGACACATCTCCTAGGGCCACCAAATGATTGGCCTTGGCACTGTCATAGTGTTCAAGCAGAGTGGCGCCAACCCTGCTGAGATAGCCATCCCAGTGAATGTAAATGCTCTTGCACTTGTCACCGTGCATGACACCAACGCGACTACGAGTTCCCATGATTATTGACCTTTCATAACGTAGGTTGAAAGAACCCATTTAGCACGATTCAGCAGTTGGCGCTGGTCTTCCATTATGTTGGCCAGTTGGTCAGAATCGTAAGGGCCAAAAAAGACCATTTCTTGTGCATCACTCATCAAGCTCATAGCATACATTGCCGGGCCTGAAAAACGATAGGTCAAACTTTCTTCTACGCACTCACGCATCTGGTCCACGGTAGTACCATACATGCGAATTTCACGACGGTCTGATTCAGTCATGTCGCGCATGTAGCGGCCTTGGAGGTCAAGCAGTACACTCATTCGGGCTCCTTTTTGTTAAACTATGCTATATTATAGCAAAATGGGAATTTTGGGTCAACCAAAAGCTCGGATCATACCCGAAATACCAATGGCTATGCTTACAAGATTAACGGTGATCTGTGGCTTATTTCCCACACGCCATGCCCAGAGAAAAAACATCACAGTGCCCAGCAGGAATGTAATGATGTTGTAAGGATACGCCGCAGGGCCCACAGCGTTGAGACTGTGACCTGCAATGATTAGGACAGCGCCCGACCATTGCAAAATTTCGTTGATGTCTAGTTTCATGTGTATATTATAGCCGATCTTGCAATTCTGGTCAACCAAAATTTTAAAGGAATTGAACAGTTTGACGGATAGTGCGATTCAACCGGATTATCTTGCTCATGATTTCCTGAAGTTGCTTCTGCAAAATGGGTTCAGCTTCGCGGGGTACAGCGTTCATGACTGATTGTAAACGCATAGCGTTAGCAACCAACTCTTGCTTCTTAGTCATTTTCTTGACCATGTCAGCATCTACTAGAGCTTGGCGCCCACCTACTAACATCTGTACTTTTTGCATGTCAACTCCTTGTTGCTGTTTATGTGTATATTATAGCCGATTAAACGATTCCGGTCAACCAAAATTTCTGTGAGATTTCACAACAAAAAACCCTGCGCAGGGCAGGGTTTTTGTGGTTATTTTACAACAATTTGTTGTAAATTTAAGTTGACACAATTAGAAATTGTATTCCATTCCAACACCATATTGTTTAACATCGGCCACTGAGTTTACATTATCAATGTTAGCCCAACGACCATGCAGAATCAATGATTTGCTCATCGAGTACGCCACACCAAGTGCCTTGGCAGTTACGCCAGTGCTGGTTTCACCGTAGCTGCCCAACAATGCAACTTGTGAATTAAGTGCTTGACGAACACCCACGCTCTTACCTGTGCTGCCAACACCAGACACTTTGTCATCGCTGTACATGCCAAACACTGTGGTACCTGTTTTGGCCACAGTATATTTGGCACCAAGGATGGTGCTTGAGCTGTTTACACGGTTGCTGTAACTTGCCACAGTAACAGATACTGGACCTACTGCGTAATCAATGCCGGCAGCATGTGCATTGGCCACACCAGCTGTTTCGCTGTTGGACACTGCGTAGTTACCTTTGAATCCAGCCACAGTTGGGGTGCTAACAAATACTGCGTTTTGCAAACGGCTACCTTGTGCATTGTGAATTGTGGCTGCGGATGTACCATACGCATTTTCCATCACATCAAAGTTATCCAACACACGAGTCACACTGTGCTTGTCGCGGCCTAGACCAATGGAACCAAACTTGCTGTCCAAACTGAACAGAGCAGTGCGATCACCTAGTGTGGTAGCTCCTGGTGCGTCCATTAAAATTCCAGTTTCAACCACTGCACTAGCAGTGATCCCGCTGCCAACATTGGTTGTGGCCTTAAATCCCAGGCGACTGGAATCATTGGTCAATCGTGTCAATGCACTAGCAGTGCCCAAGGTATAAGATTCTTGATACTGACGGACTTTGCCATAGATGCTGACTTGAGGGGTGGTTTGTGCCTGAGCAAAACCTGCGGCCAATGCCAGGGCCAATAGTAAAGCATATTTCTTCATGAAGTTTTCCTTTTAAAAAATTGTTGTTATGTACCCGAAGGCACATTCTTACTTAGCTAGTATAGCAATCTAAGTGCTATTTTACGACTAAATTGGCTGCTTCTGCCTCGGTATATGTGCTCGGAATCAAGTTTCCCTGAGTAGGAATTGAATTGGGTGTGCTAGGAATCACTGTGTCTTGTCCAGCCCCAGCAGCATCCAGAACAAATATATTTTTACCTTCTCTCAAACAAGCCACTATGGCTTGCCCACCTTGTGTGCTGAGATTGGCAATGGTTTCAAGAAACTGTGCAGGTCCATCTTGTTCTGTATTGACTCCATAATCAGGCAAACTCTGTACCAAACTCATAATTGGACCGCGGCTGGTTGGATCTAAATTGGCCACGTCTATGCTGGCTAAAGAAAGATTAGTATTCTCTAAATTGAGATTAGCAGCCATGGAAATAAAATTATTGTTTAATACCAAAGATTGTGTAGGATACAAACTTTCAATACCAGCAACTTCAGCAGCGGCCACAGTGATCAATGCATTCAGTGCCGCATCAGGATTGGTATAAGTTCCTGCGCCTGGGCCCGGGGGGATGACCACTGTGTCGTCTATACCTGTATTATAAACTCCATCCACGGTATTTTGCATTCGAGTGTAGATGATAATTAATGTGTTCAGGATTCCATCTGATGTCATGCTATTGAGTGTGGTGGTAACATTGGTAAGATCACTAGTGAACGGTACCCCGACTGCTGCACCCAACAAATCAGTTATGACCAATGTCCCATTGGGACCTGTTCCAGTTGCATACGTGTTGGCATAGAATTCTGCCACAGATGGCGGAACTGCTGTGGTCAATGAACTTATGAGATCAAGGTCTCGAGTGGTCTCCATGTTAGCAAATGCTAACGCCAACTGTATCAAACTCATGTTGTTGATATTTTTAATTTGTTGCAAACTCACCTGCATGGCCTTGCAAGCCAATGCCTGATCTGGTGGGATGATCAAACTCAATCTTTGATATGTGATCATATTACTACCGCCCAAGATCAACACATATCGTGGCAAGTAAATCAACAACTTTGAATTCACAGCGCCTTGATTGTTGTCGTAGATGGCGCGAAGCACAGTCGATGTCTCTTGATTGTAAGTTCTCACTGTGAGACTGGGATAGCTGTTAGGGAATATCTTGACTGGGTTTAACAAGTCAGCCATGTTATTGATATTTGGTGTGCTTACTCCAAACACAGCCAGCACCTGTTCTAGTTCTGTGCCGGTCACAGTCAACATGCCCTGATATGCTAGTCGTTGCAAATTGTCACTAACTGTGACATTTGGATTTGCAATGTCGTTGATATCGGTTTGGTCAATTCCTGCCTGAATCAATGCATTGCTTACCCCTGGGATGAGATTGGTCAATGAAGCCAATCGTCTCAACAACGAAGCTGGTGATCCAAAATTACCAAGGTCAGAAAGATCAATCAGTTGTCCCAGCGCAGCTAGATCAGCACCAAATGTCGGCATGGCCAAATTCACATCACTAAGATTCCCAGTGATCAAACTGTTCATTGTAGTAAAAGTTGACCCTAGATAAGTCTGACTGTTGATACTGGTATTGATATAGTTGTTAGTTGCACTCACATAGCCTTGTGCTGCTGGAAACACCTGTGCAAACACAGTCACGTTGCCATTGCCAAGATAACTGTTGCCTTGTTCAGTGATTACCCCGGTGAATCCTGAATTCACATTGATTCCCAGATCAAGATAACCCGCAGGCGTATTGTCAGCCAGTGCCGGTACTGTGGTCGAGCAAAACGATGCCATATTGGCCAATGTGTTGGCAGTGATGCCAGCTGGTCCTGAGTTGGCTATTGCAGCAAAGAAAGGAGTAAGCAAAGTGGTACCAGTGTAAGAAGTTACAGCAGCAGTCCAAGTGTTGGCAATTCTGATGCCACCGTTGTTGCTCAGTGTAGCACCAGCAATCATTTGTAAAGGAGTTAGAATACCAATGGTCATTGTTTATCCTGCAAACACAGTTGCACTACCACTAGCTACAAACGTACAACCAGCAAGGCCATCACCAACTCTTGCCAACGGCTTGCCGCCGACAAATACTGTAGAACTTCCACTTGAAATTGGTGCCACGTGCGGCGGACATTTCGTGCCTGCTGGACGCAAATGAGGCGTACTGAGATCGCCAAGTCTAGCAGCAGGTTTTGAATTGACAAATACTGTGGCACTGCCTTGAGCAATGCTAAATCCGCTGCAATGTGGAACTCCTTGATCACCCAATCTCGCTACTGGTCGCATACGCTTTCTCCATAAGTCTATTAAACAGACCCAGCCAGGCGTCAATTTCTTTGTGCTGCTGTTGAGTATGCGGCTCCGGAGGGATTTCCGGAAGAAATTCTATCACATGGTCCAGGTCGTCAGGGATATCGTCATAGCAATCGTATACTTCAATTATATCGCGCCTCATGATTACAAATCTGTGTCCCATATTGTATTTATAGGAGCAAAAACTCGTATCAGCCCAAATGTATACTGGTGGTGCTTTGCATGTATTGGTCAGCAAATGATTTGTCACTGGCCACCGCAACAGTTACTGTGAGTTTACTCAAGTTGATATCTTTGTCTGGTGCCACAGTGAACAGGTATGGCATCAACCCTGGTCCCTTGGCACCCATGGCAATTACCATGGGCTTTGACAGTTTGTAATGTGTAGCAGTTTCTTCATTGAGTCTTGCCACTAATTCTTCACCTGATGTGAGTTTGAGTGTGACTACTTCGCCTGCGCTAACGCCTTTGTCTATTAACATAATTTTAAACTTTCTTTTGAATTGACATTTGTAATTTACTCCCCATATCCGCCAGCAGTTTCTTCAATGTATTTTTTTAATTCTTGAAACCCCCCAATGTGGTTGTTATGTACAAAAATTTGTGGTACTGTTCTTGCTGTGGGCACTGCTTCTAACAAGTCTTCTCGGGTGTATCCGTGCCCAATTTTCTTTTCTTCATATGCAATATTGCGTTGCTTTAACAAAGCTTTGGCTTGGTCGCAGAATGTGCAATTGTCTTTTGACCAGACGATGGCTGTCATATTTTTCCTTTATAAATTTGGTAGTTGATCATAATCAAGTTCAGACGACATAATACCAATTACGTAGTTAGTTGACTCATTTTCTTGCAAGGCCGTCTGTTTGCTGGATGTTGAGACATGTTTGTTGAACCATGGAATAGGTGTGCTGCGTGGTGCTGCGGTTTGATATTTGATACCAATGTCTTTGAGAGCACCAACTGCTGTGTAGTCCACAAAATCTTTGAGAATGTTTGCATTGAGACCAATTACTGGACCCATCTTGAACAAATGCTCAGCCCAGGCTTTTTCTTCACGGATCACATCCTGATACAAGGCATACACTTCTGCTTCGCAAGCGTCTTTGACCGCAGCAAATCGGTTGTCTTCTTTGATAACTTGGTTGATAAGATATGCAGTCCATCCTTTGTGCAGCAATTCGTCTTGCAGAATCAATCCAATAATGTTGCCATTGCCAATGAAGATTTTGTTCTCTACCATGGCCAAGCTAGTGGCAAACGATACCATGAATCGGAATGCTTCCAGTGCATAACTGGCATGCAATGCCATCCAAATTGTTCGAACATGTTCACGTTCTTCCACCGGTTGCCCTAGTTCTTTTGCACAGTTGATTCTGTGTAAGTCATCATAATATCGTCCTACACTTGATGCCATGTCTACAATTTCTGTGGTGTCATGAATGGTATTGAAAACATCTTTAGGCACGTTATAGATATTACGAATGATATGGCTGTAACTCTTTGAATGGATATTTGTTTCAAAGAATCCCCAGTTATACATCAATGCTTCTACTTCGGGCAAGCTGCATACCGGCGTGAATACCTGTGTAGGTCCACGTCCTTGCAAACTGTCCAATGCAGTCTGCCGCAGTAAATTGCTAGTAAAGATATGTTTGACTGCATCACTGGCATCTTTAAAGTCATTGGCATCTTTGCTGAGACTGATCTCTTCAGGTTGCCAGAAGAAGCCACGTGCAGTGGCTTCAAAGTCTGCAATCTTTTTATACTTGACTTCTTCAAAGCGTTGAATAGTAACTGGACCTGCTGGGTCCAGAAACATCTTGCGATTCAAATAATCTGTCTTTGTGTTTAGGTTATATTGTGCTTGGCTCATAATTTACAACTTTCGCAATCTTCTTCTTCATCAAAATCTATATGTTCTAACATCGGCGGTGCGATTTCAGCATCAGCTTTGCTACCCTGTTTATTCACGAGGCTATAATAGAAGGTCTTGAGGCCCCACATATGTGCTTGCATCAAGTTCTTTGCTATCAATGTAGTTGGAACTTTACGGTCAGCGTAGTGTGCAGGGTTATAGAATGTGTTAGTACTGATACTTTGATCTACATAAGCCGCTAATACTGCTGCGGTTTTTAAGTAACCATCACAGTCTTTTTGTTCCCACATCAATTGATACTTGTTCTTTAGTTTGTGATATTCTGGAACAACTTGTGTAAAGCTACCTGCTTTACTTTCTTTAACACTAATCAAACTCATGGGCATCTCAATGCCATTTGTACTGTTAATAACTACACTACTTGATTCTACTGGAGCAATAGCCATTTGTGTAGCATTACGTACACCGTGTTCTTTCATGTTAACACGTAATGTTTCCCAATCTAGTTCTGGAGCAAAGTCAGTTAATTGATTAACACCTTTGGCTCTTAGTTCCCAGGGGAATACTCCTTGACCATATCTTGTCTTGTCGCTACCTTCACACTTGCCTCTTTCTTTGGCAAGTTCTACACTTGCTTCTGTTAGATAGAATGCTAGATGTTCTGCCCAAATTTTAACTTCAGCTAATGCATCTTTCTCACCGTACTTGAGACTACGCTTTGCATGCCAATATGCTAAGTTAGTTACACCAATGCCCAATGGACGAATCTCATCGTTGCTCAGTTTAGACTGAATGGAGAGAAAGTCTTGATAGTCAAGAATGTTATTGAGGCTACGATGCAATATGCGACAAGCACGGCGCATATCTTCGGGATTTCTAAACGCACCCCAATTTATACTTCCAAGTGTACAGAGGGCTATCCTGCCGGTATCGTCATCTAATCGCTTAAAACTTTTTGTCGGAAGTAGGATCTCACAACAGAGGTTGCTTTGATAGATGGTATGATACTCTGGATCAAACGGTCCTTGTTTCATTACATTATCTATGAACACAAGATAGATACGTCCAGTGTCAGTGCGCTCTTTCAGTATGCCTGACTTGAATACTTCTTCTGCACTCATAGTCTTAGTACGCAGGTCTTTGCGCTTTTCATATTTAACATAAAGTTCTTCAAATCTTTCTGTATTTTGATAGAACGCTTCGTACAAATCAGGAACTTCATTTGGATCAAAGAATGTTATTTGTTCTTTGTTTTTGAATCTTCTCCAGAAGAAAGCACTAAGCACAACCCCATAATCCATATGACGGACTCGGGTTTCTTCTGTTCCTTGGTTGTTCTTAAGGACAATAAGATCATCAAACTGATGATGCCAAATGGGATAAAAAACTGTAGCACTTGCATTACGAATACCTCCTTGCGAATTGTGTGTCAATACCATTGGACCATTGCTACTAGAGGAAGCAAAAAAGGTATGAGTATCTTCTACTGTAATATCAATATAGCCAGTATCGTTTTGCTGTTCAAAATCAGAAACTAGCAAACGAGTAAATCCTGTTTCAGTGAGAACAAGATGATCGTTAGTAAGTTCCTTAGGTTTTTTCTGTAAGAACGATCCCGAGTCGCTCCATACCATTATGGGGTGATTTACGGAGCAGTTTAACACAACACCGTTTTCAAACTGCAAACGAACTTGATCTTCTGTTTTTACAATAGTATCCCACTTGTTAGTTACTGCTTTAAACAATATATCTCCTTGCTCATTTTTTGTTTTAACTTTCATCCCTATCACAAGGTCTTTAATCTGAATCTTTTTAGTTTTTACCATTTTCGTGCTCTTTTCTTGTTATTGTTTCAATATCATTAAATTTTGCAGACATGTCATATTGTTTGACTTTCAGTACTGTTTTTCCTCTAGTTGCTCTATAATATTGATCTAATAATTCTTTTGATTTAAAGAATTTACTGTCTACCTTATAGAAAACTTTAGTGGTCTGATTAGCATAATCGTTAATATTAATTTGATATTCTTCTTTGTCTATTATAACAGTTTTTCTTTTAGAAATTGAATAAACTACCACATTTCCGGTGTTATGATGTTTATATAAATCCCTATCATAATTTTCTTTTTTTACTAATTTCTTCTCTCCTGTTACCCTGTCTGTAACTGGAATTAAACCAAATGTATTTCCAATGTACCGACCATTTGAATTGTTGAAATCTTCTTGTGTTATAGTTACTCTAGTGTTAGTGGTTGTGTCGTGTGCAACCACTTTCCCTTTAGTAAGTCCCACATATCTACTGTCCGCTTGAAATACTGATTTTGGAATCCTACATGATTGTCCAGTCACTGTATCCAATGCTAAGACATAATTCTTAAATTCAGTAGAATGAATGCTAGGATCAAAATCTGAAGTATATATCTTTTTAATTCCGGTTTCTGTTCTTATATTCATCATACCTTTTGAAATATGTAGATGTTTTCCAGTAGCAAATTCTTCCACACTTACCCGATACGTATTTCCACTAGAATCTTTGCATAATACAGACCCTGCTCCGCAGTTTGAGCCACCTGCAGTTAGAGAGTTTATAAAAATAGAGTTCTTACCAACTTGATGCTTTTGATGGAATATTTTTTCTGCCGTAAACGCATCACTCCTGGTAGTGAAGTATTCAATTCTATACTCAAATAAGTATGGCATCTTTTTTAGTTTTTCTTTAAAATCAACTACGGTTGAACTAGTAAAGTATTTTACCAACAAATCGTGCTTATTACAGCCTTCAACCCCACGAGAACCGGAATAAAACTTTCCAGTCTCTGTATCTTTAATAGTATAGCAGTAGTAAGCCGAATTTGATAGCATATTAGTTTGTGCTCCGTTGTATGATTCTAGTAAATAATTTAGCATTTCGTATACCCCCATTATTATTTATGCTTGTGTGCGAAAAACTATTATTTAGCAATAGAATCATCCTCATCTAGTACTTCTATCCAAGTATCCGGAGTTACACAGCAAGACCTTAAATCTCCAAACCACTTCTTTAAAAATGGTATCATGCCGGTATGCATGATCTCACCACCGCGGATGGGTGAGCCTAGTGGTCGTAGTCGTCCAATCTCTAACCCAATGCCAGCACGTTTGCTGGCATACTTGGCCATCATTTCCCCACTAGCGAATATACTATCGAGATCATCATCGCTGCGAATAAGAACGCAGCTAGAGAATTGTTTAGTAGGAGTTCCAAGACCAGCGAGAACAGGAGTAGCAAGAGTAAATAAGCCATCACTTGCAGCATTGTAATATTCCTTTATATAGCGCATTCTTGCTGAGTTTGGTTCTTCCGAGTGAAAAACTGTAGCCGCTGCAACCATGTAACGAACTTGGGGAGTTTCATAAGTTTCCTTTGTGGCACGATTCTTCACAAGATATTTTTCAATCAATTGCTCGATAGCGGCATAGCCATATTGTTCGTCCTTGGAATGATCTATCATGTCCTGCATACGGTTCCAATCAGATTCGTCGTACCATTCCAATAGTTCAGGAGTGTACAAGCCCGTGGCTACGTTTTTCTTTACAATCTCATACAAGTGGGGAGGCTCATAAGAGCCATATACATCTTTTCTCAACATGCTAAGACGTTGCTTACCTGCCACATATTGATAGTTAGTGTGCCCAACATCTGGATTATGTTCTATATCGATCAAGTCCACAATGGCTCGTAGTGTGATACCATCAATTTCTTTGGTAGTGATGCCATCATAAAAGTGCATCTGGGCTTTGATTTCTACCATGCTTTGACTTACATCTGCAATGCCTGCACATACTTTGGCAATTTGGGTTTGCCACTTTTCTAGGCTTAATTGTTCTTTTCTTCCGTTACGTTTAATAACTGTGATTTGTGTCATATACTCAATATAGTTGTTGTTTTACATCGCTCTGCGTGATGTGATGTCTATTCTGCTGTAGGTTGATATTTAACCCTGGAGACTGGTCCCAATTCAATATATATTTCCCATTCTCTACTAGGACTAAATTGCCCCGATCTGATTCGATCAGCATAGCGTCTTGAAGATCGTAACGATCCAGCACAGTAATAGTATACAGGATTCCTAGCCCGCGAGCAAGATCACAATAGATGTTGTCGCTCAAAAGTTGCCAGGGATCTGGCCAATCCGCTTGATCGTCCCAGTGTAAATGATAAGCTCGCCAGGGAGTTTGTTGCCACCAGGAATTGATCTCCTCTAGGGCATCCGGCTTAGGCAGTGTGCAAACGCGATTTCGTAAAACGTTCCACGCTGCCAAACGTTGTTCAAAGGTTGAACACCACATCAAGCAAGTTTGGTTACCGAATAGTTAATAGTGGCTCCAATACCAGTGTTAGTGGTAGTGGCTTTCCAAGTTACAATACCAGCAGTTTCACTCACAGCAAACGCAACACCAGTGGATGCATTTTGCACACCTGCATCGGATCCTTGTATATTTGTACCAGCATTGTCTGTTCCAGCCACAATGGTATACACACCAGTTCTGGTATTAACATCTCGAACAATAGTATAGTCAATCTGTACTGCTCTGATTGCTGTGGAATTAAATGTCAAAATGGTTTGATCGGCTGTGTTGTTAAGCAATGATCCAGTAGCACCAGTTTGTCGCAAATACGTACCTTGTTGTAGTTGACTGGCTGAATCAAATGCTATGTTGATACCGTTATTGACGTCGATGCGAGGATAAGTGCCAGCATAAACTGTGGTACGTTGAAACATGTCTCCGACGCTGACATTGTTTTGTCCTATGAAATTAATAACTGATGTTGCCGGCGATGTGGTTCCATTAAAGTGATTGCCCACATCATAAAACGTGTTATAACCACTGGCATTCATTCCAGTACCAGCAGCAATTATAATACCTTCAGCATAGATGTTATCGAATACATTGCCTAAGAAACGGAATCCAGTAGGGCCGCCATTTACTGGAGAAGGATTGCCTAACGACACACCTTGATAGTGTGTATCAAATGTACTTTCTGTAACCAATACACCTTGCACTTGATTGGGGGTCTCAAATGCCCAGGTGGTACCACCAAATGTACATCGACGGAAAGTGATGTTATTACAGACTAAACTTGCAGTGGAACTAAAATGTACACATGCTGTGCTATCAATTGCAGTTGTTAGATCAGGTTGGCCAAGTGATCCTGAAAAACTCACATCTGTGAATGTACACTGTTCGGCATCTTCAACCAGGAATATATCTGCTAGGCCATCGGCTTCAAATCCCATATTGGATATTGAAATATCAACTGGAGGTGTGGCGCCATTGTTACCAATATTTACTCCAGTTTGCTGCAAGCTGTCACTGTACACAGCCACAAACTGACTGGCACTGCTTGCATCTAATACAATAACACTGGAGTTGATCCCTTCACCGCACAACAATGCATAAGGTGGAATTTCAATTGAGCTAGTGACCAAGTAGCGACCAGCTGGGAAAAATAACGATCTACGTATTTGTGGATTTGATTCTCTACAATACAGTTGAAACAATGCACGATTGATAGCGTCAGTGTCATCAGTTACGCCATCGCCCACAGCACCAAAATTCAGTACACTGGCAAATTGGTCTAGCCAGCTTTGCAGTGGAATACTAATTGGACTACCTGACGACGATCCTGTTTGTACTGTATATCCAGCTGCTGTACCTTGGTAAGTGTATGCTCCGCCTACTAGCAATATGTCACTGTATTCAGTGAGAATTTCTGTATTGCCTATTACAGGTGCACCATCTTGCAAGGTTCCATTGCCGATGTATAATCGACGTTCGTCGATTGCCCAGCCTAATTCTGCGCCAGCTAGTTGTGGCAGATTTTCTGCTAGACCTTTACGATTTGTTATTCGTGATACTTGAACTATTGCCATGTGAGTCCTGATTCTGTGCTGTATTTAGCCAGAATCCGTCGAGCAACTAAATGTGTTTGGTATAGTATTCTTCTACCTTGCGCCACCATAAGTTACAATAACGATCGTATTCAGCACCTTCCAATACAAATTCTTGATATTGAGGTGGGCTTATAATATTGTGATTGGCGTCAAGATCAGGTTTCACACACATGAGAATCACTCCCTTGCGTATTTTTGTACCATGCAATTCATTGTGAGCTTCTGCATAAGCACATAATTGAACAAAGTAATCATCAATCCATTCACGCTTTTTTGGCTTGTTGGATTGTTTGTAATCCAAAATACTTTCTTCATTCAAGTGCAACCCTGCACCATCAGTGGTACCTGCATATATCTTAGGGAAATATAATGGTACTTCAATACCCCAGAATTCATTTACATTTTTCAATCCATCACGTATTACAGTCTTGGCCATTTCGTGACTGCTCCAGGAAAATGGATTTGTGCCACGTTCTTTAATTGAGCCTTTTTTCACATAGTCTTCAAGGTACGTGTGCATACGTGTGCCGCGATTGGCGGCTTCAGTGGTAATCTGTTGTGCCTTTTCTGCACCTACTGCACGCCGCCAATTGTGCAATGCAGCCTTGCTTTCTTCGCTTTTGGTCTTGTCAAGAATGGTAGTCACCGATGGCAACTTGTTTCCATCTGGTGTGGCATAAAAACGTTTGCCTTCTATTGTGACTCTAGGAATCTCTTGGTAATCAAATTTTGGATTGTACAAATTAAACTCTAAAACTTTCTCCACATCCGCAGCGGTCACGTTCGTTAGGATTGCTGAACTGAAATCCTTCGTTGAGCCCTTGTCTAGTGTAGTCTACTTCAAGACCTTGCAGATATGCACCGCTTTTGGGATCAACAAATAATTTACATTTGTTGGAATCAATACATATATCGTCCGGTTGCACAGTGTCTACATATTCTAACACATAAGCAAGCCCAGAGCAACCTGTTGTTTTGACTCCCACACGAATACCAATTCCGTGTCCTCGACGTTGAATGGTTTGAGTTATTTTTCGAGCAGCAGTTTCAGTTATTGTTATCATTTGATATGTTGATAGTAAGAGTTTTTATCTTCGTCTGACAGCAGATCCCATAATTTTTTATTGTTAAAACTCAGATCAGTCTTGGTTAGATTATCCCATTTTGCAGTAGTTGATATGTAAGTATCCCAATCGATCTCTGAAAAAGTATCACTAGTTAATTGATCTAAGAGAGATTGTATGCTTTTTTTAAAAACTTGATTCCTATTGAATAACGAATGCCCTTGTAATAATATCTCCTGAATCTGTACTGCTAATTTTTTCCGCAGATACAATGGCAGGGCTAACAATGACAAATGATCACATTCTGACAGCGAGTTGTCAAATATTTTAATATCACGCCCGGAGATATTAAACTTCCCAAAATAATCTAAAAATTCTTTAAGATAGGCTATATTGTTAATATAAAAAGTTGGAGTGATGTGCAAATTAACATTCGAATATGTTTCCGCTAACAATTTAAATTTTTGCAAATTATTGTGTATCTTTTCAAATTTCACTGGATATCTTACATATACAAAGTTATCATCATCAGTTGAATCAACACTTATAGCAAACGATAAACTTTTAAAATTATTAGGCCATTTGTTAAAAATTTCTTCAAGAAACACTGATCCATTTGTGCCTATTTGCAAATTAATCTTGTTGCTGAGCTTTTCTTCTTGTAACCAGTCGGTTAGCATGTACAGGTCTGATTGGATAGTTCCTTCACCGCCCATAATGATTAATTTAAAATCTTCGTGCTGGTTGCTTATTTCTCTTATGTTAGTTTTTAATGTTTCAAAATACATTGGATCATTACCAATGGATTTAGGTACCGTTTGGTTGGTGTTCCATATTGAATCATATAAGCTACTGGTATTAGCATTACATATTCTACAGGCCATATTGCATTTGTTACTAAATGTAACAAACATAAGAAAGTTATCAATTTTTTTAGTTGTTAAAAATTTATTCAACTCTCGAGGACTTAAAGAAGCTAACGCCCGTTGTCTACCGCTAAACTGATTGTTAGTTTCTTTTTTATGACATAAATGACAATTTTTATCAATCTTCCTTGATTCAATATGTTGTTTGACTTCGGCGATAGGGTTATCACCAGCGGATCGATACCAGCAACAAGGATCTTGTTTAATCGAACTAAAGTGAACACCTAAATTAGAATATGGTATTACACATATATGTTGATTGTCCATTGACCATTGATTAAACTCCACGCTGTAGTCAAATGTTGTACTATGCGGAATCATTTAATGCTTGCTCTTGTAATCAATTATTGCTGCTTTGATCGCATCTTCTGCAAGTATTGAACAATGAATTTTAACTGGGGGGAGGGCAAGCTCGCCAGCAATCTCGCTATTCGTAATCTCTGCCGCTTGGGCAAGTGTCCGTCCTTTGACCCATTCAGTAACCAGCGAACTCGACGCAATCGCGCTTCCGCAACCATACGTTTTAAATCTTGCATCTGTGATAATTCCATCAGTTACTTTTATGCTCAATTGCAAAACATCACCGCAACTTGGTGCTCCAACGAGTCCTATCCCGACTCCCTCTTCGTCTTTTTTATAAGATCCAACATTTCTTGGATTATTATAATGATCGAGAACAGCTTCACTATACGCCATACTTATCTCCTATTATAGATTTTACTACATCGTCTGATTGAAAATAATCCCATTTGGATCTATTCTCTTCTCCTAGTATATACCTTAAATTTTTCCTTCCTCCAATTACGGTAGGATCTATACCTAATGTGTATCCTTGCCTGTAAGGAATGATATGATCAAGTTGATAATCAGTTTTCCTTTTTCCAGTTATTTTAGCTGTTCCTTCTTTTTTCATAGCATACACAGTTCTATAAGTTGCTTTCTGGCATTCTCTTTTGTATGCAGTGAAATTATCATCTACATAGTTTTTAGGTCTGAGATTATTCAGTTTACCATTTTTGTTAGGATTATCAATTAACCACTTTTCTCGTTGTCTTTCATTTGGAATACCTTTGTTCCACCCATGTCCTTTAGCAAGCCCCGATGTGTTTTGTTTTGCTTTTTGGTCATCATTGAGTTTAACACCCTTATTCCATGGAATGTGGCCTGGTCTGTTATGTGGATTTTTACACGGTTGAGAACAATATTCAAGTAACCGCGGCTTAGTAATAAATTTGTTACCGCAGAATAAACATATTTTTTGTATACCATACTTGTTTTTCATACAAGTATTTATGATAGGCGCACCAGTCTGTGCAGGGTTAAACGCTGCGATCTTTTTTCATTGCGGATTGTGCGGCTTGTGCTACAATATCTTGTGCTTGATTAACTGGCATGGTGACTGGTCCAGGCTTATCGCCACCTTTGAATATTAGTTCTGTAGCGTCGGGACTCATTGGCTCAATCAAACCACTCAATGGAGGTTGTCCAATTAAGGTTTGCAAAGTGTCGGGAGTGATATCTACGCCCATACTTTGTGCTCGATTGATAAATGCCTGCACTGGCATTTGCATCTTGGCAGAAGTGTCTTGTGCTCTACCCACAGCAAACTTGGCCAAGGCCATGAGTTTGTCTGCGGTAGCATCTGCTTCTACTTCGTTGATTCGCATTATCTGCGCTCGCGTCCTAGTGCTGCGGCCGGTGCGGCTGCACCTGGTTCAACGGCTGCTATTTCAATTTCTTCTTCGCCTGGCGCAGGACCTGCTAGTCCCATATCTCCTTCTGGAGGGGACATACCTGCATCGGCTCCTGGCATTTCTACAGGACCTTGCCCAGTTACAACACCCAATGCTTGTTCTAGCTGTTGCTTGCTGCTTTGCAAATTCTGCACTAGACCACTCAATGCCGCTTGTGCATCACTGTTAAACTGTGCAGCTTGGTTAGCCCCAATTTGATTCTTGATCGAATCCACTAATGCTGGCAATTCTTTGAATTGCATCTCGGTGCTGTCTTCAATCATGTCTTGCAGTTTGTCAACCATATCTTGTGCGGCCAATACAACTTGAGCTTGTTGCACTTCACTTTCGCTGAGATAGTAACCGTAGCCTTGCGCACGTAATCGAAGTTTGGTTTCTTGTACCGAAGTAGTGGTGTTAATACTGTTGAGTTCGTTCTGCTTATCAGTTACTTGTTTTTTCAAATCGTCAAGTTCTTGTTGCACCTGCTTTTTTTGATCCATCTTTTGCTTCACAGCCATAGCAGCGGCCTGTTGAGGATTTACACCAGGAGCTGCTCCTGGTGCAGTAGTTGCGACCATTTCGGCTTCGTAGATCTTTTCAGCTAATGCTTGTTCCATCATCATGAGCTTGAGATAAGCTGGATTCTTTTGGCTGGTATGACGAGCAGAACTGCTGCGCACTTCACTTAACACACCTCGTACCTGGCGATACATGTTATGCAGTTGTTTGCGATTCAAAGTATCAAAGTTGACCGATTGATCAAAATGACTTTCAAATACTTTAGAGATTTGTCGTGTAGGGCGTGTTACGGCCAATTCGTTTAGTTTCATTTGAGTTTCCTCGTAGTTGCCAGTATTTAGCCAAATTTATACATTTTGCTAGTTCTTTTTCTAGGACCTGAGTATATTCTTGCCTAGCACTTGTTTTATTAATCAAGTTTTCCCATGTGTTTCCGGCTGTGCGATCAGCCAATGCACGACGTACATATATGTCATTGCGCAATCTAACGACAGATTGATCTAATTCTTTTATTTGTCTAGCCAAGTTGAAATGATGTAGATTATCTGCTATGCACCAAGCCAATGCAGATTTGGTAGCAGAAAATGTGCCAATCTCATCATCACGCTGACAAACTTGAAATCCTGCAGGTACAGGGTATATGGTGTATTTGCCAAATACTCGATACTTCTTGCCATCTTCTATAATTACTTTGTTTAAAAGCAGCGGCAACTCTTGTTCTGCTAATGCAGCCAATTTACGACTGGCTTTCATTTGAATACGTAGTTTGTTAGCATCCAACCCACAGTGGCCACAAGGAATCCAATTATAGCTATTCCCCACCCAACGAGTTGATCATTACGTTTGGCTGACATGGTATGCACCATTTCATGCACTGACTCTACCATGACTTTTACCGATTCGATTCCTGATTCAACAGTTTGAATTTTGAGTTCTAGCATGCGATAACGTTCGGCACAAAGCTCAACGTGCGCCTCTAAACTTTTCTTCTCGATGTCTGTGGTGTCCATGAGTTATTTATGGTTCAACGGTTCAAACCAGATGTTAACATCTGGACGTAGTAATGTAGTCAATTGTTGCTCAACATAGTTAATGATAGGTACACCATCGCAGGCTTGTCGTAATCTTCCCACAGGATCATTTTCCACTGCAAACACATCATCAAATTCTGTATCAAACTCAAATTGCCAACGTTGGTCTTTGATTCTCACACGAGACACTCGTACTGGTTGTGTGTAAAGACCAATCAACTGCATGATAGTTTCCCAGTTGCGTTGTTGGTTACGACTGCGAACCCATGTGGATACGTCAGTTACTTGCTGCCCCAGCTGATCCGTAAACGGCAGCAAATTTTCTCTTAGATGTCCGGTAACTCCAGTGGGTCTGCAATCAAAGTCAGTGGTTATTTGTATACTCAATGTCATATGGTATTTACGACCAAAAAAAAGCCCTGGAAATAAACCAGGGCCTTGATTTTTGCTACCGCTTAGAATTAAGTCGGAGCAAAGTTGGTTGCGCTTGTGACAAACACAGCATTACCTGCGCATGAGCTCAATTCCAGGTTCTGACCACCTGAAGCCACAGTAGCACTGGTATTAGCAGTAGCTAGCAATGTGACGTTGGTGTAAGCACCTGTGGGATACACAGCCAAGTTCAACACTGTAGGTGCTGCTGGGCTAACTTGATACATGGCCACTGTGGCTTTGGTCTGAATAGCTTGCATCAGGTTGTTGATGTAGCCATTGACGTTACCGGATGTGGTCAATGAACCATTGGCTACCAAGCTGAAAAAGTCCAGCTTAGGGCCTTGGAAGTTAACTGAGCCTGTGGCTGCAATGTTAGCTGTACCTTGAATGTTACCATTCGCAGTGTCCATGTGGAATACTGGTTGTGTAGTTCCGTTTACTCTTGTAAATACTGCCATTTTAAAATCTCCTAGTTAGTGGGTTTTTGCCCTACACTTATTTATGAATTTGGCAAAAAATTAGGCAGTTGGCGGATTGTTTCTGGCTTTATTTCGAGCAGTAAAATCAAACCTATTCACTGCTTTGCCATAGCCTGCAGGGGTAGCAAATACCCATCCTTCGTTGCCGGGCACTTGCGTATCCAGCTGCGACAACAGATCTAGTTTTAAATCATGCAATAGTTCAAACAACAAGAATGCAGCAGCCAAGGCCTGTTCATTTGAAGTAGGGCTACGCAGGTATTGTGCAATGTTGTTTACTTTCTGCGGAGTTTGAGTTTGTTGTAACCATGATAAAAATCCTGGAACTAGATCACTGAAATCACCAGTATACGCAGCATGATTTGGATCCACACGTTTGTTAATATAATCCACTGCCAATTTGGCCAAGTCGGTTATTTTCATAGCACGTAGTTCAGTGGGATTAAACAACGTATCCAATACTGCACGATTCTGACGTAACAGTGTTTTGATCTGTTTGACTATGGCATCGTTCTTTGGTACAGGTTTGGCGTAGATAGGTTCAATCAGCAACAATCCTGGCACAGGATTAAACTTGACTCTACTGAGTGGTTGTTTGGACGCACCTGCATCTTCATACATGGTATGTACTGCCACACCCACATCGCTGTTGGCAATTTGCTGTCCTAGCTTGCTACCAGCAGGAATACGATACTGTACTGTGTTAGGTTGGAATACTAAATTTCCAGCCTCCACAGGCGGGGTTTGTGTGTATAACAGATCACCTTTGACAAAACCACGAAAGTTGGTAGGGGTAGCTGCTTCAAGATATGGCCAAATAGTTTGATATACTGGTAGTAATGTGTTTACTCTAGTGGCTGCATTACCTTTGGCTGCTGCATTGGCATCTCTGCGAGCCATATCGTCAGCGATGGCATCCGGACTGGTAAACAATCCGTCATATCCGGCGGCAGTGAATCCTGCATCATCTGTAAGCACAAACTCGCCGGTCTCGGGCTTTCTACCAAATACCACAGCAGGTTTACCGTCCCATTTTACTGATCCAGTTTTGGAATTTTCATAGAATGAATCTGCAATAGCCAATGCTCGATCCACACCCGCAGTGCCCTGGCGGAACACATAGTCTTCTAGGTGTTCAATACCCTTGGCTTTGCCGCCGATTGCAGCAGGTTCTTGCTCGTACAGTTGATATATTTTCTTGGTTTCAATCAACGGCATCATGCCTTGATTTACAATTCTATCACGTAGTCTTGCCAAAAAGTTAACATCATTTTCCTTGACTGTGGTAGTAGGCTCCTGAAGTTCTTCACGTGCCAGATATTCGCGGAAGTCTGCTAGCTTGGTATCTCGTGAAGGGTCTTGTGCCAATGCAGCATAAATGGATTCTACATTCTTTAGATTCTCACGGTCGGCACCTTGCCCTAGCAGCACACTTGCCACGTAGTCAGGATCCATACCACCATCCACTAGCTGATTTGTGGTGCGAGAGAACATACCATTGGCACCCACTTTGAGTCCCAGTTGCTTGGCTATGCTGCTCATTAGCACATTGCGGTTCATTCCTTTGTATGCAGAATCTGTGCCGCCAGCATAAAAGAATTGGCCCCAATCCAAATTAGGGAAAAACATAAAATCTGTTTGTACAAAGCCTTTGTTGGAATCGCCTGCAATAGGTGTTCGCAAGTGTACTTCGCCGCCCTTTTTGACCCACTCTCTAGGATCAAGTTCTTGACTCTGCACAAACTGTGTGAGAATAGCAGCCAATTGTTCTTTGCTGATCTCATTGAGATCCACAGCTAGATCCAAATCGCCTGATGTGGGCTTTTTACCTGTGCTGCCCAACCAACGTAGTGGTATGCCATCTGACCCTTTTTCTGTAGTAAAGTCTATACCGGTGACTTGTTCGATCCAATCAATTGTGGCTGGCACATCTTGCAGATTGATACGTTGGGTTAATGACTCACCCGATTTGGTTTTGAATACGTTGCCACCTTCAAGTAGCTGTTTAATTTGCATTGCTGCGCCTCACTGTTCTTGCAAACTTACTTGTATCACGAGTACGGATAGCATTGAGTAATTTGCGTGTTAAATTTTCTGCTTGTTCCTGTGTGTACGAAGCATCAATCTGTTCTAATAGATTGATTGCACCGGCAATGATATTTGCAGCACGACTCTCTATCACTAGGTCGCGTTCACGCTCAATGTACATAGAATCTAATTCTTCTAATAGACTACGAGTTCGTTTCTGCATATGGATAAAGGCCTTTGGATTATTTATTTAAATTTGCACATACAACTTATTAATTAAATACCTGATGAACAACTACTTTTGCGTTTTACCTTGGTACAGTCAAGAACTAGGATCTCAAAATAGTCCATGTTGCCTATTGCCGGACAAATACAATATTAATCAAATAAAACAAGATTTGCTCAATAACATTCCATCTGTAGATTGTAAAAAATGTTGGGATATAGAATCCACTGGAAACAAAAGTCGCCGTCAATTTGAGAATGAATTTTTAGACTATAAATTGGATAGAGATTTAGATAAGATTCAACAAGATTGTGCAGACTTAAAACATCAAACTTTACTTTATCAAATAACCACTAGTAATCTGTGTAATCAGGCATGTGTGAGCTGTGATAGCAGCTTATCAACTAAATGGGCGCAGATTGAAAAACGCATGGACATAATTCCTAAATCTCAATATCAAATTGAATTAGATCCAACAATTATCAATTACAGTTCAGCAAAACGAATTTCTTTGCTGGGCGGCGAACCGTTATTTGACCCTAAGACTTTTAAAATATTACAAAACTTAATTGACCACAATAACACTAATTGTTTTATATCATTGATCACCAATGGCAGTATACATCTAAACATACAACAAATTGACTTACTGAAGCAGTTTAATGATTTGAATATTTGTATCAGCATTGATGGCATTGGTACTGTATTTGAATACATGAGATGGCCCGGAAAGTGGAATAACCTACTAGAAAATATTAAACAGTACAAAAACATAGCAAAAAATATCAGTGTAAGCTACACAATTAGTTCATTGAATGCTATGTACTATAACGAAACTGTTGAGTGGTTTCAACAGAATAATCTAACATACAATCACAATGTTGTTTCATCTCCAGAATGGCTATCACTAGCAAACATGCCAACCATACTAAAACAACACTTAACTCAACAAGATAATTTTATCAAAATGTATTGTAAGCCCAATGGATGTGAGATAGATTTAAAAATCCTAACACAAAATATTGTTAAACAAGACCATGCAAAAAAAATAAACATCAAAGACTATATGCCTGAACTAGCTGCTGTTATTTTTGATACTGTATAAATTCAGCAACTTCAGGGAATACTGCTGTCATGTTTAAGTTTCTGCGATGATCATTTTTTTGTAACTCTTCCAGTACTCTTGTTAAATTGTATTGTTGTGATCCTAGAATTTTCAATTGTTGTATCCAAGGTTGGCAGTAATTGGATTGAGATTTAAAATACTCAATCATTGCATTGGGCATGGACTCTAGTCCG